GTCAATGACCGCTGTTGCTAATTCTTTATTCATGATAGCTCGCCTTTATAGTTAATTATGCCTGTGCGTCTTCTGGAGCTGCTTCGCCAGCAGCACCTTCTTCAAGCGCGGCTGCAAGCTGATCCGGGGTCACACCCTGTTCCTGAAGTGCTGCAAGCTCTTCAACAACCTGTGCAGCTTCTTCATCACTGAGGCCCTGATTCTTGAATTCATCCATCACCAGAGCAACAACATCGTCCTGGGTAATACCCATTTCTTCCATAATAGCCGCGGCAATTTCATCTTCGCTGTAGCCTTCCTGAGAAAGCTGATCAACAACACCAGCAAGCTCTTCTTCAATTGCTGCGGCATCTGGAACTTCTTCACCATCGGCAGCCTCTGCACCAGCAGCTTCAGCATCAGCATCAGCGGCTGCAGCAGCCTCTTCTGCACCAGCAGCATCCGCCGGAGCAGCATCAGCACCTGCTTCGTTGAGGATAGCTTCAGCGTCTTCATCCGACATCGTTTCCGGAGGAAGAACCGCAGTAGGATCAGACATCGCAACCGTATCCATCAGGTCGTTAGCGGTCTTGGAGTCACAACCAAAGGCCTCCATCACCTGACGCACATGGCTTTCTTTCATCTGTTCTGCCGCAGAAATAATCCCTTGGATCATATCATTCTCAGAAGCTGTCTTCGACGCCTGAATATTAGCTCTTTCAAACTCCTGGTCAATCACCTGCAGAATTCTATTGCCAAGCAGAATATTCTGCGCCATCGCCTTCTTAATAGCTGGATCAACATTTTCCATTTTTGAGATATCATCCGCTGGAGATTCAGAAACAGTGACATTATAAGATCCTTCAACTTTCGGGCCACCGTTAGAAACACCATCGTTCTTACGATCACCCTCAACCGAGGTACCTTCAGGCACACTGTTCTCTTTAATTTCTTTTTGCATCTCTGTACCAGGAGCTCCCTGGTCCATTCCGTCACCTTTATTAACTTCTTCGGTCTGGGGCTTTCCTTCTTTCAGCTCATCAGGAGTCACACCAGCACGGTTTGGATCCTCAGCAAGCTTACCATATTCAGACAGAAAATCCGCCAAAGCACTACGAGTCTTATTGTAATCAGTCATAGTTAAAATTTCCCTTTGTGTACTTTTGGGACTATATGATAACATTAGCATGGTTGTTGGCTAGTGTCAATCGTATAGAACCTAAGTCCCTATTTTTTGTTAAAAACGCTAGTTGATAGCGTGCATACTCTTTTGCCAACTCACTAGCTATCTTCTGCGCAATAGGAGTGACAATCTTCTTCTCACTTGCCTGTTTCGCACTAGGAGAAAATACAATTCTGATAATGCGCTTCTGAACCGGTTGGTCATCAAGTGAATACTTGTTAATTAACGGAAGAACAGTCTCAAGTAAATCTCTATCACTATTCTCCTCACCCTCATATGTACCGTCTTCGATGAAGTCTTTGACACAAGGACTATTAAGAATCTTACCAAAGATACCTTCAAGGTTTTCACCAATTAAAGGCATTGCGTCATCGATGGCAGTACCCTCACCGCCCACCAGTCTAATAAATGCCGGTGGAGGTAACACAGCTCTATGCTGCTTAAGAATAAAAATTACCTTAGGCACATCCTCCTGTTTAATCTTCTTAATAATATCTTCATCCTCATCATCAACAAGTTTAACCGGAAGCTGAGTCTTTAGATCGCTTGACTCTTCTGCAGCAATTTTCTGCAAGAGCTCAAGTCTATTAACACGCATACGGTTATTTAAAGTATCGACGAGAGTTACTGGCATTACATTAAGCTCACAAGTATTTACTGTACCTTCAGAAGCTACTTTGGCAAGACTGAAGGCTATCTTATCAGCAGGTCTAGCAACCCGACTAATATCATAAAAGATTGGATGATCTGTAATGGCTTTAACCTGATTACCTTTATCATCAATCGTAAGAACCATGTGTTTTAAGTGTTCACATCTATCAGGTGATTTGGGAGATACCCTTTTACCACAAATGCTACACACATCATTGGCAACTAGGGCACCCATACTATAGTAAGTAGGTTCACCTTTCTCTATCTTTTCAATGTCATCTGCCCACTTATCATTATCTAAACGAATAATAAGCTCACCACGATGCATTGGTTCATTATAAGTGGCAAATACGACATCACCCTGTGGCTCTCCACCAGATAAAATAGAATGATGCTCTCTATAGACTTTACCATTAGCCATAAAAGTTGGATTATGGAATTCCTTTAATCCACCCTCCAGGTCAATCTTAACAGCATCCTTATTACATGGTTCCGGTGGTCTATATTCATGAGAGGATTCATTAAAGGCATCCCCACGTTTATTAGGACCATACCATTCCATTGCACCTAAACTAATAAGGTGAATATAACTATGCTTTTTATCTGGTTTAATTGTTTTTACAAAGTTATCTACCTCAGATGCACTCTTTGATGCTAAACCAGGAATAAAGAATTTGCCATTAACCACATCAAGTTTACTGACAGTCTTTGTACCGGCTGAAAAGTTATATTCATCTGGGTAGATAATTTTATATGCAGCATCAAAAAGATTCATCTCTACTCCATTAACTCCAAATACTATTCTCTTCTTTCGCTCTAGCCTCAGTAACAGCCTTGTTGATATCAACCATATTCTTGACCTCAAGAGGATCAATCTGGTTGTTACTGGTAATAAGACGTTTCACCATGGCCTTAATAAGAGCGTCAGAATTACGACGCTTAACAAGAGCAGGAACAGCTTGGATCACAGTGTTAAAAGCATTCTGTACAGTAACAGGATCATACTGACTAAGGAATTCATCACCGAGGTACATGTTAGCAAACATGTCTTTAACCTCAAGGTCGTTCATCTTACGAGCCATTGGCAATGAAATGGGATCCTCAATATCTTTAGAAATACCTTCAGGCTTATCCACTACAGTTCTACCAGCACCCTGCACGGCTGCTAGATCATTAGCAATATCACCGAAAAGAGCGGCAGCCTCTTTAATAGCAGCATCAGCAGCGAGTTTCTTTTCAGCATAAAGGTGTACTTTGGTCATAAGGCTATCGGCAGCATTCTGCAAAGGAGAACCCGTACCTACCCAATAAGAAGCACTGGCTTCCTTGAATGAAGTCTCTTTCGGGAAATCATCTTCATCGTGTTCATCATCGTCATCAGATTCACTATGGTCTTCCATCGCCTCTGCAATCATCTTAATGAGGGTTTTGCCTTCCTCACCATAAGTCGCAGTTACATATTTAGCAAGATCAACAGCATCGGCATTGCCAGACTGGGCTACCATTTTAACAAGGTCTGCCATTTCACACTGACAATCCTCACCCGCCATTCTTGCTTCATCAGATTTATGATCCACAGTACCAAGCACTTCTTCCATCTTAATCTGATCAGCTGCCAGTTTAGCCTTTAAGCGATCAAGGGAAATAATAGCCATCGATTTCTTATCTAAACTGTAGTGCTTTCTGAGAACTTCAATATCATCCATATGAGGAATGTATTCATTAGCAACTTTGGCAAACGTTCTCTTTTTAGCAGCAATATTATTTTTATCAGAAAGCTGTCTCAGAACTTCTTGTGTATCAATCAAGTGGAAAGCAGATGCCTTTTTACTAGGATCTGCTTCGGCAAGATAATGGATAGACATAATCTTGTTAACAGTCTCACAAAGCCTAGCAACCTTCTCACCAGACATCTTCTGCTCAGATGCCATTTTAATAACGGCATTTTCTGGAGTAGTGCCGCCTTTGATATCGGAAAGGATGGCATTCACTGTATCAGCAAGCCTTACCTCATCCATATAAGACATTTTTTTCATATACTAAACTTAACCCGATCTATTTCTGTTAACAGATCTTATTGTCTGTTAACGGTTATGCCAGCCCTGCACTGGCAGTTTGATCTAACATTGCCCGTAACATAATATTACGAGCACCATTTATATCCTCTGTCAACAAGCATATATTTAATTATTGTTATTCGGTGCCTTCTGAATTTCATCATCAGCATACTTCAGTGATTGGAATGTTTCGATAGGTGCTAATTGGTCACTCTTATTTAACAATACCGCAGATTTACCAACCGCATCTACAAGGAGCCTCATCGCATCATCAGTAAGTGTTGAAGATGTCTCAGATGCCTTAGTAAGTTCAGCCCACTCCTTAGAAATTGCTTCTTGTACAACCACCTGATTGTCTATATTTAAATTAGCATACATGTTGCCGGAGGTCAACATATATCTATCTCTATAGTCGGATATAATCTGTCTAATCCATTTCTTGGATTCTGTAGAAAGCTCCTCTGGAGTTATTAACATATCGAGAGTTTTTATGCCAGAATATACAGCAGCTAATTTATAAATAAAATCATAATAAAAAAGCGAAGACTGATGGGTCATTCCAGGTACCCATATATACTGGCGCATCCAACCAAGATTATTTTTATGTTCAGTAGTGATATTGAAAAAGGCACGCTTATAGATATCAACTACCAATGGAGAAATAGAATAACCAACTTTATTAGCAATCTCAGCCAAAGAGAGATCAGTTAAAAGCAAAGCCTCTAAATACCATCTAGGAGAAGATGGATAAGTAGATAAAAACCATTTCCAGGCCATATAATGATCTGGAAATGCATCGTTAACTATCTCCTGAGGAACATCTCTATTAGTAGCTAAAGCATAAAAGGAAGCAATGTCATCATAAACAGGTGGTAGATCAAATAACTCTGCAGTTTCACGCCCTTGTTTCTTTAGCTGCTCTAAATTCTGCATAGCGCGCCAAACAAAACTGGGACCGCCTGTTTCAAAACCTAATGCTTTAACTATACGTGCCATAATTCAATTTACTATATTAGAACATGTCTTTAGTAAGGTCATCACCCTGATTACTGTTTGCCAGAGCCTCATCAGCACTAACAGTCTTCTCTTTGAGATACATAACCAAGTCACCTAAAGACTGAATATTATCTTTAATAGAATCTTCTATTGAATCCATATTCTGTTTACCATAACGCTCTGCAAATTGATCATTATGCCAATAAAACAGAAATAGAATTCTACTTAGTTTATCCAAGCAAGACATAAATGTCGGTAAATAATCCACAGTCTTATCAATTGGATAAGAACTCTTTGCCAACTCAGAAAGAACTTTGGTATCAAGAACCTCTTTAACACCTTTCTGAGATGCCTTATAGATATCATCCACTGCGCTCGAAGATAAACCAGGAGAAGTAAAGATTTCTTTGGTCAGGAAATGATCATCACCAAAACCCTCTTCTTCCTCATTGTCATAAGCATATTTAATAAAGCAATTGATTTCTTCATAACGGTTAAATGATTTACCTTTATCCTTAACATCAGAAAGAAGCTCTTTGGCTTGTTTAACCCTCAAACCATGATTTTCTACAAGGTTCAAAAGAGCCTTATTATAAGACACCCCGTGGATATCTGCCTTGGAAGAATTGATCGTATAAGAAATACCATCAGAAGCAACTTTAACGGTTTCTAAACCAAGTTCCTGTGGGAAAGTTGTGGTATTTAGAGAATCCGGTACAACATAACCCATCGTACCTTTCCAATCTCTGGTGTATTTATCAAGGTCAATAATACGAGCAGTGTTAGGTAGATATAATGCCGATTTAGCTTTAATAAACAGCTTGCCAGGTCTATCTGTTAAGATAACCTTCACTTCACTGTCCATCGGATTAGCTTCATCTTTAAATACCACATCACCACTACCACTCACGCTGATAATACCCATCACAGCAGCACCATCAGTACTATTATAAAAGATAACCCGTCTAGATAATTCTGTAACAGGAATATCTTTCTTCCAAGATGGGACATTGCCGCTAGCGTCCTCTTTAGAGGTAACGATAGATCTAATGGATTCTTTGGATACGTTTTCACCAATGACATCTTCGGCGACATCTCTAATCTTTAAATCGCCTCTAGGAGTCTCTACCATAATATTGCTAGGTTCTGTCATGCAATAGGTCTTATTATCAGTATCAATGATGATAGCCTGGTTACGATCTCTACCCATATAACGTGTACCGTGGGTACTCATTTCATAAGGGTCTTCATTATCAACCAAGAAAATATAGCGCTCTACAATATCATAGCTGCTATTCAGAACATTAAACTTACCGCTATGTTGTGGTGTGGTATATTTATTATTCGCTTTACGCACAGTGTAAATCTCACTGGCTTCTTTACGATTATCTCTAATATAAATACCATCTCTAACAAGTTCTTGCTTTTCTTCAAGGGTAAGATCACTTGCTTCCTTAGAATACTTATTGGTATAAATAACCAAAGGATCAGATGCTTTCTTAGCTGGAGCATCGGTTAATCTACTACCAACAATATCATATAGCTCTTGAGGGCTATAATATGTAAATAGAGCATTTGCCAGTTTAGGCTCTTTAGTAATAGCATCTGCAAGATCTGCAGCCGCTTTAGGACTAAATGCCTTCAAATGCTCTTTAAGATCAATCTGTGCTGTACTGTTAGATGGAGCAGCCATTTTAAGGACATCTTCTGGGTCAATCAAAGAAAGCTCTCCGGCTCTCTTTGAATGTAACCAAGTCATATCCATTGTGCTAACTCTATAAGGACCACCTGTCTGGTCATTATTAGCACCATCAGGATCACCCAATGAAAAATTCTTACCTGTTTCAATAAAGTTAACAAAAATCTCATTAAACGGAAGGCATCTATCTTCCTGCTTGAGGTACATAAAGTCCCCACCCTTTACCCTACCATTTAACCAGAACACAGGAACATAAACAAGTCGGCTTCCAATCTTATAAGCAATAATACCCACTGCTTTATTTTCATCTGGATCATTTGCTACAACTTGGAACCCCAACATGTTTTTCTTTACCGCCGGAACCTTTTCGTTCACCTGAGCGTCTGCAAGAATACCAAATTTTACCTCAAAAGAATTCGTTGCCATTTATATTTCCTTTTACCTTACTTGAGTAAATGTTTTATGCAAACTCCGGTCAGGTGTACCACCTTTATAAGTATCTAACCCAACAGGATTAGCAGCCGCTGGGAAATATGAAGTACCTTCTGTTGTACTCTTGGCACCCATCCTTGCAGCCTCAAGTGTAGAGCGTTTCAGATTCTCACCAGCCATACGGGTCATCCAGTCAGGATCTGTTTCCATAATACTACGCGCTCTGACAACAAAAGGCGAAAATACCGGTTGCTGCTCGTTAACTACAATATTACTTATTTTGTTGCTATTCAAGTCTTTTATCACTTGTGGCGTAATTCTAGTACCTATAGTATAATGTAACACGGGTTGTTCAAGATACATGTTTTTTGCTTGGTTTGGACCAAGTAATTTACTACCTGCTCTGGGTTCATAATCAACCGCTAATTCATCATAGGGTACAATATCATCAATCATATAACCATTGTAGCCATCTGGTGAATCCATCTTAACCCGATTAATAAACCCTCTAGCCACAGCTTCAATATTACGCCTATGTACCGCAGCTCCATTCTTCTTGAGAAGCTCACGATATTTATCAATGAAGTATCGTCTGCCCTCTCCTACACCCTTATACTTCACAAGCTCTGCAGGATTGGGGGTTCCATCAGATAACATATCTCCCGCAGTTACAGAGTCACCTTTCTTCACAATGACTTCTCTACCTCTGGGAACATAAAAACGTTTATCATTTACAAATACAAATTGACCACCAGCGGGTGCTTCCTTAACACCTAAAACAGTGCCGTCAATTTCACTAAGAGTTGCCGCACCTTTAAATGTAGAAGGTACTTGGATGAACTGATTAAGTTCTTCAAAACCACTGACGTTTTTATCATCAGTACCTGCAACACCTCCGCTGTGTTTACTATTGCTGACAATCAAACCATTAGCCAACACAAAAAGGTGATCTGCATTATCGACTTCAATATCTAATGCCTGAGTATTTCCAAAGAAAGTTTGAGTATCCCGTGCAGCAAGGTACGGCACATTATCTGCCGAAGACAAAATAGCCGCAAATAGGTTATCGTGTTTGAATCCTGCGGGTAATAGCTCTAAACTACTGGCATTGCTTGTAACCTGTAATAGTTTATGCTCTAGGGTAGATACGAGAGAAACTGTATTCTCTATAGGCAATCCTGCTTTATACTCTGTGGTATACATTGGTTGTATACCGTTATCAAAAACATTAATAACCTTTGATGGGAAACAATTACCTTTAATATCTGCACCCAAAACAACATCACCAACTACAATATCTTTAAGAGGCTTAATAGACCAATCAGCCATTCTAACAAGAGTATCTGGATGTAAACACTTCAGACCAGCCTGTGTAATAGGCTCTGACATCGCTCTGGCGCCAACAATACCAACCGTATCTCCAATTGCAGGAAAATCTCCCCTTTCTCTTATACCAGAGCAAATAGCACAAACACCATCACCAAGAGCACAAGTAGCCAAACTACGCACTCTTATTTTACCATCTCCAAGCTTAGGTAAAATCTCAGGTGTAATAACAGTACCTGCTGGAATTTTACCAACAGGCATTGCTAATACAGAACCAATATTATCTTCATCATTAGCATCTACAGGGATACCATTTTTAGTGCCACAATCACGCTCAGTAACAACTAATCTATGGCCAATGTTATTTAATTGTTTACCAAGGTATCCACCGTCTGCTGTACTAAACTGCACAGAAATACTACCCTTACGAGCACCACTACTAGCAGCCCAGTATTCCATAGGTTTTACACCCTCACCATAACTATGCAAAACCGGAATAGGAACAGGTCTATCTTCAGCATCAATAAGAAGTGTGTCTCCAAAGATAACCTGCATCAACTGATTCTTGTTACCTCTAGCACCAGATTCCACTTGTGCATAAAAACCGCTATTCATATTCTTAGCAGCCTCTACCACTTTCTCAGGAATCTCAGACATCTTCTTATAAAGATACTGAACGATAGCCTTATTCTTTTCCGCACCAGTTAGAGAATCACTCTCAATGATCTTATTAACCTCCTGTCTAACTTTTTCCCTATAACGGGCAAGCTCTGGGGGTATCTCCAAATCCTTTAAACCAATGCTGGCCATTCTACCATAACGGTAGACGGCCTCTTTACTAACATCAGTAAGTTTACCCATAATATCAGAATATCTTTCTGGCTCTTTACGGGCAATCTCTGTGAAAATACCTTTAAGAACTTTCTCAGTAAGGGCTTTCCCTTTTGGTAAATATTCATCAGGGATAGCCTCTTCAAGTAAAAGTTTTCCAGGAGTTGTTAAGCGCATTATTCTTCTCTATTTCTTAAAAGTTTATAAGCAGCAAGAGCAGCAAGAGCACCGGTGCCTAAACCGACACCAATCTTGGGATTCCTCATAAGGGGACCAACAATTCTAGATGCCTTACTAGGTGGCAACAGTTTACCGTTATCGTTAAAGCCACGAGGAAATAAAATATTACGATCTACACCAACACCCTTGATGTAATCCAGGATACTAAAGGCACCTCTACCGAGACCTCTTAATGTACCTGCTGCAAAGTTATCACCAGCTCTTCTTGCAGTATTCTTACGAAGGGCATCGAGCAGAGCTGGGAAATCACCTTTAAACCCAGCCTTGTCAGCAATCTTTTTGCCAAGCTGTGATGCTGTCTGATCAAAAGCAGCCGCACCACCTGCACCTGTAATGGCACCAAGAGTACCAGACACAGAGCCAGCCATTGCTGGACCCATCAGTGGTTTACGAGCGCTTAGTTTACGATTAATTAAATGGGCAAGAGTACCCAGAGTTAGAGCACCAACAGCCGCAGATGCTCCAGTTGAAAGTGCATCACCACCAACAGTAGCACTAAGACCACTACCAATACCAGCACCCAATAGCGCGGCTGCTGTAGTACGCTGTGCATTTTCTAGTTCTTTATCATCAGCCATAAATCACCTCTTATGCACCAAACTGAGCTAACTGCTTCTTAATGAAATCACTCTTAGTGGGCTCATCAGTCGCATCTTCAGCAGTCTGAGAAAGAGGATCATTCTGTTCCTCCATTTGATCCTGCAACTGATCAAGTTCACCCTGTTCTTCCTCTGGAATAAAGGCCTGTTCAGCAGCTTCGGCATTTTCTGCAACAGCTGCATCATCTTCTGATTGACCCTCTTCATCTAAAGGAATACCAAAATATTTAACAATACGACCAACCATAAACCCTAAGGCATTAACCATGTCTGTAAGTTTCATAATTGGATCTTCTTCCATACCCTCGGGAGGCATTCCTGCAGCTGCTGGGGCCATCGGTGGAACACCACCCATCATAGCAGGATCCATAGGAGCACCTCCCATCATCGCTGGATCCATCGGCATACCACCTGCCATCGCTGGATCCATCGGGGGTGCACCACCCGCCATCGCCGGATCCATTGGAGGTGCACCACCCATCATAGCAGGATCCATAGGAGCACCTCCCATCATCGCTGGATCCATCGGGGGCGCACCACCCATCATAGCAGGATCAGGCATGGGTGCAGCACCCGGAGGTGCAAATGCAACCTTTGAAGCCGCCCCAATCTTATTGCGCAAGTCTTGTAATCTTTTCGTATATTCTGCTGGAGTCATAATTATTTCCTGATCTGTTAAAGTTTAAACATTTTCCAACGCGTTGGAAAATTTATATTATAATATATCGTATTACAGTCGTATTTGCAACGAATGTGTGCCTCAAAAGTAGACATTAATGCCTGTTCACGATTCTTATGAATCTTCTTCCTTCAACGTCGTGTGTTCAGCACACGACTCCAGAAGCACTTCCCCTGTGACCCAGGGTGTAAATCCTAAGACCTTCTTTCAGGAGGTTCAACGCCGCGTTCAGATCCCGGTTGATCGGCTGCTGATTACCATATCAGTCTACACTACTGACTTAGTCTTCCAGCAATTCACTTTCTTCTTCGACAGGGATCACTCCCTGAAGGAGCCGCCGATTATGCCGCTATTTGTGTAGACATAATCAGAGTTGACTCTAGTCTACCCGTAATGAAATAAAGCTAGGAGCCCTATAAGCACCACTCTTAAACTGTCCCCTGGTCTTAATCTTGGCAAGCTGACCTATGTAACTGTTAGGGTTATTTAACATGTCAACAAGAGTCTTATGGTCAAACCCTGTACCTGTCCTACCAACTATCTTGTCACTACCAGGTAAGCTATATTCAAAACCACCAGCTCTAGGGGTGCCTTTGGTAACTGCAGGAAAGATGTTTCTAATAACTACATCCGCATCATTAGTTATTTTTGCTTTGAGGGGAGTACCATTTTTGTTAACCAGCACCAAACCTTCTTCGGTAAGCGGATGTTCACCTGATCGCATTTGTTGCAAAGCTTGCAATGCTTCTCCACTAGTTCTATATACTGGTGGTACAAAAACATTAGGTAAGGCCAACTTTTCTGTAAGACGTCCCAAAGCTTCTTTATCCAAGTAATTTTCATTTTTACCCTTCAATGTTGCTAATGCAGCAAGTTTAAGTTTTATACCAGCAGACCTCTTTTTACGAATAGCATTCACTAAAGTTGAATTTAAAAGAGCCCCTAATTCATATGGTGGTAAAACCTTACCGTTTTGCTCAGCAAAAATCTCAGCCCTGAAACTTTTACCCACGGTATCTTTAGGATTATTCAAACCACGCAAGTTGCCTATGTGATCTGTATAACGTATTAAAGAACCGTCTTTATCTCTCCTAATACTGTAAACCTCTAAAGAATGAGGTTTAACTGTTGCAATACTACCGCCACCATCAATCTTTGGTGTAGCTATTGCACCCCTATCCATCTCATCAGCTACCTGACTCAATGGAATCCCCTTGAAATGCTGTTTCTCATATTTAGCAATTTCAGGGGGCTGATCCTCTTTTTGCAAAATGGTAATCCAATTACCATTCTTAGTTTTAATCATTGTATAAATTGGAGAATTACGGCGGTCACCTCTGGTAAAGGTCAGTTTATTAGGAGTCTTATCAAGTAAAATAATCTCACCTTTATCAATTCGTTTGACAACACCTTCTCCATAACCCTTACCAATCTTACCCTCAAAGTTGTTATAAGAATAATTATGTAAAGGTTGAGTGACGGCTAAGCGTCTTTGACCTGGTTCTGTAGGTAAACCCTTCCTTAATGCAAAAGAATACATCCCGCCCGCATTACCAATTCTAAAATCTTCATGTAGGCCAGCCCTCTTAGCTTTATGCAACTGACGCACAAACTCTAAAGGAGTATACAGGGGAAGTGTTGTCACATCCCCTGTATAAGATCTGTCAGGTATACCTTTTGCACTAATAGGCATATTAGCGTCCTAAGATCTGAGCCAATCTTGTAGAACAAGAAGGCTTTTCAGAAGCCTCTTTTTTGGCCTCCTTCACGGCGAACTTACCAAGTAAATTCTTGCTCTTGATATATTCAGAACAAGTCATCCTATTACGCTCACCAGCTTTCTTAGGAGTGAATTTACCTAACAGTTCCTTCGCTCTTTCAGAAACAGGAGGTTTACTTGAAGCTTCTTTGTGTGCTAAATTAACCAACTGTTCATAAGTCATAATCAGTAACCTTAGTATTTATTACTACTCTTGGTTATTATTACCCATTACATAACCTGTACCAATACCGGCTGCAGTCGGAAGACCATATTTCATAGCATAAGGAGCTGCAGTACGAATACCTCTACCAGTTGCTCTGGCACCATTTACAGCTGCATTACCGAACGCCTGAGCACCTAGCTGAACACCTCTACCAACCTCTCTGGCACCTCTACCAGCCGCTCTAGCACCACGTGCAGCTGCGTCAACACCCGCACCTACAGCACCAGACACATTGCCTGGGATGTGTGCAACCCTAGCACCAATACCTCTACCAATACGATTAATGTTCTGTCCAAACATATCACCAGTCAGTCCAACAATCTGTGCTAAATTAGGAGTACTCCCCGCCATACGTCCAGCAAGTCTATTGCCTGCCCCACTAACTCTATTAGCTAATCCTTGTCCAGCATTAGCAATGCCCTGACCAGCGTTTCTAAAGCCGCCTCTAACAGCACCAGGAACCGCACGAGCCGCATTGCCAACAGCGGCAGCTGCTCTGCCAGGCAGTGCTCTCATTGCTGCAGTGGCCGCATCAGAAGCCTTATCAGCACGAGCGCCAAAGCGATTTGCCACAGCACCAGCATGAGACATCTTGTTCCCCAGTTTACGTGAGATTCTAGCCGCAAGATTTGCCCCTCTGCCAGCTAAGCGGGAGACTCCCCCTAGCCAGCTAGCCTCTTTAGACGCAAAGTCACAAGCCTGTTTCGAGGTATACGCCTTAAGATATAAGGCCATAATTTCATTATTAGTCATTATAGTTTATCTCCAATTTTACTACCTATATAAGAGGCTAGTCCTGCTGCTGCAAGTCCGAAGCCTAACCTACCTTTACCCATTGTAAAAAGTTTCTTACCAAGTTTTGGTAAACGAACATGCGTAGAAGCATTGGCTATTCTACGCAGATTCCTTGTTGGTACTGTTATTGTTGGTTTTTGTACACCAGAATTCCCAAACCATCCAGGCTTAACCCAATTACGACGCTCTTTAAACATCTGTTCATATAAATCATCTATGGGAATACCTTTTAAAGAGGGCGTTCTTGCTTGTAGCCGTTTTAAATATTCCATTCTAGCGTCTTTACCACCCACTAATGAAGAAGCTAACGCAACTTCACCAGTACCCCAAGGATTTAATTTCCTACCTAAAGAAATTGTCGCTTGTAAAGGATGTAAAGGATTTAAGCCTCTAGCCTTAGTCCACTCAAAACCACCCTTTAAATAAAAAGGCGCAAAAGTGGCAGCACCAGCAGTAGTACCTAAAGCATGACCCCATTGGCTTGGGGGTGCTTCATCTTCTGTAGGTACATAGTCTCTCAAAGAAGCTACTTTAATAGCCGCCAATTTACTTACAGCCTTTAAATAGTTGGAATTCATTTAATACATTCCCTTTTACATATACCATAGCATATGTACTTAATTATTTCCATTTTTATAAATATTAGATAATGCTACTTGTCTACTATCAAGTTTACCCTGATCCAATATTACACCAAGACCATCTCTACGATTACTCGAACCATGCCATTTTAAAGGAACACCAGTAACTTTAGATTTTAAAATACGTTTAATAGGAACACCATTTGCCGTAATTCCATCGACATCTATAGGAAATCGTTTATTAGGCATACCTCTAAAAAACGGCATAATATCTACTAAAAACCTAAGCTGTTTATCATTAATTTTTTTATTATTAAATAAATCAACAGCCCCATAGAATCCATCTGTTTTTAATAATTTATAAATATCAGGACGTCTCTTAGCAAGCTTTAAAACTCGATTTAATAATGGATAAAACGACGCCTCTTTAGTAACATAGACATCACATGCTTTTTTATTTGTATATGCTTTTAAATAAAGATTTAATATAGAAGTATCCATTAACATTAACCTAAAATCTGTATATTATCGTTTAAGTCAATCTTGCCTAATTTGTAAGCCTTAATAGCTTCCTCTTTTGTCTTAAAGACCTGTTTAACAGGTCCTTTACCGTCCTGTGAAGCCAACCAAGCACCCAAAATATATTCCTCCTGAGGCAAATAATGTGCCTTGAAATCTCTAGCACCCAAAAGATTTTTAGATGGGAGCATCTTCTCATAAGCCTCTTTAACCGCAGCCTCTGTAACCGGAACATAATAGGTCATGGTATTAGACAATACTACACCGGTGTCCGTAGTAAAGGTTTCAAATCCAGGAACAGTAAGGTCATAGCCCTCTATACAAATACCCGTCTTTTCTACTTTTTCAACAACTGACCAATTATAATCATCGTTAATTATTCTAAGCCAATCCATAAATACCGGTTCATTCATCAAACCAGTAATCTGAGTATCACTTAAAATAACAGCTTTAATAGCAGCTACCAAATTAGCACAGCTCTTACCTATTTTGACTCTTCTACGTAAAATAGCCATCGCTTCCCTATAAGCATCTGCATTAATAAATACTTTATTATGTATTAATGCTGCAAATACAGGATTAACCATATCTTGAGTTAACTCGGTATTACTATCTAAATTGTTATAAAACGAGAGCACTAATTCATTACTGCTAAAATAACGGCTATAACGTTCACCTATATATTTAACAAAATTACGTGCAAATGACTTAGTAACAAACCCGCTCTTAGAACCTTCATATGCCATGGCATATAAACTCTGACCATACTTCCTATATTCGAACTCAGGACCACCAGCCATACGCATAGAAGCTTCAATATTCGGTCTGCTAAACCACTTAAAAATTACATCAGACACACATTTTGGAAATGGGACATATTCTCCCTTTACTGTGTTGCTATTGATAGCAACCTCAGTGTTCAAAAAGATATCTCTTTTACGCGTATGACACAATCTATCAAAAAGGTTAATACGCTTAGAATCTATAGTGCTTATTGTCAATAACCAGGCATTATTACCAGCTGTAGTCTCTTTTGAAAAACAAATGCTAGATTTAACACCAAGCATACTAAGCAAAACTTTAAACTCTCTGCAAAGTCTCAATGACGTGGAGGTATAGCTAATAACTAACTGATCTTTTGCTTTACTATGTGAAATACAGATAGTGCCATCAGTAGCAATTAATCCATTGGCAAGACCAATAAGGAATTCTCTGGGGGCGCTTGCAAACCAATTAGGAAGGTGCTTGTTGGCAGATCCTGAAGTATGCTCATCGCGTTCACCACCGAGGTTATCACTAAGGAAATGTCTAAACGGATCGCTATCCTCTATAAAATATGAGTATTTAGTGGAGTCACCAAAACGACCATTGTTTTCAGTTTTTGTCTGTTCATGAACAGTCTTAAAAAATTCTTTATTTATAAAAGCTGCTCTTAACCAATCCTCTAAAAAGATAGCATTAAAGCCCTCATGGTCTGCTAAGCATATTCTACCATTGCAGTTATCACCAAGACGTTTCCAGTCAGTTACAAAATCATCCTTACCATGACTCCACCAACCATCACCAGCAAGTATACCAAGCACTTGCCCAAATTCATAATCAAGTTTAAAGCCATAATGAGAAGGATCTAGAGTTTTAGTAATCTTGCTATCAGTAATATCAACATATAATTCAGTATCACTTATAACAGAGCTAATATCAGACACAGGAACCAATACATTACCTGCTAAAGCCTCACTGGGGGTGAATCTCTGTGGGACAAGAGTATCTGCATCTTTAGCAATACCATAGACAGCCCTGGGGTCATCATCCGTATAAATCTGCTCACCATTAGCAAGAGTGACAATTTCCAATGGACAACCAACATGTCTGGACCAACCATGAACACTGGCCCACACTTGCCTACCAGTTTTTTCATCATAAGCAAGTACCTCCATGCCAGGAACAGCTTCATAAAAGTCAACCACTTTACCGTCTGTTTCCTTATGACCTATAAGTTTCCCGTAGGGGACATCTGCCAGGTCCATGCTATAGATGATGTCTTTTTCAGTCTTGTCGCGCATAATTACATTGTTTGCCATTTTAAAAACTCCTTGACTTTTATTGTTACGATATAAATCAATATACACGCTTTTTTCTAAAAGTCAAGTCTGTATTTAAAGGGGACATCAATATTTCGTTTAAATCTAACTATCACCCTGCTCACTTGAAAATCGCCGTCAAAGTCGGCGTTGAACGGCTTTTCTATAGGAGGACTTAGCTGGATGGTTTCCCCCTTCACCAACCGAGGTCTGAAGGCCATAATACTATATTTATGCAAGGCTGGTGCACGGGTCAATAAAACCGGACGCTCATTAACAACCTGTTTCAAAGCATCTTCTGCAAGCTTAGTTCTATTTGTTACTTCTTTTGTAGCAACCAGAGGGTCCATACCATTTTGCACTAGTCTACGGATAACAAAATCCTGATAAAGCGTCCAAGCTTCTTTTTCTGGTAAACCAACCTCATCAAGTCTGAGTGCAGAGTTAGTAGTAATAACATTCCTACCAGCAACGTCAAGAGTACCACCAACAACATTGCGCTGATATGCACCACTATTACCACTTACCAAAACCTTGCCATTACGACGAACAAATACTAAGCCATTAGGAACAGTCACACAATGCACCATTCCATCATAAGGAACTTTGCTGGTTTGATGTCTATACTCTGCTAAGCTATAATCAAAGGCATGTACAGAAAGCCTATAAACTTCTTTATTTTTGACATAGTTAACAGAGGCGCCAATCTTTAAACCAAGTTCAACAAAAGACTCTGCAAGATCTTTACTAACAGTGCAAGCTCTATTACCTCTATCAGTAAATGACTTTCTGGATTGCCATGTCTTTTTTGTATTAGCTGTAATAAGCCCAGAGCGCTTCTCTCCGTCTCCTGCATGGAAGCCCTCCCATACATTGATAAGGTATTCAGAACTCCAATCAAGGATTTCACTAGAGAGGCGCTTGGTATAGCAAGAGGCACCAACATTATCTTTCAGCCATTGGCATAACTCTTTACTATAAAAGCTGAAGTATACCATTTCATAACCAGCAGGTGTCTTAATACCATAAGGAGACACTTTTGCTGCTTTGGTAGTATAATAAGCCTTTTTATATTTAAAGGCATTATTATCGAAAAGATCGGTTAAGATAGATTCATCTCTACCATGTGCTTTTACAGCAATATAGGCAATAGTATTATCCGTATGTATCCAACCCTCTGCAGCATACCACCCAATGAAAGTAGCAAAAGCATTAGCATTTGGAGTGATGTCAAAAGTATTAGGAGTTGAACCAATATACTTACTAGCTGCTGTTTTATAACGCACACGTTTTACAACATCAACTAAATTGCTGGCGTGCTCTTTGGTGAATGAGGTCCAGCGAGAATTAATGCCTCTACCAATACGCAATGAAACATAATGGTTATGATTCGGTGTTACCATACTATCTAAATAACGGGTATGGGTATAAATCATATCACCACTATAAGGCATATGAATGATATCGGTTGGTGTCTGCCATTCAAAGGCATCGGTAGATGGATTTAAAGTGGCTACCTTTATTGTAGAGTCTAAATATTCAGGGAACTTAACCCAACCATTCTCAGTCAGGATTTCAGTTTCACTATCATAACATTTAGGGCTACCCTTACCAAAGACCCATTTTAAAAGACCAGAAACCTGTTTCTCCTGCAGCTTTCTATCTTCAGGGTCAGATATACCAGTGATGGCTTTGAAGGCCTTGTAGATCTTTAAATTGCCACTTCCTACGATATCATCAGGCAACCCTATATTACGAGCATCTCTGACATCCTGTTGGTTATTCATAAGAGCTCTATAGAGATAGTTAGCATCGGCAACCATTGTGAGATCACCAGACTGCGTAATCCGTCTAAACCTTGGGGGTATGACAGGAACCTTATCTAACATAAAGTCAGCAGGGCTTACACCGTGGTTTGCCATGGATTGCAAATAACGATACTTCTTGACTGCTTTATCGCGTCTGGTCTTGGTGGCTGTTTTAATATCATTTAAGGCATCTTGGACAGCCTGTTTCATATTAATAGACTCAAGCTGTTTCTTTAAGCCAATACCACCAGTTAAACCATTGGGCAGTTTCTTATTACCTGAAATAACTGCCTCAAGGTCAGCCTCTGTTAAACCAAGGATCAGTTTAATCGGGTCTTCCATGATGGGGTTAAGTAGAGGTTCATCAAGTTTAATATAACCCCATTGGGTACCATCAGGTCCAAATATATTGGGGTCAAATAAACCACCCGGCATAGGCTGCATATTCTGAGAACTATAAGTATCAGAATTCTTTACCTCAGCCTTGGCAAAGTCATTGATATCACTATTGGTAAGGGCAAAGATATTAGTGGTGTTTTTCTCTTTATGCACATTAATACCAGCACCCTGTAGAGAGGCAAGAAACCTCTCATAGATTAAAGGTGTAGAAGGCATGACAGGTGTACGACCAAGTTTGAAATCACGCCAGAAGTCAGTGTTTTTCTGACCTTTAACTAATTTCATATCTTTGAGTATTTCTGTGCTTCCATGGCCAATTAGAGCACCTAGTACCAAATTACCTAATGTTTTTGCGCTTGAATTTGAAACCATTGCACCATGCACAAAGTAATTATGTGTATCAGCAACAGTAAAATCATACACCACTAAAGATTCATATGGCTGCAGTTGATATGGAGCTGAATACACAACCTTACAAGGCTCTAACGCAGGTGAAAAGTCAGGAACTTTATCTTCCCAATATGATCCTACATTTGGATCATCTTTATAAATACCCAATTTATATGACATGCTCTTTGGCATATAAGGAATCAACATCTTAGTAAATACATCCACTGCCCTTGAATTATTTTTTTGATACTCTGAATCACCAGGAGTCAAAATAATTTCAGGATAGAATGGCAATTTACTGCCAGGATTGATAGTTTTTCTACGGATACGCCATGGCAATCCAGTCAGCTCAATTAATTCTTGTACGGCAGACTCTATATTTGCTATGGTAAAATAATGGGTTGCAAAGGATATTCTAGAAACCGCAGTTCTTTCTTTATTCCACTCACAACAACCATCATCAGCAAACCAGATAGCAATGCCAGGTAAACCCATCTTTTTAATAATACCAGGTGGAATAATTTTACGTTTACTATTTTCATGAAATGGAGCCATTAAATGTGATATCCAACCACACTGCCGTAAGCGTAAAACTTTAAACGCACGGTGATCTACATACTCTGGACGATCCGTTAAGAGGTTTTCAAACTTACTTCTAAACCATAACAAATAGTCTTTTTGTTTAATAGAATGACCGACTGTAAAACACTCTCTATTAAAGCTACCATCACCAAGCATACTACCTAATAATATCTGCTCTTGCCAAGGAGTTAATCTATACCCAGGAGTTGCAACTTCATCATCTGGTTTAAGCTGATCTGCCCGGATTTTTGTTTTACCATCATAAGAATAAAACTCATGGTTTCTAGTACATCTAATTCTATGATGCATACCCTTTTGACCAAGAGTAACATCGTCTTTCATACCCGCACGAGAGACTACTCCAATACACCATAATTCATCGGGCTTAGCCAAACGAGCAAAATGGTCTACAACTGGCTTGTAAACTAAAGAGTCTGTCTCTTTATCATATGTTAAAACCTCTACAGGTTTACGGGAATTACAAATTTCCGCAATCCTCTTATAACCATCTTTTGTTCTAACATTTACACTACCAAGGAAACAATGCCCAGATCCACCCGGAAGATCATCTATAGTATAGGATCCAGTAGATCTAGCACTACCTTTACTTTCAGCAGTATGATGCATCTTTACTATATAAGAATTACCAACAGTGACCTGAGGAATTACAATACCGGTAGTAGGATCAGTTATATCTTCACGGTCAGTTAAACCGGCATTAGCAAGCTCTCGTTTGGCAAATTCAACCATGTTCTCATCCATGAACCCAGGCAGTACATAGCGTTTACCAGTTTTGGCAGCTACTTTACCAAGCATTGCCTCTACAATCTGAGCGCTATTAACACGGGATACAATACCAGTAGGTCCAAAGATAACATCAATGGGTTTACCGTCTGCAGCGATAGGCATTTCAGATGTGGGCACAACCCTGGCAGTTACGCCTTTATTGGCGAAACGCGCTGCACAATTGCCTGACCACATAGGAACACCATTCCTACGAGTATATACAACATTCCATTTTGGCATTGTTGGACAGTATACATACCCATTATAGTAAGTGGCAAAATCCTGTTTTACCTTTGCGTTACCGTTGTTAATCTGAGGAGTAAGCTTATTGGTTATAACCTTAACAGAATAAACACCTCCACTAAGATGCTTAATATTAGCAGTAAAACCTACATGTAAACACAACCGCTGGATATCATCAGCAAAGTCTTTTGATCTAGTTACTACTGTTTTATAGATATCACCACGATTAAGAAAATCTATTAAAAGACTCTGCTGCAAAGATGTCAAAGTAAATACAATAGAAGGAATCCTCTTACCATTAGTATTAAAATACTTCAAAACACGTCTGTCTTTAACAGGCATAATATTTTTAAACAGGTAGGCGCCTAGTAATACAAGGTAAGAAGCCATATCAATAGTCAATGGATCTTCAAATCCTTTTACATTAGGCAAACCAGGGAACGTAAAGGTATCTACAGCCTTACCATTCCATACACCATCTTTCTTAAAGGAAATGCGTCTATTAAAGCAATTCTCTGCTTTAATCAGCTCAAAATGATCACTGTTACGTGTTTGTACAAAATTGTTATGGTAAGGCGTAACACATGTTTTCACCTGAGGGGTATCAATAGTATACATATACCCGACATAAGGAATCTTATGTAAAGCCACCGGGGTAAGATATTCAAAGACATTAGTCTCTGGATTAAGGGTTGCAATCTTATCATCTAAGGTTACATCTTTTATATTCTTCCACCCATTTTCTGTCAATAGATCGGTATCTTCAGAGAAACATTTATCCCCTGTCTGTAATGGCAAGTAGGCTTTAGTATAAACCTTTACACCCTTGCTGCTATTAACAACATCAGTTACATAGCCAGGGAATTCATGCTCCCATTTAACAACACCATCTTTAACAAGGGCTCTATGTAAACTACCTGGAGTGGCATCTCTTTTTGTATATGAAAGAATAAGGGGATCACCAAATTTAACCATTGTACCTGGTTTAACTAAACCATCCTTATCAATGGTGGCTAATTGGTCTTTATTAAATTTAGTGGGGAATGCGGCTACATAGGCATTCTTACCTATGGTAGTACCAGAATCCTTGTCTACACCAGTATGATAAAAATGCTCAGATGTTAATTTCTTTGCAGCATCTTCAGAAACAATGATGGCATCGAGATAGTTATCCCCTTTAAAAGGAAGCCATGCAGTACGTAATTGCGTTCCCAAAGCAGATACACCATTCTCATCTGTATAGTTAGAAGAGGCTAAAACCTGCCCCTTCTTTACAATATCACCAGGTTTAACCCTGGCTTCATTTGAGATAAGGGTCTTTCTATTCAACGGGTGGTTATTATAAAGTGAAATGGTCTCCTTAGTACCATCCATATAACGCACTGTCATTTCATCGGGGGTAACAGATATAACCTTACCATCACCCTTCGAAAATACAGCACCCATCAATTTACCAATAGAACTCTCTACAGATATCTTCTCATCTCCGGGATGAACAGTCTGTACATAAGGTGCCATTCTATTGGTTAAAGACACTGCCTGAGTCTGATGTTTTTGGGCCATCAAAAGACGACCTGCTTTAATACCAGACTTTAAAGGAATAAGATTTGATGATAAAGCAAATAAAGAGTCACCATTAGGAATGAAATATTTAACCTGAGATTTAGGCATGTATTCAATCTTATTACCTATCATCGCAGGAATATATTTCTGAGGACTATTACGATACTCACTAAAGGCAACAGGGGATTTAGAGGCAACCAATGAATTAACGTATTCGCGCTTACCAGAAATGGAGTTAATCATTGGGGTATACATAAAACCGTCTTTACCCTTTACAGAATTAAGGGCAATGGCAGAGTCTAAACCAGCTCGCAGCGAGTTACCAATCCAGAAAGGACGCTTACCTGGTAATTTTGTATAAAACAAACCACCTGGAACACTTAAACAGTATACCTTACCCACATATGACTTTTTAAAATGAAATGCCTCCGTTGGTGTATTAGTAAAAATTTCTATTTCTACCTTACTATCATCTGTATAGGTGTCTGCACCAGACCAAAAGATCCTATTTGTATTAAATATATTTTCTGCAAACTCAAAAGTGTATTCTTTGGAGTCCTTTTGTCTAGACCACATCCTATGATTACCTGTTACCTCATAGGAAATATCCTGTTTACTATAACAATATAATTCCCCATTGAAGTCATATGAAACAACTTTATAAGGCTTATGGTATTCCAGCTTACCATCAATTAAACAGGCAATTAGAGTGTCTTCAGTAACCTTAGAGATCTCGACCCATCCTAAGTTACTCATAACAAGATGGTTAGCACAACATTCTGGCGACACCGTCGGGTCAATAAAACCCTTATAGGTGTTCTGCACCAACCTTGCTGACATAGGTGCAGTCTCAACACCACTAATACCACCTTCACCCATACGGGTAACTTTGGTGGCTCTCATATAAGCATCAAGAGGGTTGGTTTCTTCGATAGCTTGTGCAAGCCTACTCTCGGTAAACAACCCATTAATATATTTATTCAAAGCACCTGCAGGAATCTTATTTACATCACCAGATCTAGAAAGCTTCCATAAAAGTGTCTGACCTACCTTACCGGCATCAAGTCTAACACGTTCACTAATTAAATCAGGGGCCATAAAGAAACGCTGGTTCTCAAGACTGTCACGGTTATCGGGTTCAGCCTCCCCTCTGATGACCTTTAAAAGTTTAGTTGCAGCAGCAACCATCATATCAGGATCAACAGTTTTAAAAGGCTTACCTAAGGCAGTCTCTGTTTCTAGAGGATCAAGTTCACCTCTAAATACGCGCTTGGTAATTTCATTATAAGGATTCTCTTCGGCTGCTGTTTTAGCACTATACCAACCACCGCCCGAAATAAAATCATCATAATTGGCTTTATAGATATCCTTACCCCAAGCACTAATTAAATATTCATCAGAGATACCCATATGTTTAAGCAATGGGTATAACTTATAGTTACGAGTACCTTGAGTGACTTTAAATACAGGGTTAGCAGGATTCATGGTGATTGATAGTTGGCTACCAGTACCGGGTCTCACATTAATATGAGCCCTGGCTTCACCATTATCTGCTACCCTTGTATATACACCAGGTACAAGCCTCATCTGAATAGGCAATGTCATCTCCGTACCATTACGAATAAATGTACCCCTCTCAGTCATATAGGGCACATCCATAATGGTCTTACGGGGTGATCTAGAGACAACCTTACCTGTTGCTTTATCATAAAGGACCCAACGACCCCTTAATTTAGCAGACAAAGTCTTATCAGATTGAATCGCTTCTTTCTGCTGTAACTTTGTATACTTGGGGATATTGTCGTATCCTAGATCTTCAACAACAAGGCGATATTTATCATTCTCTAAAGGAAACCTTTTTGATAACGCATTATAGGCATCATCAAAAATGGTCTGTCTAATTGTCTCAAAATCATCAACCTTATAAGTATTCGGAGGTAACATTATAAACCTAAATAATTAATCTTTTTGCAGTTTATTATACAGAAGGGTACTAAGCAAACCAGCGCCAACAGCACCAGCAACACCGCCTACGCGTCTAGAGTTTTTAATAGCTTTTTGTAACTTACTTGCTTTGTCCCAAGTTTTATAATACCGCTTATTATATTTGTTAAGCAATGGTTCTAGTTTTCTAAGGGACCCAAGATCTTTTTCAAGAATAGGCTCAAGCCCGGTGTTGCCTATTTCGTCGTATGAGGCCTTATTAAGTATGTTAAAAATCTGGGAGACGTTCTTGTTTAAATTTCTAACTTTAGGTTCCAAGTTATTACGTTTAGAACGAATACGATTTAATGCGCGTTCAATTTTGGGGGCCTTAATATCACGCAGACGCTCACCACGAAGCTTCCCTCCAGCACGCCCTGCTACCCAACCAAGTAAACCGCTGCCGGTACCAACAGCAACGTCATCAGCAACAGAATCTGCTGCTTTTTTACTGGTATACGCCTTTAAATAAACAGCTAAAATATCATTCATTTGTATTACCTCTTAATAGTTTTGAAGCAACATAACCTAACGCTGCACCCAATAAAGCTCCCTTGGCGGTTCTAAGACCAACTCCCTTTAATGCACTAGTTCTTAAAAAACTAGGAGGAGGGGGTGTATGATTGGTTAAACGAGAACCAATCCTAATAGTCTCTAGATTCTTTATATTGTTGTATGCAGCAGGAATACCCTCCACAGCACCACCAATTAAAGCACCCAAGGAAACATCTTTTAGTGTGTCAGACGCTTGTTTGTTGCAATATGCTTTTAAATAAATGGCCATAATTTCTTCATTGGTCATAAGATTTTACTATCATATAATTTATAACAGTTACTACCACGGTGTCTTATTCCCTCTACAATAATAAAAAGTACCTTCCCATATAATACGTGAATATGCAGTATCCCAAAGATATATATCAACCTCTGTGCCTTTTGGAACATCACATAGTTTACCACCATATCTATGAGTTATACCATCTTCATCATAGTCATGATCGGTCCACAAGGTAATACCATTACCTACAACCTCCAAACAATCATCAGCAACACCATGTGCATAAATAGCACCGTCTCCCTTTTTTGCAGACATATGTGCTATTTTAACTCTATAGTGAGGAGTACTAAGGGTCTCTTCGTATATCTGGGTACTGGGTATCACTTCGCACCCCCCACAGGGGCATTCAGAACATAAAACAATTTCATTATCTTCCATGATAATTGCATTATCATTAAACCACACAGAATCCATTCTATCTCCTCATACATGGCCCTAAATTAAATGGTATTAATGGTAACTAGATCATTAGGATTTTTCATTATTAAGATTTATTTATTCTTACGGCGCAATCCATATGATTTTAAAACGGCATCTGATATCTTATCCGGGTTGGTATTACGCAGTTCATCATAAAACTCATCTGGGATACCATCGCCAACATTAGCATTATTAGCAACTGCACCAAGAGCACCTAACCCAGCTCCTAGCCCCGCACCACTTAAGGTAACTCCAACACCGGCTTTTAAAGCTCTATCTTTATCACGTTTTTTAGATAACAGATATAATAGTACAGATAGAGCACCACCAATACCAGCACCTATACCGGCACCGCTGCCTGTATCTTTAAGTATTGAACGTTTCTTAGGTTTACGGATAGGCTCAAACTTATTTACCATATCATAATAAGGACCAGACTTGGATACAAGATTCTGTTTATATTTTGCTCGATCTTTTAGGTCATCTAAGTCTGCTGCTTTTTTAGAAGTATAGGCTTTTAGATAAAGGGTCATAATTTCTTCATTATTCATATTAATTGTCCTCAAATTGTAGTATCTTTTAAAGAATTAGGGTCATCTGGTAAATTCACCTTTGGAACCCAACGCTGTCTTGCTCTAAGCTCTAAAGATTTAGCAAGTTGTTTTGCCTTAGCACGGTTCTCATCATTTGCATTTGCATAGTTATATGCAGCAATACCAGAACCAGCACCAATTGTAAGCATAATCGGTGCAACCCACTTCAATAAACCAACAGCATCCATCACATCAAATAATCCCGATGCTTTCTTGGTTGCTGCTTTATGAGGATAGATCTTAGAACTCAGAATATCATTGTACTCTTTTTCTTTAAGCGCAATCTGCTTGTCATACTTACGATTTAGCCTTTCCTCCATGCGTTTATCAGCTGCTTTCATACCATAAAACATGGCAGCATAGGCAGCTAAAATAGGAGCAGTAATACTAAGGGTACCATAAAGAGGATCAGCAGCACGTTTACCTACATAATTCTCATTCTTTAAAACAGGAGATGTCATAGCAAGTGCAAGGGGTCCTGTTTTATCAAGCTTCTTCAATTCTTCTGATGTCTGACCCCCCATTCTACGAATCGCCGCACCAACAATAAATGCCATTGGAATGAGAGCAAGTGTCTGAAAAGTCTTCCTGTTATACTTATCAGCATCTTTACTATTTCCAAAAGGCGCGAACCCCTTTGGTGCCCAGGGTTCAGAATCAAGTGGGTTTAGTACGCTAAGCACACTTTTATCTTCAGCCATAGTCGTAACCTTTACTTTAAATCAGGGTCTACTAACACCATTGTCTGTAGTTCAATGAGAACTTTCCAGGAACTTGTTGATTCAACCCAATGTCGTTCAATGTATCTTATTCTACTATACCGCGAAGTTCCCGCTTTATCCAGTATTTCTTGATATTTAATGAGTTCATCCTCTTTGCTTAAATCAAAGATATGAACTTCACAAGTAAAACCAGAACGAGGCTGTTTATAAGCAGGATCATCTGAAGAATAAAGCTTCTCTTTATCACCTATGTATTCAGGCTGAGGCTCCCCAGCTGCAATCATAGTTTCAAGCTCACTACCAGCTCCAGTAGATCCAGCTAAACTTTTAAAGTCAGGCAACTGTCTGTTGTCTGCCATCTTAAGCTTGTTAAAGGGTAATACAGTATCAGTAGTAGTTTCACTCATATAAAATTAAATCCTCAGAGTTCTATCATTCTCTGCAGTAACATAATTAGCTTCTGGGAATTTCTTGAGGCGTTCAATACGAGCATTCAGACTATCTAAATGTTCCCCTTTTTCATAAGCACTCAAGTCTGCTTTGGTAGGACTCTTGATTCTAGATGCCAAAAGACCACCTACAACACCGAGAACACCAGGAATACCAAGCAGTAAAGCAAGCCCAACTTTAGAACCAAATAAAGTAGCAATACCGCCAACTTTACCAGCCACACCCATTGGAGTAAGACCTGCTTCCTTTTTACCAAGCCTAAGCTCTAAATAATCTTTTAGTAAGTTATCATTCATAATCACATCTGTCCTTGTCTTGAAGCAGCTACTCCCTGTTGGGCGGCTTGCTGCTCAGTAGTTTCAATAATCTTTTTAACAAACGCATGTAATGGCGGGTTTGTCTTAGAAAGATTGATAAGCATACTTCTACGCTGTTCTGGAGGTGCTGTTCTAATCTGTTCAGCAACCTGCTCAGCCTCTGCCCAAAGAGCTTCAAGGTCAGCAGAACCACCGGCATTACCACCCGCAGCGAGAGGAGCCATACCACCACCAGGAGGCATACCACCCTGTGCTGGTGCGCCACCTTGAGCAGCCATTTCCATATTCTGTAGTTCAGTTAAACCGGGCTGCGGTGTAGTCATTGCAGCCTTTAGTTCATCTGCCTTACCAATCTCTTCCTGGTTCTTCTGATCAAGCTCAAGCTGTCTATTAGCTTCATCCATAATCTTAAGCTGTTCCACAGCATAGTCAATACCAAGTGCTCTAAGACCAGTATCTTTTGAGATTTCACCGCCCATTGCTAGCTTTACTTTATACTCTCTGGACATATCATCTTCATAGATACTGCTCTTTACCAATCTACAGGTAACCTTTTGTTTACGGAGTAAATCAGTCCTTACATCACAGAACCACTGCAACCACTCATCTAATGCAGATACATGAGCTCCCCACACCTTTTCAAATCTTCTAAGGCCAATTGGAGGACCACCTGTATTCGCCATACTCATTTCACTGAATTCAATAGGAACACACATTGATGACAATAAATCATCAATGGTAGCCTTAATTAGTTCATAAGGAATAAGCTGCTTTGCCTCACCCCCAAGAATCTGATACTGTACTGCAAAAGGAGCAATCTGGATATCGCTGGGGTTCTTACGATGAATTCTAATCATCTCCATCATCTTAGATCTAAAATCACCAAGATTATAGGTCATTAAAGGGTCACCATTGGGCTGCATACCTGCTGACGGAGGAGGCGCTAATACTCTAAATGGAACAGTATAGTCAGCAACAATAACTTCATTGTAACGCTCCAACATCTGTAATTGAATGACCTTTTCGAACTCATTCATATACAAAGGTAAGCCCCACCCACCAAGTAAATCCTCATAGGTAGATACCACGGGACACTTTAAATGTTTAAAGTATTCGGGCTTAAACTTGATACGTTTATTTTCTTCAAGAGCTACTAGGAACTCATAAGGGGTTTCCAATAGGAACAACTTATCATTATCCCTAAACGCTTTCTGCCATGTTACAGAAGAGCGCAGGTAGTATTCCGCGTGTTTCGTAGTAGGACAATAGTTAATACAGATCAAACGAGGATTCCAGAAGCGAACCTGTAATTTACCCTCTCTATCAAGTGTATCAATATGCTTAAACTTACCGTGCTTACCACATTTAGGACAAGTACCTTTAAATGCCTTATCACTAAAACCAAGATCGTCTACACGCTCACCCACGAACATTGCTTTACATTTGTGGCAAACAAACATGCGATCCATTTCAGGCTCAATAGAGGTAAATGAGTTACCATATTGGACATACTCATCCCCAACCCTACCTAAAAGGTCAAAGATCTTATAATCATAAATAAACTCATCATAAATCTCAGCACGCTCTTTACCACCTATGGTCTCATTATCTGCGGCCGAAATAATAAAATCACCCAGGAAATACCTAACAGCATTTTTCAACGCGTTGGAATATCTCCCAAAGTGAATCCACATGTAATCAGACCAGTCAATCACTTCCCCCATTGTCTTAGGGAAAAGTGTGCGGCTAATTGTACGCAACAAATCTGCGTTTATAACTCTTGAATTATCTACCATTATTTTTCAACCAAATAAATTGTATGGTGATCTCCAGTAGAGGGCACCGTATAACTAATGCCAGAATAAACTGCCTTGATTTTTATAGAATCACAGGCCAGTGTATATGGCATCTCAGAACGAACAGGCTCATAAAGAAAATCAGAATCCCCATCCTGTATAATAACGGCAACAGCTTCATCCAAGACAAAATCTAAAGCAGGAATCCTAATATTACCAGATATTCCAGAAATAGTTACTGGCTTAGTCTGGCGATCTACAGCTACATGCTCCTCTTCCTGTTGAGGTACTGTTGTATTACTCTTTATAAATGTCAATAGAGTATTTAAAAGATCTGTATTATCTGAAGCCTCTTTAGAAACAGCTATAGGCTCTTCGGTCACAACAGTCTGCTTCTTTACAACAGGTTTCTTAGTAGGTCGCTTCTTAACTACAGGTTTCTCTATAATAGGTTCCTCAATAACCTCCGGTTTCTCAATCTCGTCTAAACGTTCAGGTTCTTCTGGTACATCTTCAATATCGAGTAATTTCTTAAGAGTGTCTTTATTACACTTAGGATCTAAACTAGCCAACTCAAGAATCTGCTGGGGTGTATAATCAGGCTGATCATGTCTAATCCAAGCAATAACTGCTTCTTCCCTGCTAAGCAAGTGACCTGTAATCTTATTCTCACTACTGCGATATTGAGAAATCTTCAATTCATAATCCGCAATAAAGAAATCCTTCTGGATATCATCCCCATTGCGAACATAAACCACATTCTTATCTTTCTTAAGAATGTCTACAATATTTTTCTTCTCAAAATCTTCATCTGGTTCAATAGCATTGAATTTGGCAGGAACCCTAGTAATGTAATCCTTTGGATCTTTTACAACATCCAAAACGGCACACCCTCTGGCCCTGTCAATATTTGTACCAGTTAGACTAATCATTTAATACCCTCCTAAAAATGATTACTTACTTAAACAGATTAAAGAGCTGATTACCATAAAGCGCATCACCTAAAGATGCAATGCCTGTAACCCATTTCTTAGTGCCTGGCGTTGTTCCCATTAAGCCACTAAAGGCACTACCTAATATAGCACCTTCTACTGCTCTTGTCGCCATCGGAACTAATCCGCCTGTTACAGATCCAACTGTCTTCTCAAAACCAGAAGCCAAATCTGAAATGTTTAATAGATTACCAGGGGAATTCTGAATACCGGATGTAAGTAATGCTTTTTGACCCTTAGTAAAGTCGGCTGCATTCACAGCACCATAAAGGTTCTGTTTGGTAGAATGAGGCATTGCCCATGCTGGGTAATCATCAGCAAAGGAAGAAGCAGCAGTATTAAAAAAGTCAGATGCATCTTTGATTGCTGCATTTTCCATCTGTTCAATGTCTTTAATGTATTTAGGTTTTCCAGAAGGAGCTAATTGTTCTGCCCAAAGATCACCTTTATTAACAGCACCTCTACCCGTAACCGTGGTAGCACCAGTAGTTAGTAATCCAGTTCCAGTACTTACAGCAGCGGCTCTAAGTGCTGGGTGTTTTAAACGTAAAAGCTTAAAAACAAGGTAGGATGGTAAAAAAGTACCAGCTCCTACCATTAAACCGAGCTTGCCAGGACTGCCTACTTTCTTCAACATTGGCTGAAGGATATCAGTAGTCACTCGTTTATCTTTAAGCTTATCAGATCTAAGCTCTAATGCGTTCTTATCCCACTTCATTATTACTGCCCATAATATTGTGATAACATTGTGTTACGTCTTGGAACCATACGCCGATAAGCTTTATAACCACCATAGGCTAGACCCAATCCACCAAGGGCTGCTAAAGTTCTTACCCATGGAAGATATTTATCAACATTATAAGCTGTTTGGTCTATTGTCTCCTTTAAAAGAGTCGCATCCTGCCAAGCCCTTCCTGATGCCGTCAGTCTTGTGCGGTTTAGAAAAGGAAGAAACCAACGCCCAAGACTGGTATCATATTCATGCTTTTTTGCATCATAAGCAGCCTTTAACTTCTGTATATAAGGAACACCACCATTAAAGATTGTCATAGGAGTATATAAGTTATTTTTAACAACAGAGGCCACAGCCTTTTTACCACCATTCTGAAAAGCGTCAACTATCTCCTGGGCATCGTCATTCCACTCAGCCTTTACATAGGGGTTTTCCATAGAGTGTGCAGCGTTAAGCTTTTCTGCAGCAGCTCTGCGCTTCTCTGAAAGGTCATCTATATTTGAAGGAACACTCCCAGAGGCTGCCTCTTTACGAGCAAAGGTTAGAATATCAGAAGCAGATTTTTTGGCCATCTCTTGTCTGGCTCTCTTACTTGCCTCCGCAGTGCTCATACCTTCCTGTTTATATTTCCTATATAAATCCAATCCACCATTCTGCATGAAGTTATCCATGGCTTTAATAGTAGATTCACTCTTCTTGATTTTATTCTTGGTATTAATCCAATCAGCAACAATATTAGCTCTGCCCTGGAAAAATTCTATAGGATTACTAAATATTTTACCTACATCACCCACCATTTGATGTCCTGACGCCTTTAGATAGCGGGTCATATTAATTGAGCCATCACTATTAGTGATATATTTATTTAAATCCCCCTTACCAAGACTGCGCTCAAGATCTTTTATCATTTGATCAGTACCCGCAGAGCCTTTTCTGGCAGCGCCAAGACCATTCTTATACAGATTATAACCTGCAATGCCAAGACCACCCGCAGCTCCTAAAGCAGTCAAATAGGCATTTAACTTCAATGCTGCAACAGGGCTAATAAAACTACGGCTCAAACCAAGCTTACCAGCCATACCTAGTCTTAAACCACTTGGTGCAGCCATCGCATACATAGTATTCTTACCAAAGGTTCCTAAACCTTTACCAGCGCGTTCATAGAAATCATCAATGACCTCACGCTTACCTGTTTCAGGATTAATCCTGGTATTACTAAACTGCTTCCCAAGATCAGATTGTAACACTTCATCATAGAGCTTATCATACTCTTCTCTAAACTTTGGATCGGTTTTATAGCGGTATAAAATGTACGCTCTACGAGTATTGGTATTACCAGTAAGTGCACCGGCAGCGCCTAACTCTGCGAAAGTTCCAACACCAGTGCCAATAAGATCATTTAGCTTGGATAAATTAGCACCAGAAGGATCATTACCTTTTGCTAGTTCAGCAATAATATGACGCTTTAATGCAGGGGCATTATCTTCTACATCCCACCAACTACCAAACATCTTTGTCCCAGCTGAGATAGGACCTAAATGATTACCGAGACCAGCAAGTGCTTTAATAGGTAAGCCCTTTAAACCATGAACAGATTGAGCAAGAGGATTTAACCCACCTTTAATAAGGCTAGCACCAAGACCAACATTCCTTAGGTTATCTAAAGCCTCACCCATATCCTCATCAACAATACCGTGGTTAGGGGCATTGCGTTGGAAGATCTCATTATTTATAAATTGAATAGGTGGTAAGGTAGTAAGAGTTCTTAAAACACGGGCACCTGCAGTTGGCTCTGAGTTCTTTAAGAACTGCTCAATCGTAATCTGACCATCATTAGTCATCCAGTGTCTTACTGCTCTTACAGTTTTCTCTACAGAGTCACCATTCTGCATATGAGCTTTAACAAGCTCTTTTACCTCAGGCACATCCATGGGTAATACTGCAGAGAACTGACGATATAATAATTGGTCAGCTAAGGCCTCGTCAAACTTATCATAACGGGGCATGGGAGTTGCCCCAATATTCAGTTCATCATTCTCTCTATCTGGAGAATAAGCACCATAGAGGTTATGTAGCGCCTTACCATAACTCTCTATATTATCTTCACCATAGGCGTTGGATAAACTCCAATTGCCAGATGCAAGGGGAGCCCTACGACTGCTAATAAGAGGATTAAGATTAATGCCGCCGGTCTGTAAACCATTTAAAAATGCATTAAGCGCATCCCTATCTTCAAAGTCGTCTCTAGTCCAACCATTTACACGAGCAAAGCGACGAAACTGGTTTCTTAAACTAGGATCGTCACTTAACCAAAACGTTGGGTAACCCCTATAAGCATCTACATCCTCGGTGAAAAACTGCGGTATATAAGCCGCTCCCGATAATGCTAAATTAGGAATAGCCATGTAGGGCTCCTGTTCTATTTATTAGTACGCCATTGCTCCAATACCAAGGCCGAGACCCCCAAAGGCCAATGCCGCAAGTTCTGGGTTCTCCTTAATCCATCTACGTAACGAGCCCATGAAATCATTCTGCCAATCATATGTAGGTTTAACCGGTGTTACATTGTCATCATCACCACCGAAGGCTAAAGAACCGGCACCAATACCTACCCCACCAAGGCCAGCTCCAGTTGCAATAGCACCTTTAGGGTTCTTTTTGATGGCCTCTTTAAGTCCTTTGCCAAAATTACTGGCACCATATCCAATCCCTAATCCCAGACGTTTTGTACCGGATAAAGATGGATTGACAGCATCATAAACCCGCTTACCGTATTTAGCAGATTCTTTGCCAGCATTGAAAACATCTTTATTAAAGCGTTTGGCACTATTAAAAATACGACGAGCCCCTTGACCACCAGCACGTAAACCTTTTGCAATACCACCGAAAACGGAAGCTTCCTTACTGGCATACTTTGCAGTGTTTAAAATAGCATAAGTCCGCACATAGGCTGCATTATCAAGCGTAGGAGCACTAGCCACTTTTGCAGATAGCGCATTGTATAGATTAATAACGTTTTCTTGTTTCATTATCTTTTACCTTTTAATAAAAGTTTATAAGCTTCTACAGGGGTAAGAAATTCACTAGCCATCTTCTGCTCTGGCATAGGTGCAGGTTGTGCGGCTTGGACCCTCTTATTCTCCTGTTCAATCTGTTTATTCATCTTATCCTGCTGTTTTTGAATCCACTCTTGTCTAGGAGGGAATTGATTCGGGTCTAAACCAAATCTAGCAGGGTTGGCTCTATCAAAGATATCTTGAATCTGTTGTTCAACTTCAGGATCATGGAAACGATCCCCTGTAGGAGCAACAGGTTCTGCTTGCTGTCTATTTAACATAGATTGCACATACTGAGATTGTTGTTCTGGGGTAATAAAGGCAGCTGCTTGTTTTGAAGCATATACATCATTATAACATGCAAGAGCCGCTTTATATTGCCTAGAAGAAAGTAAATCTCTAAGACCATTCTCAGAAGCATGTTTGAAAGTAATAGAAGGATCTTCGGATTCCCTGGTTTCCTTTAAGGTGTCTGCAGAGATAAAGGAATTTCTGCCAGTATTCTCTCTAAGACGTTTTTTTAGGGTATCAATATTAAAAATCATGACAAAATTCCAACGCGTTGTAAAATTTAAAATAAGACATTAAGAATAATCTATCACGGAAAAATATGTATGTCAATAAGAAAAGCCCCTACATAACATAGGGGCTTAATGTTAATCATTATTAAATATATCGTCTAAGAGATTGAAAAATAAACACATTTCGTGATCATCTAGATAAGAACACAACTCATTCAGTTTCTCATGCATGTCCATATAATTTCTGTTCACTCTCTTGGCTACGTTAATACCATCTTCATCAGATAATGGCAAATGAAGTCTGAATAACTCCATACCTTGATAAGATAGACCCTCTTGGTCACAATAGTTCCTTGCCTGGTTAATGTTCTCAAACGTTAAGAAACAACGCTCACTATTATCAGGATTCACAACCAAGAAACGTCTAGCCATTATCAACCTCTCAAACTATCCAACCAATCACTAATCACTATCGGCGTAAGATCATTTACATATACTACCTTGCATGGATCTTTGAAAAACCGTTTCCACTCACCCCTTCTCGGTTCTATTAACATAACCCTATTTTTACCCATACATCCAATGGCACTATATAAAGGACCGCTATTGCCTCCTATAAAAGCATAAGACCGTTGTAATATACCAAATAGATTACCGATACTAGTTTTGGCATCCCTGGTAGAACACCTTATACCATCGATTGGTCTATTATAGGGATTATCAGACTCTGTTTTAAAATGAACATCTATTGGTACATAGCCTAAATTAACACAGGTGTCATAAATAAATTTAGCCTTGTCTTTAGGTATACCATATTCATGAGGTCTACAGTTACTACATAAACCCAGTGCTATAAAGGGTGAATCATATTTAGGCAATGACATAACACAATCATCCTTTACGGATTTTGGATCTATACCAAGCTCCGTAATACAACAAAAAGCTGGTTTGGTATAGCCCGGATAGGGATCATTAAGAGGAAACATCAACCTAAAAGTGATATCATAAGGTACAGCACTGTCATAAGTATCAAATAAACCCTCTTGACCCCTATGGGTCAAAAGGTCTATCCTGGCTTTAGGAAACATGGATTGTAATGCCTTAAACGCCGGGTAAAACATAAGCAAGTCACCAAGACCGTGTTTAAAAGAAATGAGGTATTTACCTTCCGGATTCTCACTTATATAGTCGGAAACTTTTTTGCTATTAAGATATAGTTTATCCACGTACTTCATTCAACTTCTCCACATGGGCTTTAAAGGCCGGTATCTTTTTTATAGTATTTATTACTTGCATCCCTGTAATAAGCCGAGTACACTCAAACTCACCATCAGTTCCCTTCTTGCGAGGACAATATAAATAATCGTTGTGATCAAAGTTCTCTCTCAAATCATTCCAACAGCCATGACAGCTAAAATAGTTAATGATCCTATAAGGTGTATAAAACTCATTAAAGGGCTCTGTAAAACCACTGATAAGAACAACGGGAACTTTACATCCCCACGCCAACCAAGTAAGACCACTGCTCAACCCTATGAAGAAATCAGCATCTTTAATAAGGTTAATACGATCTTGCAAAGGTAAGTTGCCAGTAAAATCCTCAGCACCCAGTGGAATTTGGTTATAACGGGTTCCATTTCCATCAATAGCCTTTCTGTCTATATCTATTACCCTATAACCATTATGCTTAAGAAACCTAATAACCTCAAACCAACCATAAGGGTTATTCCAATATTTACATTGGGTAGTGCTTTGAGTTGCTATACAAACATAGGGCTCTTTTATAACCCTAGGAGCACTCAAATCAAACTTTGGTGGTATCTCTGCATCATCTACATTAAGAATATAGGCAGCAGTCTTATGAAGCCCTGTATGCCTAAAATCTAAAGGCTGCTTATCAGTATCGCCAAAGAAAAACAAACCAAGGTAAAAGGTTGCATAGGGCTTATAATGACCCGTATCATCTCTGCCAATAAATCTAATCTCAGGATACTGCTTATAGAGAATCTCCTTCAAACCAGGATTAACCGCACAAACAACACGGCATTTATATTTCTCTCTAAAGCGATCAACATAGCTGAACCATGCCAGTGAATCACCAAGGCCACCACCACAACACTGAATCAATACCAGTTTACCTTCGGGGTTAAAGAAGTGTTCAAATACCAATTCATTAGTGTCCGTAGTAAAGACCTGTAAGTTATAATTTATTAAAAACTTCTTTAAACTGGTAGCTACCATACCAGGAGGAACAACACTCTCATAAAGTTGTAAACCAGATTCAGCATCCCTAAAGACAACTCTATATGAAGTATCACCTTCGGGTACTCGGACCCTTAGCCCAATATTAAAATCAAAGGTAATACCATTAGGTCCCTTCTGGGTGGGGATTGCAGGGATATTACCATATGCTGATTTAAACTCAGGATGATTCTTAGGAGTGGCTGAGCTATTATCAGTAACTACAGCAGTAGACTCTATAAATTCATCTGACTGAATAAAGGTGTCTTCCTCTTCATGTATTGTAATCTTATTGTCCAAAACCAAAGGACTTGCATTTTGCGGCTTTACTGTACTAACTTTAATGTCCTGCATCATTATTCTTTAATACCTCAGTTATATACATATAGGATGCTGATTTCTTAAAAGGATAATCCGGATAACACCGTTGTAATAGTTTTATCAATGCTGACTTTGGTAAATGCTTATACTCCAAAACAACAGCTGTATATTCAGGCTTCCATTCCTTTATTCTATATTCTGAAAGAAAAGCTTTTATAGTTTCCTCTTTGTCAGAAATATCTACCGTAGGCGAAGCCATAATATTAATAGTCTTAATTATTGGTTTCTGCGCCACTTTCATGATTCCTAAAATGAGGTAACAAAGCTGCAATCTCAGGGATATCCTGTCTATCTGTCAAAGTCTCTTGAAATATAGTAAAGATACTTCTATGAAACTCATTTTCAATACGCTCACGGTTACTATCAACGATTCCATATATTGTACCGAGCATCTCTAAAGGTACATCATTAAATAAACCACCAGCAACCTCACGGGATTCGATAATAAGGTGATCCACAGGAGCTATTGTGTATGTTTGAGCTGTAGTAGCATCGATTGTATATACATCCTCATGAGGCACTTCCGCAAATATATCATCACCAAAACTAGCAATAGTACCATGATCATAAGCTGGTATATCCTCAGTTCTATTAATAACAGGAGTTATAGTTGCCCTAATCCTAATCGGAGCATTATCTTCACCAACAATAGCATTAATGTCTATACCAAAAACAGTACACATATGATAAAGAACAAAATAATGTTCAGATCTTCTATATACAGAAAACTCAGTATTGTTTGGATTCCCGTCCTTATTATAAAGCAGATCCCTAATACAACTTATACGAATAGAATCTTCTGGCGTTAAATAAGTAACCTTACCAAGTGTAGTTTCATCCTCAATCAATGCTTTAAAGCCATTCAGGTAACGATAAGTATTATCAGTATCCTTTATTACAATCTCACCGTTAAAGCAAAAACAGGGATAAATATTTTTAGTTAAATATGCATCCAAAAGAACCGATCTATCAGGCTCATCCGACAGCTCGGTAAAATATAACCATTTCTCATAGAAAAGATCATTTCCAGTAGAAACACCATCAGAAATACCGCGTATCGCCCCCATAAAGAAATCTATACTGTTTTGTAAGTGAGATAAGACAAGAGATGTAGAGCATCTATTACCTTCCCTTATAGTAAGATTAATACGTTTAGTTAATCGTGCACCCAAAATATTTATGAAATTATTAGGCATGTTTATAACATCAAACAAGGTTACTTCTACGCCGTCAAGTGTTATAGTATTAGATTTCATCGCACAGCCAAGATCAGACATTGTGGTTCTCCTTTATGTTTCCATGGTATTCCATTTTGTTCCATAATACAATATATACTCCCATTACATAATTGCAAACTTCGTTGACTTTTAGCCCTTATACAGCTATTTTAAAATTATGAATTCTCCACTTCACGACAAATAAAAGGAATATAATAATGCCAGCAGGATTTAATTTAAGACAAAAAGATATACTTCCTGGTAAGGGTATAAATATTGAATATAATAATACAAATCAGGAGGTTACTATAAACTTATTATCCGATGGTAATCAATCGGTAATAATACAAAGACCGGCAGATGATAGAGAATTATATCCCATTTTAATTATATCTCAAACGGAAGATTTTAGCTCTACCATAGAAATAGATCCTTTATCTAATAGCGAAGATAAATCAAAAATAAAAGTATTTGATGGTTTTATATGGTCAGCTTTTCCCGATTCAGGTGGATTGGGTACTCCATTTGATAATATGGAAGTGGAATTTAATGTCTCTGATATTGCATATACCAAACCATATTATATAAAATATGCATGGAAAACTTCTGATGGCACAACCAGCAATTTTAAGGGAGGAATATTTCCTTCCGCTACTATAATGCCATCTATAGGGGTTGCCTCATCTGGTGATATCACAACGACAGAAAGAGAAAATATATCAATCACGAGTGATATGCTAGATTCAGAAAGCTGTTATACTGTAATAGCAGCTAAGGTTGCAGATATTTCAGTTTTGGATAATAATGGAAAAAGAATTATGCCAGACTTATATCAAGTAGGCAATGATGTTAAAATAGATTTAGAAGGATTTAATATCTCTAATAATACCTGGACTATACAGTTTGCTTCTGGAGATGTATCTATTTCTAGTTTTGAAAACGCTATGAATGAATTAATAGGAGAAGCATAATAATGATCTATAGTGATATCCTTACTAAAACAGAACAGGTTAGAGATCGCTTAGTTTCTGCTATCAATTCAAAGGGGGGTTCACTTGTTTCAAACGCATCGTTGAATCAGTGTGCTGATGCGGTTACGGCTCTGCCGGAGGGAGGCGGCGGAGATTGGGAAGCCCCGGAGGGCGCCGTGCTTTATCTGCCGCTTTCCGCGCCGTTCGGTTTGAACCCGACAAATACGGTTAATTTTGGTGAGGTTAGCGGAATCCAATGTGCGACGTTTCCGGGAAATGCTTGTTTCAACCTGCAAACAAAACCTCTTTCCGGGACGGGAGATTTTTCCGTTTCGATCTGGGAGAATTTCGATGAGGCGAGCGCTAATGAATACAGCCAAGCTTACTTTTTCGGCAATGCCGCCGCTTCTCGCAGTGTCGGCTTTCACTGGGTGAAAAGTTCAGGGCAATTCTCGTTGAATACCTTCAACTCAGACGAAGCGAAAAATATTAACGTTCAAATCGAGACGACAAGTTGGCATCACATTGCCGCGGTTTATTCGAGTGGCGCTTTGAAACTATTTGTTGACAATGCTTTAAAGGGTTATACAACGGTATCACTGGACATTGGATCGAATACATCGACGGCGGGGGGGCTGGGCGGAGATTCTGAGCGAAATTGGGCAGGCGAGCTTGCCGGGTTGCGAGTTTACGACCGAGCACTTACAGAAGCGGAAATTTCGACGCTGTATGATGAGTTTGTTAATAGAGACAACCCAAGCGGCGGAGGAGGCGGTGAAATTCCCGTTCCGATTCCGCAAAACGGTTTAAAATTTTACGCCCCACTCAAAACCTCTTTTGTTGCGAAAACTGGGCAGGCGTTGAATGAGTCGCTTTGTGCGAACCTAGATGGAGTTGTATTTGAAAACGTGGATGGTGTGCCTTGCGCCTTCTATTCAACCGGCAGCGCTGCGACGGCATTTTACAATCTGATTGATAATTACGCTTCTCCTCTTACTGTCAGTTATTGGGGGAAAGCAAACGGAGAACCAGATTGCCACGTTAGTTTGAGGCGGCAAGAAACGACATCTTTGCAGAATATTCCTGGTACAGTTTTGACGACAATCGATTTTGACAGTTTAACTGTGACTGAAGCAGAAGTCGCTGAGCTTGCTAATGCGACGACAGTAAACAACGATATTGTTCATCATTACTGTTATACGCAAGACGGATCCTCGGTTAAGATTTTTAAAGATGGTGTGATACTTAGTTCGGCAAATCGTCCATTGAGTTATAACGACGGTCGAATTTATCTCGAGATAGTACTTAACAAAGGCTCAATTGGTTCCGTTCGTGTTTACAACCGCGCACTTAGCGAAGACGAGGTGAAAATACTCGCGAGTGAGTTTTCGCCGGTTGTAGGAGAGCTTTTCTTTACGACAACAAAGGCAGATGGAAAGCCTGATGGCGGATATATGGCTTCCGGTACAGGGACGCTTAAACTGCAGCTCGCCACTGGTGAAATAACCGAGCTTTCGCTGACGGACACAAACCAGCGTGCGTTTTCCGCGTATGAACTTAGCAATGTTCGGGTTGTTTCCGGAGCTCAAGGCGTGACATGGCTTTCAATTAACAGAATTGGCATCGATTATATAGACCTCTCTAATTTCTGGAGCTTGGAGCGCCTTCACATGCCGATTTCGAGCTCTCCGGAGATTAAAAATCTTTCGTCATGTCATCGGCTGAAATATGTAGACGTAAGCGACAGCGCGCTTTCGTCAGCGCAGGTTGACAAGATTCTCGCTGATATTCTTGCGTCAAACTCGCATTCGTATTCCGAATCGTTTTCAGGTTCTATTAACGTATCGCAAAATGCAGTTCCGTCGTCTAAAGGTCTAGAGATAATAAAACAATTACAAGATGTAGGGTGGAGTGTTAACTATGATAGGCCAATAGTATATACTGACCCATTAAATATACGTATTAGTGGAACACCCGTTGGAGATATTGAGGCTGTTTTAAACTGTGTAGATCCTTCAGCAATTCTTCAGGATGACGTTAGTTGGAATGGGGGGGAACACAATATAGGTGGAGTTAATAGTACGTTTATTATACAAAAAGAAAACGGTAAATGGAAATTTTCAGGAGACTATGAAGGGGCGATGTCATCAGGAGAAGTAACAAGTACAACTTTTTATTGTAGATTTGAAACAAGTGACCAATTTCCTTGGGATGCTACATGGGAAAATACAAAGGATGATGGGATGACTTTACAGGTTTTCAAGTAATCTAATTCTTATCAAATTTATATAATTAATTTTTTGGAGCAGTTTAATGGAAATAAAAGATCCAAGAAACCAGCAAGGGTTACCTCTTACGGTATCTGTAAACGGTATAGTAGCTGATCCCAATGGGAATATTGCAATTACGTCAAGAGAAAGCATAAGCTTTACTTCTTCTGATTTAACTGCTGAACATAAGTATACTGTTACAAATACAAAAGTAGTTGATATCGCTATAATTGATAATAACGGTATGTTACAATTGCCAGATAGGAAACAGGTCGGTGATAATGTAGAAATTGATTTTACAAACTGGACAATAGAAGGAACATGGACAATACAATTTTCATCTGGAAGTTCCTATGATTCTTCGTTTGAGGCCTCTGTTACATCAATCTTAGGTTAAACACTATGTTATATGAAAATATTTTAAATACCTTATCAGAAAGACGTAATTCCATTGTTTCAGCCATCAATAAAAAAGGTGGGGTATTGAACACGGAGGCGTCTTTAAAAGATTGTGAAAATGCAATTCTAAATTTAAGTGGGGGCTCTTCTGCAAATATATACAAGTGTGCCACAGTCTCTGAAGATAAAACAACCTGGAGTGGCTATCTATGTACTTATAATGAAGAAGAAAAACGATTTTATGTTGCGGAAACTCCAACAGAAAATCTTACATGCTCTGGCCCTATAACTCCTGTAGTTGGTTATTACTATGATGAACAATGTCGTTATCAATGTTATACATTAAAGCAGGGAGATGGTTTGCTCGCTTACTATCCATTAACTGCAGACGCAAAAGATTATTCTGGTAATGGATATGATGGTACTGCTGCTGGATCTGTTGAATTTGATCCTAACTATGGTGCTACTTTGAATGGAAAGCATGACGCATATATACTTTTCTATCCTTTTAGGGATATGACAGGGGCTAATACTTTAGGAGATTTTACATTTTCTTTTTGGTATCATATGTTATGTAGAGCCCAACAAAGAATTCTGATAGATACCAATAAATACTGGGAAGAATTTGACGTACAATTTTGGGATGGCAAATTTACCATTAGACTGTGGCAAAAACTTAAAATAGATAATACTGAGTGGGAATCCGGCTGGACAGAGTGGCAGCCAGATCAAATACCAGTAAACAATATTATTATAACTAGGTTAAACGATACTTGCTCCGTTTATAGAAATGGAGTATTTGTTACCTCCATTAATGCGGCTGGGTTAGCATTTGATTTTGATATAAGAATGGGTGAATTTGATTTCGACTCAGGAGATTCTTTTTGGGGTAACCTATCTGATGTGAGGTTTTATAGTAAAGGTAAAACAGCAGAAGAAGCCCTTAAAATTTATAATGATGGAAGATTTAACGGAATTTAATTTAAGAGAGTTTATATATGATAGGTGGTAACCTTAAAAACGAATTTGGAAAACGATTTGCGGTTTCTATTAATAATATAAACACTGATGATTCTGGAAACATTGAATTGCCAGAAGCAACCCAAGATCAGCCTGGGTTGATGTCAGTAGAAGATAAAACAAAACTAGATAATGTGAATACAACATACCTGCCACTTTCAGGCGGAACTATGACTGGAGAAATCCAGCGAAAAGGTATAGGTATGGCAAATCGAACAGACGCTGGATTTTTATCTTTTGATGGAGGAAAAGATGGGGCAAGCTCGGGTGGTATGTTACTTTTGGCAGATAAAGCATATAGTGATTTCCCGGGTTGTTTTATATTACGTGCATCAGATGGATCACAATATTCTGATTTAATTGGATATCCAGAAGGAATGCTTAAATGGAAGGGGACTGATTTATATAACACTACTTTAAAGAATCCAGAAGTGATCCCAAATGATTCTGATTTAAATGATTATATTAATCCAGGTGTTTATAGAGTAAATTCAAATGCTACTGCTCAGACTCTCAAAAATTGTCCTACGTTAGTGTCGTTTTCATTAGTCATATTTGTACCTACACGTTTATGTGTTAGACAAGTATTATACGAGTACAACTCTAATACTATATATATTCGTACTAAACATGAAGATGGAGTATGGAGAAGTTGGTCTAAATTATTAAATGGAGATAATCTTATAGAACAACTAAGTCTAAATGGGTATTTTAAATTACCTAAAGGAACCATAGTTCAAGGTGGAAGTATTACAGATGTAACTGCCGATGGTGTGACTAGATTAACATACCCACTCACATTCCCCAGTACAGTGTATACCGTAATAGCAAATGTTTCTAGTGGAACTGTATCCGCCGGTAGCACTATTGTTAATACTGGAGCACACGATAAAACAGGATTTTCATTCATTGTTAGCAATCATCCTGGTGGTGGAACAGTTCGTATTTATTGGTTGGCTATAGGTTATTAAGAAAGGTCCATAGTAACATGAAAGCAGCTAATTTACAAAACGAATTTGGGGATCCTGTCATTACATCTGTTAATGGAAATAAGGCAGACACCGACGGCAAACTTACCATACCAGATGTGTCAGTGGACACCTAGATGGGAGTAACCATTAACTGGATAACCATAGGATATTAAAAATGAAATATTATTGGAACAATGGCTTTTATTTAGACGAAATCCATTTTCAAAAAGATCCTGAAACAGATGAATACATAGTACCAGATGGGTATATAGAAATATCCGAAGAGCTATATAAATCATTGCTAGATGGGCAGTCACAAGGGAAACAAATTGTAACAGGTTCAGAGGGTACACCCGTATTACAAGATCCCCCAAAACCAACCCTTGCCGAAATGAAAGAAACTGTAGAATATAATTTATGGAAAAATTATAAAGAGTTTCAAAGAACTTACGTTGATCCTGAGGACTTGACCTTAGCAAATACGTGTGCAGCCGGAGGGAGTGAAAAAGGTGCAGCTGTTAGACAATGGGTTCTCGATTTATGGGCACACTATTATACAGTAAAAGATCAGGTGATTGCTGCAGAAACAGAAGAAGCTCTAAATGCTATAAATATAACTACAGAGGGGTTTGAAACGCCTCCATATACTATTAGAGAACTAAATGACGAGGCTTCAATTGCCTTGAATAATATTGCAGAATAATTGAAAAAAATTTATAATATCGTTAATGGTGTCATATAAAAAGGGATCTAATATGAAAAAATTATTATCTATTATAGCAGCTACTGCTACCATTATAACAAGCGCATGTTGGTTTACAGAAAGTAATTTCAATGCCACATATATAGCGTCCGTCAATGGATCTGCTATACATTATAGCCCTGTAGACAGTATTAACCAAGCCACATATACTAATGGACAAACGGTTGATCTACCTTTAACAGTCCAAGTAAAGGTGTCAGATAGATTTGGTGATCAAGAAGGAGAAAGTGGTACCCGCCCTATTGTAAAAGCAATATTACAATACAAGATAGTGAGACAAAATGGGCAATCCACAAATTTTATAACAGTTAAAACATTGGATAATCCTTCCTGGAAAATGAATTTCTCAAACCCGGTGAATCTATTCGGTAAAGAGGGTATAATTGATATCTCAGCAAATTCTATTTCAGCCGGGGATACTATCATAGTAAGGGTGTGGCTTTCAGATGGAGTGTTTCAAACAGGTGATATCAACGCAAACATCACAAAGGAACAAATTCCAGATACCCAAAGTTCATCTTTAGGAAACATTAATATAGGTACAGATGGGTGGCAAGCACCACATGTATTTAGAGTAGTGTTTTCTGGTAAAAGAAGACTTATTATATAAGGGGTCTCGCTATAATGAATAAAGCAACAAAGATAGCATCTACTGTAGCTGCCGTAGCTATTGCAGCTGGTACAGCTGTTGTATATAATGATATCAGAGAGAATGATAAATTTTATGAGGAAAATCCAGAGCTCATTCCAATGGATCTACCTCAGTTAAATTTACCTACACTAGACCTACCTACTATCAAGCTACCCGATATCGAAATACCCAATATCGAAATACCTGAAATAAATACTGCAAGTGTTATCGATGAAGAAATAATTGAATCCTTAAACCTTCCTCAAGCGGAAACCTACAATGAAGCCAGGTTTGAGCAATGGAAAGATCTAGCCAAAGATAAACGCAATTTATTTAAGGATAGAAGAAATATTATATCTGATAGCACCGCAACTATAGACTCTATAGAATTTAAAAAGTGGGTGGAAATTCACAAAGAGAAACAAGCCTATGTCCTAGAAAAAGTAGAATTAGAACAAGGCATTCGAATGATTGCCGAAGTTACAGTTCCCAAGAGCAAAGAAGAATATGAAGTTCTCCTTAGCAATTTGGCCTATTACAATAAAAAGGGATATAATGCTGCTTTATTAACCTTTGATACATCAGAAGAATTATCCGATTTAGTCCAATTAGCTCTTTTGCTGAATAGAAAAAATATGGCGTGTTGGATAGCATATTCTGGCCCAGAAGATCTAAAACACTCCGTTTATGTTGATCCGGATAAGCTAGCCGAATATATAAGTGAGCTTGCAGAGATTTCTGATGGTATTCTTGTAGGATGGAGAAGAACAGCACTACATCTTTTTATGCAGGATAAACCTTTTACAGATTTCATACTAAAAGCTGCCAGGAAAGCAAACCCCAGTATTATGGTTTTGGGGGAGGCGTACTTAGGCCCAACATACGAGCTTGATGTAGAACAACCAATAAAAGCATCTTTTAATATACCAGCTAACTCCTCTGGAACTATTATAAACAATATAGGTTTTCAAAATGTTAATGTAAGAGGAGCATTAACTGGTGTATTCAAAAAGGTAGCTAATATGGATAGAGTGGCTGTTGTTGTTGGTAGCAGACCCTACCATATGACAGTACACAAAAGTCCGTTTAGTAAAGAACAACAGGATAAAATAAAGGAAAAGATAGAGTCTAGCTTTATAAAAGCTGGGTGTTCTGGAACAATAACATTACATGGTGATGGAGGGGAAATTGTAAAAGATGGTGTAAAGCGATTAACCGACAGTCTATGTTTAAATAACTAATTAAATTGAGAGGTAATAAATTGAAAAAGTTTATAATTCTAAATATAATTTTGTCAACTATTTTTACTGTGGGTGCTGTAGAATTCAATGTTCAGGAAGTGTATAATAATACTTATAAAAAACTTGTTAACAATCGAGAAACACTTGATCAAAATGTTGTTAAAGAAGTTAACGACTACCTGAATACTGTAGAAACAAAAACAGATGCTCAGAAACTCTGTATAATAAAATATAAGCTATTCACATATGACCAAACAAAAGGTACAGACAATAGCTTTGAAGGGCTTAAAACCTATCTGGAAAAGATGCTTTCTGATGCTAAATTAGATAAACCAGTTACAGAAGCGAAAAAACTTGAGATGATGGATATCTGGTATAAGTATAGCGACAAAGACTTTGTAGTCAAAATGTATAATGCTATAAAAGCTACCCCCAATGGACATAAGTTTGCAGATGCTGGATGGTGGGCACAGCACGCGAAGCAATATAATGATGCTTATAATTTCTATATGGAGAACCAAGTGTTCCCAGATAGATCTGTTGCGATTGCTGTAAAGTATTTAAAGGACCCACAGAAAGCGCTTTCAGCAGCTAAACTAGTAGCAGATAAAACGTATCCTGTAGAAGTTGTTAATAAGGTAGTTGGTTTAGTATTAGAAAATGTTGTAACCAATAAAAAAGTTAATCAAGAGGATGTAAAAACATTTTTACAGGATGTTAATAAACGCTACAGTCGTCTTATGAAAGAAGATGAAAAAGCATGGGCACCTATCATTGGTGATGTTAGGATGACCCTTGGTGCATATTAATAAATTTAAAGGAAAAATACAATGAAGTTATTTGTGTTATTTTTAGCGGCCTTATCCGTTGTAACTGTCAATGCCATTGAATACAAGTCAGCAGAATTTTTTAAAAATGTGCATGATGTACTGGCGGAAAACAGCAAGACCCAGGATCAATCAGTGGTTGCTTCAGTTAAGAAATATATAGATTCCGTAGAACCAAAAAATGATCAACAAAAAAGAAACGTAATAAAATTTAAGGTGTGGGTATACGATCAAACAAAAGGCTCTGATACATCTTTTGAAGGACTTTCAAAATACAGAGATGAGCTTATAGCAAAAGAAAAATTTGAAGTAGCCCCAACTGAAGCACAGAAACTGGAAATGCTGGATATCTGGTATAAGTATAGAACAGACAAAGACTTTGTGGCCAAAATGTATAATGCTATAAAAGCCACCCCCAATGGACATAGGTTTTCAAATGCCGGTGTTTATGCATATAGAACTAATAATTATCTGGATGCTTATAATTTCTATATGGAGAACCAAGTTTTCCCAGAGAGATGCGTTGAGATTGCTATAAAAAATCTAAAAGATACTAAAAAGGTGTTAGATGCCGCTCAGGTTATCACAAAGAAAAACTATGACGCAAAAAAGGTTAAACCTATTGTAGATTGCGTGATAAATAACCTTACAACTAGTGACAGTGTAGATCAGAACGAGGTTAAACTCTTCTTGCAAAAGGTAAACAAACGTTACAGTCGTCTTATGAAAGAGGATGAAGCCACTTGGGCACCGATTATCGGTGATGTCAGAATGACACTAGCGGCCTACTAAATAATAACTAATAGGGGTTATAGCAATATAACCCCTATTTTATTATGGGGGGTTTATGATAAAATTTAAAAGAGATTTTACAGATAAAGAAAATTTAATGCTAGGAGAGGCATTCAATTATATTGTAAAAAGATTGCATCATCTTCTAAAACATCCTGAATATGCCTACCTTCATTTTAATGCAGTAACAGATGCACAAAAAAATAAAGTAATAGAGTGTCTTCATAAAATGACATTTGTTTCCTGTGGGATATACAAATGTGCCACCAAATGGCATCCTATATCATGGTTTGGTTATGGCCTTTGTTGTCCATTTAAACCAGGCAAAGGTATATTAATCGCAGAAAAGACATTTAAAGAAGGTGTTAATTCTTTAATAGAAATTATTATACATGAGTTTTCTCATTCATCCTTAGGAACCATAGATGGCCTCTACGCAAAGGGTATAGATTCTGATAAATTCGAAGATAGAATAAAGGATGCCTGGGTATGGACTTTTATTATTTAACCAACTACAGGGCAGGTGTAATAACTGCGTTTATCATTTTAGTTCTATTATTTATTATAGGCTGTAGTGGCATATACCAATCACAAACAACCGTATTAGGTGTTGAAGCTATAATTAACCCTGTGTCATCTCAAGGACCTATAACCGCAAGGATTGGCGTAATTACACATAGACAAAATATCTCTCAATCTGCCAATATTAAAAAGATGGAAAATAGCATTGCCATGTATAATGTTAATCTATGGAATCTAGAAGGTAATGTTAATGGTAAAATGATGGCAGAAGGTGCAAAGGCAACAAATAGTAAGTAGTATTAAACCATAATAAGCTGTATAATATACAATGGAGGGTACAACAATTAACAGCTAACATATAGGAAAACAAAATGGCTGCAGAAGGTCAAAGCATAACATACAAACTTGTAGTTGGGGTACTCTTGGTCATTGTAGGATTCTTCGGAACCATGTCATACAGTCAATTATTGGCAATCCAAAAGGATTTAGTAGCATTACAAGTAGCCGTAGCTCGAGTACAATCTGAAATCATTGGTAGGCAAGAAATCAAACAGATGATTGCCGATGAATGCTTAAAATATCACTTCAAGGAATATAACCAGAGTAGAGATACATCTGCTAAATAATATAAACAAGGTTAATCCATAGGATACCTTTTAATTATATTCCGGCTTTGAGGCGTAAGTTTAAAATCTTGCGCCTCTTTTATTATACGCTCTTCAAACTTACCAAGCCTATGAGCATAATAACACTTACCATCATAAAAACAGGCTTTATAAGGTACATCATCTGGTAAGGTAAGGCTATTTATATCACCTGTCTCAATGTCATAAGTCAAAATATAATCTGTTTCGTCCTTACGGGTACTTAGAATCAATTCTGTGGGCTTGGTAACGTTATAGGTAATTCTATATACCATGAAATGCTTAGGGAGCTCTAGCGTCTCTCTAATAGACCCTAAAAGGGTTATGAATCTTTTACCATAACCATACACAAGGTATTTAGGAGTCATACAACCAACCCTAGCAGTCGTAACCCTAAACACTGGCTCATCAAAGTCATATTTGGCATATAAATTAAAATGAGGATGTTCATCACAACCACCCCCAATAAAATATACAACATCCTTATGACCTATCTTTACCATACCAGGGGAACACTCTGTAGCATCAGCAGGTAATGTAGTGGATAGACGCTTCCATTCACCATCCTTGTTATAATGAATCTTCCATTTGTTATTTACCCTTAGAGTACATAACTGGATACCTTTATAAACAAAAGGCATGTGGCTATAAGTGTTATCGCTAAAATTAAACATTAGTTTCTCTTATCTCTTACAAGTATCTGGCCATATTAAATTACCGTTCTTATCATAGCAACCCTCTTGCAATGACATATAACCATCATAGGAATAAGGAGAACAAAATTCTGGTTGTAAACCAACTAATACACCCTCATCATTAATATTACCGCTACCATATCCAGTACGACCACAACCAGATTCACCAATCTCAATCAAACGCCATCTATAACCAGGTGTACCAACACCCTTACCCTGATATGGCTTTAAATCAAAACACCTTGGACCATCTTCTCTATTTACTTTAAAACTCCTAATAACCCTAGGCATACATTCACAAGTACAATGGCTACACATAATGACATAACCATTCTCTACAATAATTGTACCATTTTTAAGCCATAAACTATCCTCAGCCATATCATTTCCATTTCTTAAAAGCTTTTTTAGCAGCTTTCTTCTTTAATGCTCGCTCTTTATTCTTAAGCTCTTTATATGTTTTACGGTCTACAATATCTTCTTCGTCATCTAAAGGAAATCTACCGTAATAGTTAGCACTCATCAATAATAATCTCTTTTCATTAAATTAATAAAACAAAAGGGCATAGCTAATAAAAGCTATACCCTAATGTATCATTTGTTCATCAATTTTCCAACGCGTTGGAAATTAGAACACAACCTGCCAGTCAGTAGTGTTAATACCGGTAAAACCAGTAACATCAATCACTGCTGTAAAATTACCAGCTGAATAGGTAACACTGTCAGGACCAACACCAAAGTAGGTGAATGGAGCAGTCTTCTTAATGAGACCCTTCGGCACTGCCTTGGCTGTAACAGTAATCTTATTATCAGCATAATTGCTTGCAGTCACATCCACTGGTGTAAGCAGGGTTGTAATCTTCTCATCAGCAACATCACCTGCAAGATCCTGCACATGGCTATCAACAACCTGGAGTTGATTGCTGGCATTCTTGCTGATTGATGTGCCATCATACTTGACATCAATAGCACCTTCAGTATTGCTAATAACCGAATCGGTTGCAACCTTAACACCACCAAGAGCCGTGTCAGTAGCAACAGGAAGCGTATAGCTATAGCTTACACTAAGGGTACCATCACCACTAACAGAAAGACCAGTACCAGCTTTAACAGCACCAACTGCATCTGCAGTAGCAACAGGCATCACACTGGCAAGAAGCTTACCACCAGTCTGAATTACAGGAACATTACCATCAGCAGTACCAACAGTGACAACACCAGCCACACTATCAGATGCAGCAGGAACGCTAATAACACCCTCAGCAACTGTCAGGTTAGAACCAATCTGAACAGTACCAAAGGCAGATTCACTAGCCTTTGCAACTGAAAGAACACCAGCTGCAACACTGAGACCATTTGCCGAAGGAACCTGCACAACACCAAAGGTAGTTGCTGTGGCTTTGGCAATATTACTAACGTTAATATTAGTAATATTAGAACCATCAAAAGCGGGTGCCGAATTCTTCAATGCGGCTGGAGTAATATATTTCTCCTGGTCAGTACCAGCATTAATTTCTGTGCTGGTAGCTGCAAACAGATCCATCGTAATAGAACGGTAGTCAGCAAAGGTATCTTTTGTAGCACCTTCACTAACAGTAACCCTTCTAAACATCGAACCTGCTGCATAAACCTGACCATCAACAGTAGCCTCTGCAGTAAGAGTAATCGCATCTCCAACCTGAACATCAGCAGGAGCTGTAATACTCTGACCGGCACCAATCGTAATAACACCCTCTTCAGAAACAGTAGCACTCCAGACTTCCTGGATGTTGATAGAACCAATATACTGTCTATCAATTGTACCATCTGCATTAAGAGGCACAATACCGCTTGCAACACCTTTTTCAGAGGCTTTAACAAACTGTGCTGCATCAACAGCAAGATTACCTTCACCATCAAGTGTCAAGCCAGATGTTGCAGCAGCTGCAACTTTAACACCACCAATTGCACTGTCAGTAGCAACAGCAAGGTTTACACCACTGGCGTCAACAGTAATACCAGTACCCGCTTTTACTGCAACACTACTACCAGCAGTATCAATACCGTTACCCACCGGAATGTTGGCAACTAATAGTTTACCATTAGCGTCTAAACCGGCAACACCATTATTAACGTTTTTGTCAGCACTGGTTAAAACCGTATTAGCTCCAAGAGTGGCAACACCAGCCGGGGTAACACTAAATACACTACCTTCATTTACTTTATATACAATACCACTTGCAGTTAGTTCAAAAGATGCACCAGCAGATGCAGATTCATTTACAACTAAACTTGCAGAGGTCTTGTCAGCATAAAACCCACCATTAATATTAGCGTCTGCATTATCAACCGTGACTATTTTAATGTTGGTTTTATTCGTATAATTACTTAAATCAACCGTACCCGTTTCAAGGGCTTCAATACGATCATTAATCCCTGTAATAGTGCTCTGCAAGTCAGTAACATTACTAATTGCAATAGCACCAACTATCAGCTGGTTATTCTCGTTAACCTTAATCGTTGCATCATCATACTGAACACCAATGCTTACATTATTAGTCGCCCCATCCAAAGAGAGAGCAACTGCACCATTAGAGAGCTCCTTGAGCATCTTTGTAGTCAATATGATACCATTACCAATAAAAGCCATACACACATCCCTTATACTATGATTTTCCAGATACCTTGTATATCTAAACCAGTGACATCCAAAGTATATAAACCTTCAGAATCTATGGAATCCGGTTGGATACCAAAAATAGAACCAGATGGACTAACCAAACCTTTCGGCATTAAATCCATCTTAATATAAATCTTCCCATCTACAATACGATCAGGAGTTACATATTGACTCGTGATAATTGTACATTTTAGAAGACTCTTATCTTCCTGAACCTGATACAATGACCAAGCCCCACTCTCTTCTTTGACAAGCAATAGTTGCCCAGTGTAAACAGTGGGACTTGTTGTAGCGTAGGCCAAAGCACCAGCATAACTCGTAAAACGAGTATCCCGTTCAAGAGGTTCATTGTCAACCCTGTAATAACCTACAGGTAAACTCACATACGCTTTAGCCATTAGTTATATTGTCCCTACGCTTTATTCACTCTTGAATTTAATATTCCAGGTCTCTGCTGTCAATGCCAGTGCCGCCTGGTAAATATAAACATTATAAGTCTTGGTAGTACCTGCATCTGCAGTTGCAATTTCCATTGTACCTGCAACAAAGGACCCTTCATAGTGCGTGCTACCTCCAGCAGGGATAACAGAGTCAAGCCGTGTACCCTGTGGACATGCAATAACAACACGTCTTGTAGTAGACTGAATGTTGATTGCAAAGGATGCCGTATTACTGGTCAAGAAAGCACTACTATAACCAGAAGTATTTCTAATGAAAGCACTATCAAAGGCAGTACCATCAGCATTAGTATATGTTGTACCAATTGTACCAGCAACTGGAGGTGTAGTGGCATTATTAGTATCAACACCATAGAAATACTTGTAATAGTAGTTAACCGTTAGATCTCTCTGGAAACCCTGGTTATTGGTATTCACACCACTAATACGCCATTTATAAGCACCAGGCGTAGTAGCCTTGATTGCTTCCTGGGTAACCGCATGGCTGGTCTCTGTCTTGGCAATACCCGTTGCAAGAACTGCTGCGCTAGGAGCAGTCTGTTCAAGCTTAAAGCCATCTTCTTTAATATTAGCTGCATTGCTAACACTCCAAGTAAATGTTGGGTTAGCACTAATAGTTGCACCAACTTCCTGAGAATTAGACACACCCTGCATAGTAAATGCTGTGAAAGCAGGAACCTTATAAGGATAGAACATCTGCTTGATAATGTCCTTGACATTCATCAGATTCAGATCTGTAACACCTGCTTTAACATCACCAACTGTAGTGCTAACTGTAGATTCACCTTCTGGTGCAACAAATAGGAAATCATTTTCAGTAGCAACAGGAAGCTGCTTTTCTGTATCATCTGTCACATCGGTACGCTTCACAGTTACTTGGTTTGCTGTGATATCTGTACTATAGGTCTCAGAATCAGGTTCACCACCCTTTGAAGTTACAATGGTGTGCTGTGTATTCTGAATCCAGTCATAATCAGTAGCACTCACATATTTATTGACACTACCTTGAGTCATGTCATCCATGTTAGTGCTAAACTCAGGTGTTTCACCTGCATTGACAAAATCACCAATTACTGCAGTCTGATCAGCAGGAGTCTTTACAAGTCTGTAAAGAGAACCATCTTCCAATACAGCAAGGTCACCTACCTGAATACTCGGATTCGCACCAGATGCCTTGGCAATCATGTCATCAGTATCAGTACATTCAATAACCTGTACGACATGCTCTCCATCAATATAAGATGCGTCAATCTTACCTTCGGCATTCAATGGCGCAACACCATTTGCCTGACCAACCTCAGTTTTAGCTACATATGTAGCCGGTGCAGTCGTAGTAATAAAGGTATCAAGGTTAGACTGTACTGTAGTTACATCACTAACCTCTGCAAGCTTATTACCGTTATAGGTAAGCTTACCCTCATTTTCACCAAGCTTATCAACAGCACTAATGCTAATCGTCCCAACAGAAAAAACACCAGTACCAGGATCAGTAATGGTTGTACCATCTGCAGTAGGAATCGTAGGCTTGTTTAAAATATATGCCTTGGAAGTTGGACTAGTTTCATCCCAGTCAGCCTGAACCTGTTCTGAACTACCACCGCCAGAGCTATATGGCTCCAAACGCTTGACACCGTCAGCCTCCTGAATCATGTAAAGCGCAAAAGAACCATCCTGCTTCACAGAAATAACCTGACCAGCATAAGCAGTAGGATCTGTAGTAGCGTAAGCATTAGCTTCAGTATAAGTCTCGAACTTAGTGTTCTTTTCCAGTGGCTCCGCATCAACTCGATAATAACCAACTGGCAAACTTACAAAACTTTTAGCCATCTTTTATATTTCCCTTATTGTTTAAATGTCCATACATCTGCCGTAAGACCCTTCAAGGCTTGGTAAATGTATATATTATACAAAGAACCAAGTGAAGTTCCCTCGCCAGCTATATTAATTGTCGATTTTATAAATGAACCAATATAATTTATAGAACTGCCACCAGGGGTAACGGCTTTTAAATCCTCTTGCCCAGCCGGTACCGCAAAAACAACTCTCCTAGAACCCTCTGGTATGGTCATCTCAATGTCAGTACCATCAAAATACATCTTGGTGGCCTTGGAACGTATATAGGCACTGTTAAATAATGTACCATCTGCATTCCTGTATGTACCATTAGCTATTGATTCAGCCGTAGGTACAATATCGTCATTAGTATCGGCAAAGAACATGGTAAAATAGTTCCAAAAGTATTCAGCCTTGGCAGAACTACCACTACCATTCTTATCTAATACACCAAGCGTAAAGGTACATTTGCCCGGTATATTACATACCAAGTCATCAAAGGGAACTGAAAGTGATTCAACAGAAGGATCAAACTCTGTGGCAAGAACCTTCTTCGTGGGTGTCTCATTCCAGGCACCATAATCAGCCTCTAACCTCGTTGAATTTTCCAACGCGTTGGAACTTTCGGTAATCTTAATGCCAAAAATAATAGGGCTCTTAAAAGCAGTGCCACATTCAAGTCTATAAGGTACACCTCTAGCTTCCAATCTAACAACCTCAGGCTTATTAAATGGAAACATCATCTTTTGTAATATAGGCACAAGCTTTAAACGATCTATTACAGTCTGGTCTTTAATTAAACCACCAACGGTAGTAGTAACTGGGGTATCCCTGTTTACAGTATCAGGGTTAACAAAGGTTACACCAGCTGCAATATTATCGTCTATATACTTCTTGGTATCTTCCCAGGGCTTATATTCAGGTGTTTGCACAATAGGAGGCTTCTCACCAGCATAAACAACACCCTCGCTCCTTACACAGTCCTGCAATATAACAGAACCATCCATAATGAGCTCTACAATAACATCCTCTCCGGCTTTCTCGGCAAAGGCTGTCGTATTAGTGTTTATAGTTACCTGTAATAAACCCTCTTCATTGGAAACTATATTGATGTCACAACCCTCTGCCAAAAACATAAGGTCATCATCATGCGTTTTATTGGTGTCACCCGCAAACCTAAACAAAGCACCCTCAGGTATTACATAAGGATCCCCATTGCGGTCCACTAACTTAAAACTGAAAGTATAGGTCTTGTCATAATACAGCAAAGGCCTGTCAGCACAAGGTAAAGCATATTTATAGTTCTTATTACTGACAAACTTCTGCGTAAATACATTTATTGTCATTGGGAAATCCATTATAATATTATTCCCTTGTTAAAGTGTTTTACGAGCTTCGCTTAATATACAAATTACATCATTCGCTACTTTACGGTGGTAAGCAGCACTAATCTGATCTACAAGTTTACGATGTTTATTGGTAGCTGTATCATAAGTCCCCTTAAAAGGCCTCTCTAGGCCACTATAACGTGAATTTATAAGGGCCACTATATTATCCTTATAACCATTCAAGGGATCTTTTAGCTTAGATTGCAGCTTGCCTATAACACCCAATATATCATCAATGGTAGCCTTTGAACCAGTCTCCTCATAAAGAGCCTTGGCTAATACCCTCTCTGCATCATCAAGCTTTATATTACCATCACGGTCAAACTCAAAATTACGCATACTATTACTAAGGTCATTCTTCTTAGTATTGTAATAAGTAGGCAAAAAAGGCTTGCTATTATCTGGCATCTAAAGGATTCCCATTATTATATTATGAACATCATTGTTAATATAATTTCCGCTAGGTATCTTTACAAATAATTTTAATAGCTAAAAAAAAAGACACACCCTTTTTAATAAAGGATATGTCTATATACATAAGCATAAAAATGTAATTCATGGAATATCTAAGGTCTCCATGCTCCTTATTATATTTTTTAGCCTATGCAAATAATATATAAAGGTATTGGAAGTAGGTTCATCTATACCATTTCCTATATTACAAAAGGCAGTAACAAAACCAGCTTCATAACCGCCAGTATATATAGGGAAAAGATAGTCAAACACTTTGACAAACCTTCTGTACTGTGGCAAGTAATCTTCCAATGGAGCATTATGTTTATACTCACTTGACCAATTATAAACAAGATCTACTCCATCCGGGAGATCATACAAGAGCTTTATTACATATGCACCACTGTTTAAATTAGCATTGGGAGTATTGATCAATTCAGGATCTATAAGGTCTACTACCTTTTTAAAGAACCTTAAGGTAAAATACCTTATTACAAACTCTCGCTCTTTGTATTCACTCCTTATGGGTACATTGGTATCAACACTGACCAACATAGAATAGAACCTTACCACCCTAAACAAATGGTTGTCCAAACGAATAGATGTGTGCTCTATGAAAACCTTGTAGATCACCTCATAGAATTGAGATAAGGTTAAATCCCTAAATAAAATCTTAGGGTATAACCTATTTTTAACTTCCTTTACATAGTCATCTATGTAAAGATGATCTGTAGGAGTTGGACCTACAAAATCATATAAGGTAGTATCTTTTGTTATCCTCATTTAAAGTCCTCCCTTTTATTTAATAAAAAATAAGGCAACAGTTTATAACCATTGCCTTACTTTAGTTTAGATTGCAAAGAATACAATCTTGTTTTCAATGGTAATATGATCAAAACCAATTTCCTCAAGATATTGCCTGATGGTATCTTCAGGATTGAGAATGATCATAATACCCTTGTCACTTATGACATGACCATTGAATCTTACCAAGAACTCATTGCAGGTGGTGTATTGCAAAAGCAGTTTCGAATCATAGTTGAATGAATCAAAACCGCTAATATCAGACCCCTTGATGTTTTTAGTTAAAAGCTTACCTGAGTATTCACCACTCTTTATTGAATGGTGCTCCTCACTGCTATAAAGCTTAGTTATGAGTTCCTTAAATGAGGGGGAATTGTAAAAACAATCCACAGGTATTTCAAGAACAGTATTATTCTTGGCATTTAACGTTGAAATCTGCGACTTCAACTGCTGAAAAAAGTTTCTCAAAAGATCCATTGGGGGATCCTCCTTGATTATAAAGCTTGATGTTTTCCTTATCCAACACATACCTGTTTCCACAATAGAGACAGGTATATACTGCATAGGTTTTGGTATTGGATGTACAAATTAAACCCACACCTCCATGAGCAGCATTACACCTGGGACAGGTGTCCAAATAAAGAGACTCTTTCTCATAACTGGAGAAAGAGTGTTCATTTTTTGGTACAGTATTATCATGGGGTTTGGGTTGTCTTTTAAAGTGAGTCCTCTTGATAAAGATCTCCATGATAGAGTCAATATCACACTTGCGGTAAAGTTTGGGATCTTTACCCATCTTACCAATTATGATTTTGGTTGTGACAGGTTTTACATTGGCCTCCCTTAAGTACCGACTGATTGTAGTGTAGTGATACCCGGTGCGTTCAGAAGCTTCTTTAATGGTCTCCAAATCCATTTCCACTCCTTAATGTTTTGTGGTTAATAAAAAAGGGGCATAAAAGCCCCCACAAATTATTATAACGCTAAATGAATGTTATTTAAGCACCTGTACTGCCAAAGCCATTAGAGCCCCTATAAGTGTCATCAAGGGAATCAGTGAATTCAAGCTTATAAGGAGTAAGGGGAATGATTAAGAGTTGGGTAATCTTATTACCTCTCTCAATGGTAAAGTCAGTATCGGAATGGTTATAAAGGACAACCTTGATTTCACCTCTGTAGGTCTCATCAATACATCCAGCACCGGTTTCAATACTGTGATTACCAGAGAGCCCACTCTTAGACCAAAGGAGTCCAACATTGCCTTTTGGGATGGCAATTTTAAGTCCTGTACCAACAATTGCTTTACCATGCTTGGGAATCGTAACTCGTTGATTTGAAAGAATATCCAGGCCGGCCTCGTTGATACCTCCCTTAAAAGGCTTCAAATCTTCAGATTCACACACTGCTTTAAGTACTTCAGTATTAACAGTTTCCATAGTTTTATAAAAATCCTTATTTTTATTGAAAATTTCTGGTTAGAACCCCTAATTATTACCTTATCATTTATAGGTAATAACAATCATATGAGTTGAGATAGTTACAATTGGTTTATTTTTCATCTCCATTTTCATATTCCCACCATGTAAGGCCACAATGGTCACAATAGTGTTGGCATTTGAACTGTTGAGTGCTCATGTCGAAGTCACGACATATAACAAAAACTGAAAGAGAGGCACAATGAGGACAAAGAGTGAATACCATTTACTAATTTACCTCAGTTAACAGGTGTATTGAAATATTCAATAACCTTACGCATGAGTTTTTCAGTAAGGCCGTTTTCATAGTTTGTTTGAAAGAATTTACAGCAAGGTGGTAACTCAAGTCCTGCATCGGGGTCATCATCAAGAACGGCTGCCTTGGTGATGGGTTGGTCAAGGATATTATTAAATATGAAAAACCTTATTTCCCTACCCCTAGGGACATAATTACCATTGGTTGGATAGGTATTAAGGCTAGGAGTAAAACCAATAAGCCTATCACCGGGGAGACCCTTGCGGTTAAAGAGTTGTTTGGCATGTTCCATTGTATAGAGCTCACGCCAAGAGCTGCTCCATACAATGTTACAGTCACATTGAGTGCAAATAGTAGTTACCCTTTCGGCAAGATGGGGAACTACAAATTCAGAGGTGTTGGGATACTTACGATGGAATTTGGCCTTGTACCATTTAAGGTAATTAAGGCAATTACAAACACCATCCATGTCAAGGAATAAAATGTTCATTTGATATCATTGGGCGGGTTAGGGTAAAGTTGATGATGTTCGGAGTGAATTGTTTGAAGCATGTGATACATGTCATTGAGTTGTGTTCTAATATAAAAATTAGTGATGACAAGCATTACTATGGCAACCATAACACAGGTTAAAATTATAAGGTAACGAATTTCCCATTTGCTTAACATTTTTTATTTGACCTTTCTGGGTTCTTTCCTAAAGGAATATTTACTGGTAAAGCCCTTGGAGGCAGCTATGACCTTATCATTACCTACAGGGACAGGTTTGGTGGTTTCAACCATCATGGTATTGAAAAGATACATCTCAATCATTTGATAGGCTTGCTCAGGGGGCATTAGTTTAGGGAAGTCAATCTCCGATAGTTTGGGGTTTACTAAAAGATAACGAGGAATAGGACTCATTACAAAATAGGGTACTTTAAACTTTTTTGAGAAAGATTCAAGAAACTTGAAATTAGAATAGATATCCTTAAAGAAATGCTTTACAGTTTCGAGTTGGTGATTCTGTAAAAACCTTTTACTGGAAATATAAGTGATTACTGACTTGGGAGTCTTGCTATTAGTATCCCATGCAGCGGCTGCTTTATAAAGGTCAATGGCAGAATCAACATCAAAAAGAAAATGGCAATGGGTTTGTTTATGGATATTACCAGGTTCACACTTTGCGTGACTCATTACAAAATAAGGGTAAAGCAACCCACAGAAGTAAAAGATATATACTCTAAGGGAAGCCATAAATTTATCATTTGAGATATAAAATTCATATGGTAAATCCTTAAGGGTAGAGTGCTTTAAAATAAAAGCAGTCATATCTTGGAACTCTTTAGAGGTATCGGACGGAATATGCCTCACAAAGGTATGAGCCTTGTCTTGAGGATCATTGAGGTAATCATAATAATCTTTGAACTTACTCAGGATATTCATTTGTTGTCCTCCTTGTGGTTTAATATATAATTAAAGGGATCAATAATGTATTCAATGCGGGTTGTTGTTTTTTGAAATCTATCTGGATTAAAGAATAGTATAGGCCAACGGAAACTATGTAAAACCACTAAAAGTTTCTGTTTAAATGTTAAAGGACTACATATTATTAATAAGGGTAAAGCACACACAACAGTAAATGAAAGATAAGTACACAGCAGACAATAAACAAAGAACATAGATGACACTCCCTTTTAATATTTAAAAAAGTAGGTCAAGAGACCTACTATGGTAAAATTAACTTGTTATTATAAGTGTAACACCAACTGATATAACAATTATCATAAAAATTGTTATGGAGTCCATAATAGACCTCCTATGTTAAAAATTAATAAAACATATTGTAAGCTATTTACTTACAATATATTATAACGCATTTATAACATATTTTAAGAAAGTTTTATGAACTAAAAAAGAGACACCTGTTTAAAGTCTGGTGTCAAAGACTGTCCCTTTAACGATTACTTAAAGAGTCTTAATTTCATAGTCAAGAGTCTTTATTTCATCATTAAGGGTTTCAACAGTGGCATCAAGGGTTTCGATAGTGGGTTCAAAGATCTGTTCCATGATTGTTCTCCTTATATTTTAAGTGAAAGGGTTTACCACCACAAATTATTATAACACAAATGATTAAAAATTTAAGTAAAAAAAAACCTCTGTATTGGGCAGGAGTCAAACCCAATACAGAGGAAAAAACTTATGTTTTTATTTTACCTAACCATATATGTCTAACAGGAGATCTATTGTGGACTTCATAACAATTTTTAAATTAGCAGACATATATGCTGTTCACGATTCTTACGAATCTTCCTGCTTCAACGAGACTCTATCGAGTCTCTCCACAGGCACTACCGGTGTGACCCACCGTGTAAATCCTCAGACCTTCGTTCAGAAGGTTGATTGACGCGTTCAGGTATAGGCACGTCAACCCAACACCAAGGAAAGCTCACGCTCCTTAAAGACATCATTACCAATACCGGGAAACATAACAGTATATTCAGGTACATGTATTGTAGAATGCTTAGGACCAACAGTAGCCTTAACCTCTAATACAATACCCTCTTTATCATCATATTCACAAGGATATTTAACTTTTACTTTATCACCTACATTAAATTTAGGTTCAAAGCTTCGGGCTTCACAAGCAAAGGCATCATCAGGATCTGTATACTTAGCACCACAGATATCACAAATGATATAAGTGATTGGATAAGGCTTACCATTATACCATTTGTCATAGCAGATCTTTGTATTTGGCATAACCCAATTCCTTAAGCTTTACGGTTCCTAACGAAGTCATCTACTTCACTTTTGATAAACCTCAGATTACCACCAACCCTATAACAAATCAAACCCTCTTTGCGAAGTTTCATAAGAGTGGCTTGACTTATCTTGAGGTATTCACATACCTCTTTGCGGTCAAGGTAATTCACTTCAAGGCTATCTCTAACATCATTTGACATTTTTGCACCCCCTCACTGCAGTAATCAAAGCACTTGCTCAACTACTTTAGCCTTGAAATTGTGACCACCATAGATAATTGGTGCCCACCTGTTTAATATAGCAGTGTCTGAATCAAATTCAAATAAAACCATACCAACATCAACAGTACCACTGCAGCACTTCTCACCATAGGCATTATAAAGTGGCAACTGTAATGCCGGTAGATTAATAGCAAGGTAACGTGTAGTACCAGCATAACTAAAGCGATGGACATGGCCTCTAATGATATAGTCAGCAACGGGAGCAGCACCCTCCATAAACCATTCAAGGTTCCATGTAGCTTCTTTAGCCTGAGGAGTAAACATACCATAAGGAGTGGTAGAGCTACCAACTTTATGCTTAAGGTCAAACACCTTTTTCATACCGTGAGTACGTTCATCATCTTTATCATATTGCTTGCCTTGGATTTCAAGGAAAAGTCTATTCTCAATAGTAGCATTGAAATTACGGGCAATTAAATTTTCAATCTCAGTACCATCCTGAGCTACATGGTAATCAGTACCTCTAATGAAGTAATGTTTCTTGGCATTGGCAGCAGTAATAGCTTCGGTTGCCATAGCAGCCTGTTCAAATAGATCGCTGGTAATACAACCAACTCCACCACTCTTTCTATTACGACCATCAACGGCATCACCAATGACACAAAGAATATCAGGTTTTATAAGATCCATGGCACCTGTATACCAATCCCAAAAGGCAGCTTGATTTCTTTCAACTTCTTTGTTATAACGGATACGATAATCCGGCGGGGTGATACCACTCAAAGCACCACAATGAAGGTCAGAAATAAAAACTACTGTCTTTTTACCCATTTTAATCTCCTTTAAAGAGTTTAGATTCAATTTATGCGGTTTTATTACAATATAGCTTTTTAACCATAAAAAGTCAAGTTTTAAACAAAAACCGGAGCATTAAAACTCCGGCTAAAAGATCAACCCTTATAGGTATAATTGCCTAGATTCATTTTCTCCAAGAGACTCTCAAAAGCTTCATTAGTTGTCCATGTAGCAAAGTAGGATTCTTTTATTCTTAGACGTGTAGCACAACAAATACGTTTACCAAATACAGTAATGCCTCTCAAACCAACATAAAACTTTGTTTGGTCAGTATAAGTATAGAAGGCCGTCAATGGCATAGCATCGTCATGAAATTTATTATAGGTCTGTAACCATTTAGTTTTATTTACAGGCTGAGGTCTTATACCATCCCATACATAAACAATACCATTAATATTCTCTGCAACAAGGCGATTCTTTAAATTATTGAAATCCTTTAATAATTCAGATGGACATGATTCATTGAAAATAGGGAATAGTTTCTGGGCATCATATTCTTTAAGCATACCCATATTATCATTTAATACAATAAAATTTTCACTCAATCGCTCATCATCAAAAGAATGGATAGACTCTACATGCTTCCGTTCAATAATGTCATCAGGAGCATCAACAACAAAAAACTTACCAGTATTCCTTAAATGCATTCTGATTGAATTAATAGAGATATCAAACCACGTCTTGTTTTTGATAGGAAAATAAACCACATCTAATAGACCGTTGTTAAAACTATCATCAAGAACAGGTGTTGTAAATGTACTTGCAATTGCATTAACATTGGCTACAGGAGCTTCTGTTAAAGTACGTGCAGTAGCTATAACTTTAGCAGGTTGCTCTATAATCGTTACATTGAATTTTTCTGCATTCTTTTTGTTAAGAGATACAATGTCATCAGTTGTTGTAAATTCTTCAAAGGCTAACCATAATGATTTTATATAATACAAATCTTCTTGGTCAATATAGAATCTTTTAGTTTGGAGTTTTTCTCTAAAGGTAGATATAGCTTTAAACAATACACTGTTTACACCGGAAATGTCTCTTTCTGCAGCGCTCAATGCACCTAAAAGTTCAGGCCGCTTATCTTCATATTCAGGGTATTCATAACTGTTTAATACATCGTTGGCGTAAATTAGGGCTTGCCCCATGTGCATCAATATTTTTTCATTTTGCGTCATTTTATATCTCCTAAGGTTACATTAATATATTCTAGTAGCTAAAAAAAAGCAACAGGGGTATTTAACCTCTGTTGCTTTGATCATGTTACGCTTTTGCTTCGTTCTGCTTGGCGGATTGAGTAAATCCACCAAGAACTTCGCCCATCAACTTATTGAGGGCACTGAAAGCATCGGCTGCATTAGCTTGGTTATTGGGTTTCGTTTTCTTGGTATCGTCAACAACTTCTCCTTCGACATGCTCCTCTTCATCAGAAGCTTCAGCAGAAGTTTCATTGACGTTATCTTTGGGCTGCCGGAAATCATTGAAGATGCTGTGGATCTTTGCTTCCATTTCCTTTGCCTTAGCATATTCGTTCTTGTAGAAGACCTTGAAGATCAGCTTGGTGATAAACTTGACCAACAGAATGGTCAAGAAATAGACCAATCCACCGATGATCAAAAACACAGCTGCCCATGCGATGACAGCAGCTACAAAAGCTACAAACTGAAAAGCAGCGAAAACAATAGCAGACAAGACTTCCATTTTTGTATCTCCTTTTTATATGATGGAAATTTTGATCTTATATTTTGGCATCGGCTCAGCCAAGGAAACCATAAACACCATGTCTATGTAAACCCATGTAGCTTTTTAACACTACATTATCCGTGACTAACAAAGTATTTGAATCAAGCACGGAGTAACCCTTTCACGTGAGGTCGCTACGTTAGATCTGCCGTATATTTACCCTCCCGATCTAATAGGAGAAAAATTAAAACACCTAGGGTGGTTAGCCCCATTGAAAACGGACACGAAGATTTTCAATAGAGCTAGCCACCTCAATATATATTAACGCATTTATGCTAAAAATTAAGCTATTTTTAGACTATCCAACGCGTTGGAATTTTACACCATTTTAATTACTCCTGGTTCATAAATATTAATATTATTGTAAAGCCACCTGCGTTTACTTTTTGACTTGACATACTTAATAACACCAGTTAAATGAATATGTTCAATCAACGGTATTTCAAAAGAATGATGCATTTCAACCAATGCCCACTCTACAGGTATATCAAAAAGGTTTACTTCATGCAAAGGTATCCCTAGCATAATCAAAAGAGCCTTCCCATTTAAATACAACCTACCTTTATGAGGCATTGCAGTAACCGTGTGAATCATTACATTTAATGGGTTATTCTCAAGAAGTCTTTCTGGAAATAGAGGTATATCAATACACTGGGTTGTATATGATATAATAAAAAGATAATCTGAGCTCATTTTAATCCCTAAAATAAAAACCAAGGATTTAATAGCCCTTGGTTATTTTAATTTTATTCTGACTCAGATGAGTCTGTTTGCTTCTTTCGTTTTCTTACAGGTTTATTAATATAAGGCATGATCACCTCAATGCTTATCTGGGTCATATAATAATCTCTGATATCTTTTGCTGCTTTATTGAGCAACAAAAGTAAACCTACTAAATCAACAAAGGTTTCAACTTTATGTTTACCATTAATTTGAACAATTTCAAATGTTTTATAATGGTCCTTGCTTAGAAAAGTTGATAGATCGGGTTTATTCTTTCTTGCCGCCATGAAGCAAACATCACTAAAATGAAACCAAAGAGTTTTGGTTTCTTTTTCAAAATAGTTTCTGAAGTTAATAGCTTTATCTGGTACAAAGAAATTAGGTATCTTAGTATACTTTAAAGACCTTTTAATTATTAATGGATGAATATCAAGCTTTACATCAATCTCAGTAAAAGGTTTTTCAATAGGTTGGGTTGTCATTTTAAACTCCTTATTTTAATTGTTAAAATTTAGGAAATAATAGTTTTTGTTAATTCCCTCAATATATTATAACTCAATTTCAATAAGAATTTAGTTGGTAACCCAACCACAAGAAGGGAGAAAAAATTTAACAGAGCTCTGAAAGGAGAGGATCAGATACGCAGTTTCAGAATGAGGGGTGGTAAGGCCCAGTGAGCGAAGCGAACGGACGGGCCTGAGCCCCGAAGGCTGAAACGAAGTATCCCTCTCCTGAAGAGTCTGTCCAAACAACCCGCGTTTGGCGGGTTGTTTGCTATCAAAATTTAAAAGTAAACAAATATATAATGACTATTTATATATTTATATAATAGAACATCATTTACATGATGTTATAGGGTTAAAACTCAAAGCTATCGCTTTGAGTTTTTAATTTATTTTATTTTTTTCTCTATTGTAAACTATCAAGTAAGCATATAGCAAAAATAGAAAACTATACTGCGCAATACTGCGTAATTTTTAAAAATACAAAAAACCTGGAAGAATTTTTAAAACCGCGCGCGCGAGGCCGCGAATCACGTGTGTGTATAGTATCTTTAGCCTTAAAAGAGAAAACTCTCCATTTGAGCTCATTTTTACCAAAAATCGTGATTGTTTTACTATCAACAGGTGACCTATTTATCACCATTCTTGGATAACCATATGCACCCAGAACCACAGGATGCCGTTTAAATCAATTCTAAGGCCTCTCTGGTTTCGATTAGCTTTAAACACGAGTATTGACATAGGAAACCTTCTAGGTGGACCTTAAAATCGCTCTAAATGAGTTTTACTGATTCCTACCTAGAAACACATCCTTCCAATGATGACTTTGGAGTAGCTAACCATTCTGGTATTACAGCCATCTCCAAACAACCCTTCACAGCTATTTCACAATTATGCAAATAGAGGAAATACCTCGGGATACCGTTTAAATCAATTCTAAGGCCCTTCTGATCGCGATTAGAAGTCTAATAGGGTAAATACTCACGTTTTAATTATGTGCCCCTTAAAATCGCTCTAAACGAGTTTTACTGTTTTGACCCATCCTTAAACACCAAGACTACCCATCGAAAACCATAAACACCCAGGATATAAAAAGACCCTTCTGGTGTAGTATCCCAGAAGAGTCTAAAAGTATAGTTTTTGTCAATACACAAAAGTATAGTTTTTGTCAATGACTAAACTTGTTGGGTTTGATTCTGTAATGGTTGTGTAGGTGTCTGCTGTACGGGTGCAATCTGTTGTTGCTGTGGTTTAGCCAGTTGTTGCTGTTGAGGCTTTTGTTGTATAGGTTGATTGATTGGCTTATCTTGTGGTTTTATACCTGTGTAATCCCAGAAAGTAGTTGCCATATCACCTGAATTGTTTCTATAAGCCTGGTATCTATTCCAATCCTGTTTCTTTAAGTTCATATGCCCATAACGTTGTTTATAAGCATACCAAGCAGCATCCTGGTCTAATTGTCTTTGTTGTGAAGCTGTCATTCCAGGTTTGGATCTACTAAGAGCATAATTACTCTTATTGTAGTTTTCCATCATGGTTAAGCCTCTAGCTCTATCTTGAGGATTCTGAGATGCCATTAATTGCTGTGCTTGTTTTCTAGTTTGTTCAAGTCCAGCATATTGCTTTTCTAATTCTCTAGCACTAGTCAATTGATTTACAGTATCTACACCATAGTTAACAACACCCTTAATTGAGTTATAAATTGGGTTATTTGTAGCAATGTAACTAGCAGCTCTAGCTGGGGCCCACATAGCTTCCCATCCTCCCAGTGCAGTATTCCCTAAAGCACTCCAATAGTTGCCTTCGTTCCATGCCTTACGAGCATCTCTTAATGGGGTAACAATACTGTCACCAATTTCCCTAAAGGTGTCTTTACCAGCATCCCAACTCTCTCTATTCGCGTTTATAATATTGGCTGTTATAGTAGGATCAACCCAACTAAACATCGGATTCTTACGCTGCCACTCAATAACATCTTTACGGGTTTCATCAATAGCATTGGCACCAAGGTTACGCATATTAGCTGCAATGCTAGGATCGTTTTGTAGATCGTAAATATGTTTGCCCATATCAATGGCCATATCTAAACCAGCTAATCCTCCAGCGCTTTTTGGTAGTACTTTAGTAATGCCTTTATGAGTTGCTGCAATTGGTGTTTTAACGGCATTATAAGCTTTGCCAATCCTAGTAGTTGGAGGTGGTTTAGGAGCAGATGGAACAGGAATTTTAGGTTTAGTGCCCATCATTCTATCTGCCATAGGCGTATCAATATAGATTTCTTTGGCAAGATTAGCAGCACCACCACCCAATTGTTTAGCACCATCTTTAGCAATAGCTCCCCAACTATCGTCAATATCATCAGCGTCTGTTATCTGAGTACCCTCTGGCACATAATAAGTGTAATCACTATCAACACCAGTTTGCGGAGCAGCATTGGTATTACCATTGTTGCCCATCATAGATTGTTGTATCATTGGAATAGATGAAAGCAATAATGGTAATAACATATTACCAAAGCCACTCTGTTGGTACATTTGTGGTTGGTTGAAGAATGAAAAGTCATAAGCTCTTTGTAGCGCAAGAGGATCTACAGCATTGGCTTCTTTACTTGTCAAGCTTTCTCGTAAATCTGTGAGCTTATTGAGAATAAATTTACCAACAGGATTTTTAGTCATTTCATTGGTTTTATCTAATCCCTCATTGATAAGCTTATCCTTAACGGTATTTGTGGCATTCTCAATATCTTCACCAACTGCATCGGGAATATCTTCTAGTAACGCCTCTATCTTGGAAGTATCTACCGTGGGAAGTTTAAGATTCATTTAATAATTTCCAATTATGATTAAAACTATGCATAGCGTATTTTTAATTACTATACACTTTTTTCAAATGGGTTGCAATTTAAAATATATGTGTTATATTACAATATAGCATACAGGGCGTGGATACAGCACGCAACATAATGCTGCGTGCAGTGTTAGATCAAACTGCCGGATTAAACCGGCATAACCATTAACTTTTAGCAATATCAGTTAATAGAAAATGATCGGCGTGGATTGACTTGGAACCGCTGTACGTCAAGAGAAAATTGGTATCCTCATCTTCATCTAGAAACCTGAATGCTTTCCTGTTTGAGCCGGGGGTAACACCCCGGCTATTTTATTATGTAAAAAAAATGGAAAAGGTTTATTTAAACCTAATCCATTTAAAAAGAATCACTATTTGTGACTCTTTTTGATTTTCTTCAGAGGAACATCACCATCCTTCATCGCGATATGAAGGATGCGTTCATCAACCTTGACCTCAATGCCAGACTTATCTGCCAACATCTTGATCTTTTCAAAACGGGAAAGAGGCCTGTAAACCTTATTCCGCATTCTGAAATGTTTTGCAGCGCTGTTCGCTGCACTCTGACTGAAACCGTTCTTGATGAGAATGCTCATCATGGTTTCGGTGTTTTGACCCACCTTGAGAAGCTTGTTCACAAGGTTGCGACGTTCCTCCACACTTTGTTTGTCGTGTTTCATGTGGTTCCTTTAGTTCTGGTTAACGACCTCCCTCATAAAGAGGGATGAAAAGTACAACGAGATCCGAGTGATCAGATCAGGCCCTTCAAGAGCTGCTGCTTTTTTGCCATACTTCAAAGCACGTTTCTTGTGCTTTACATATGCCTTGAAAAGCTTTGCCAGTTCATTCAGTTTATCGAGGCACTTATTGAATTCCTCGATCTCTCCGGTTGCAAATGCCACGGTGCACTTTGCCTCCAATTCCTTGAATGCCTTTTCAAAGGCATCCATTTCCTCTTTGGCTGAGGTGCACTCGGTGTTCGACTTCTCGATCATGTTGGATCTCTTCTGTTCACGGGTCATGATAAAACTCCTTTCATGGTTAAGAACAGTAAGGTTTACCTCACTATATTATAACTCAAAAATAGCTATATTTAAGTTTTATTATATAAAAAATGGAAAAGGTTTATTTAAACCTAATCCATTTAAAAAGAATCATTATTTGTGACTCTTTTTAATTTTCTTCATGGGAACATCACCATACTTCAGTTGATACAGTGTTTTCATTAGAGTTAACACTGCTATTTTGTTATACTTACTAAGGAACTTTTTCTGATCTTCTGTCAACTCATTGAAGTATGGGTGATCTTTAACATCAGAAATCTCTTCCCGTTTTGGCACCCTAAAGATATCTCCCCAAGGCGTTTTAACAAGATCATCAACAAAAAATTTATTGTAATCAGAACTTACTCTAGTAGTAACAATCCTATTCTGTTTCTTAAGAGTGTCTATTTCTTCAGCAGGGAATGCTATCTCTTTTATCTTTGTCTGGTTCATGATAAAACTACTTTCATGGTTAAGGGTAGTAAGGTTGACCTCACTATATTATAACTCAAAAATAGTTATATTTAAATTTTGTTATATAAAAAAAGAGGGGTAAACTAATACCCCTCTTTATATTTTATCGTACTCTAAGAGTATCACTCCTAAAGATGATGGGACCAATCAGTTCCCCACTTCTTTTGGTATCAATGATACACACTTGTACGATATCCTCATCACAGATTCCAACAATGAATCCGGGAAAGGTTATGTTATCAACGGGTGCCCACACCCTATCCCCTTTATTGAATCTGGTTTTGACATGTTTGCATCTTTCAATGCATTCGGAAGCTTCGTGTTTCTTATGATACCTTCTGTGACAAAAGGGGCACGTAAATATGACATTACGTACATGTGCATTATCAGCACCCTTGATGTCAAGCAGCTTGATACCAAATGATTTTTCATCATTTGGATCATAGACTGATCCATCGTCCACAGGAGTATCGATGAAATCAATAAAAAGATTAGAATCCATATTTAACCCGATCATTTTCTATTAACTGATATTGCTAAAAGTTAATGGTTATGCCGGTGTAACCCGGCAGTTTGATCTAACATTGCACGCAACATTATGTTGCGTGCACCATTTACATCCCTGGATATTTCTATACCGCATTCCGGACATTTAAACACTTTTGCACCTCTCAGTGTTTTATGTACATGTCCACAATGTGTACAGGTCTTGCTCGTATACGCCTCGTTAACCAGAACAACATGCGACCCATATAATTCAGCCGTCTGTATCAACTTATTTCTAAACTGACTGTGTCCAAGGTTAAGCATTGCTCTTACCGTTTTTCTGGTAAGCTTACGCTTATGCCTGCCAGACATTTCATTAGCTGAAAATTCAGGGATCGCAATTATTTCATAGTTCTTACAAAGCCATACTGCAGTCTTCGTATGAAGCTCATTTTTCAGACATTGCACCTGGTATCTTAAACGGGTAATTGCACGTTTAAGATTCTGCCTTCTGGCACCGTGTGCACCGCTTAGCTTAGTGGCAAGTTTATCCAGTTCGTAACAATACCCAAGTATCGTTTCCCAGGCGTTCTGTCCAATGCTGCCAGCTGCTGACAATGAGAAATAAGTCTGGAATGTTCTCACACCCGGATCCAGGGCAACTATCGGCTCCTTGTTTTTCGGATAGCTGATAGTTCTTTTGAACGGAATGGAAACAAACCATTTACCATATTCATAAACAAGTCTGCAGTCGTATTCGATCGCCGGGATATCTTCCGCATATTTCATTTTACCCAGCGTTCTTATAAACAAGCCCTCTTTATTTATCGCTGATTTCGGTATATAGCAAGACTGTCTTACGGCCTTCTTTGATCGAAATCGAACGTCTGACGATTTATGTGTTTCCACATATTTTAGTTTAGCGTTTGAGACGGCCTTACAAGCCTCCTTAACTGACATGGAACGAACCTGGTACGGAGCAGTCGCCGCCCAGTCAGGCAGCTTCGTTATGATGCCTGTTTTTATAGACATCCAACTTGCTTTTGTACCAGGTTCTTTCAAGTACGCTACAGTGGCGTTATATGTATACCTAGAGATTCCCAGAATCTGTCTGAGTAGCTTCCGCTGCTCTGCAGTAGGGTAAATCCGGATCTTCCTTGATCTTACCACCGTATTTTCTGAGTCCGTGCATCCTGCATGAGCAAACATGTAAGATGGACAGCACGTCGGCGATAAGCTCTTGTTGTGAGGATGCAGATGTGTCGTTGAGAACCACGATTTTTCCACCGTTTTTCTGTACGAGCCATTCGATGAGATCGAATCCGAATCTGCACAGTCTGTCTTTATGGGCAACCACAATTTCTCTGACATTACCTGACAGAACTCGTTCCAAAAGGGATATAAATCCCTTTCTTTTGAAGTTGAGTCCGCTTCCGATGTCCTGGATAATCTCGTGGTCCGGGAAGCACTCTCTAAGCTGTTTGATTTGTCTGTTAAGATCGTCTCGCTGCTTTGCGGATGACACTCGGCAGTAACACACTTTCGCGCGCCCTCCGTCTGCGGCAGACAAGATGGCTCCAAGGTCGAATCTACGCTGACCAAACGGCGTTTTTTCGTATGGAATTTTCCCTTCATCTGCCCACTTACGTAAGGTGTTTGCATGTACACCAAGCGCCTTAGCCGCCACTCTTGTTGGCACTAGCATAAAGCCTCCTTGTTGTATTTGTTAATAATATAAATCTATTTTTATTATTTGTCAAGGATTAGTTATGCTTTTACTGCTGTGTCCACACCTTAGTGTTTGGGAGTTATGGTTGCACGAATACGAGGGGTAACAGTTGCACGGATACCCGTAGTCCTCGGAGTGACAGTAGCACGGATAGTGGGTGCAATTTCCTCAGCACGCTCCCTGAGAGCTTCACGAGCTTCAGAGACAGACTGACCATGATACGGAATGGGATCATTAACCCCAATTTCTTCTCGCGATCCATCTCTGTTCTCAACGAAACAGGTTACAGTGGGAGTACCCTGACGAGGAGTAACGGTTGCATGAACACTGTTCACCCTGGGAGTGATGGTAGCATGAACACCAGAAGCACGAGGAGTTACCACTGCTCTAATACCCCCAGCTACTTTGGGAGTAATGGTTGCAGTAACACCGGCACTCTTGGGAGTGATAACAGCTCTCACACCCTCGCTCTTGGGAGTAATGACTGCACGAACACCAGCACACTTGGGCGTTACAGTTCCAGTTACCTGATGAATGACAACCTCTGTAGCGGCAGTTGTTGCAGAAGAAATTTCTTCAGCGCCAATGTTAATACTCTCTGCGCCCCAGGTTACAACTTCATCCAAGTTAACAGGATATTCAATCCCCTGATAGATATAAAATGCATTAACCTTAGAAAGGTCAGCATCTACACCCAGCATTTCAATAAGCTTTTCAACAGCATCACGGTTGGAGCTGGCGGCGAGATAAACACGATTCATCATAATTGTTTCCTTTACTTTGAGATGACATAACTGAAGACATCATTGAGCTGACTTACAGTTAAGTTTTCGGTTTGTTTGAGCAGTGCATACTCAAGTGCATCGTGAGCAACATCAATGTTAAACATGACTGAGACATATTTACCACCTTCGAAGCGGTATCTCTGGAAATCTTTTGGCTCTGCATCAGATGCCATCATATGCACCTGCTCCGAGGCATCAGTGACAGGGGCATGAGATGAAATAGAAACCGCTCCCTGAGATGCCCAAAGAGCACCTCTGTAAATAGTGGTTTCATGGTCGAGCCAGTTTTCGATGTACTGTACAAAATCTTCTTTGGTTGTGACATCGACATCGTTCTCTCCAATGGAGTGAGTAACACTGTTTCGATTGAAATCAGTGCTGATGAAATAGCCCATATCATCAGTTTCTTTTGCCTGGAAATAGGTACTCTTGCTGACAGGCATACGATCACTGCCAACAGCGTTGCAGATATTCTGGCGCTTTTCAAGTACATATTCATTGACATCAAACGGTGTAACGGTGAGCTTATTCCTGGTAGCATAACGACGTTTGGGATGATATCCTCTTCCGTGAATTACCAAGAGCTCGCAGAACTGCGTGAACCATCTTTCATCTTCACCGAATCTCGTAGTGATTGCATCATAAATAAGTCTCCAGGTCTTATAAGTCATAAAACCCTTTTTGAAGCTTTCACTGTTAAGACAGCTCAACGAAAGACCGGTAAGCCTCGACGCAATCACCATATTGAACTGAGAGCACCCATATTTATCTCTGAGGGCCTTCAGCATACGATGGGCGTAGGGGTTATACAATTTGACGTTTGCAGCCAAACCCGCGTCAGAAGAGCAGGAAACCGTTCTTACGTTGATTTTGGTACCGTCTTCACGTGTCATCTTACAAACTTTGAGATCAAAGTCAATAATGACAGGAGAATCTAAATGAAGAGGATCTGCAGGGGCAGGTGCAATGTCGAGGTCAAGGGTAAGGTCGTCTTTGAATTCCTTGGTGAGAATATTGTTTTCCAAAAGTTCCATAGTAGTGTAATTCCAAATTTAGTAGACGTATAACGTCTTATTTTGTTTCTTTAAAGGCCATATTATACGACTCAACGGCCTTTTTAATGTTATCGAACGTGCTTGTGGCACAGGTAAAGTATGCAGTGATGTTTTGACCATAAGGAGGCAAATTTAGTGTATTGGTTTTATCATCAAAACCAAAGCATCTGGAAGATTCACACTTAATGGTAATACCATCACTGATGAAAACATCACCATTATTTGGTAAGAAGTTTTCATGATTTACGGTTTGTTTGTGAATATAGAAAGCCACAAATTTTTCATTGCAGACAATAGGGGTTACTCCCAATTCCCTGATAACTTTCTCATTTGGGTCTTTCACTTTATTTGGTACTACGTTTTCATTTTGAACCTCCTTTTTTTCCTCTGGTTTCTTTGGTGTGATGACTGCTTTTACAGCAGACTCTTTGGGTCTGATACTTGCTACAATAGCCATTTATGTTCTCCTTTAAATAAAAAAACCAGTGCTATCAAGCACTGGTTAATTCTGGTTATTTTGTAATTAGCAAAACTTAGCTTCTTCAGGTGATTTAAAGAATTTACGGTCAGCAAATTCCTGTTTCTTACCCTTATTGAAGTTTTCGACGGGTCTGAAATAACCTGTTACACGGCTGTAGGTAATTGTTTTTGCACCACATTTTTCCATAGTTTTTGTTCCTTAATTAAGGGTTAAAGGTTAAAGAGGATTACACAATATACAGTATCAATTAGATTATTGCAATACTATATTTTGTGATTAAACACACTTAACAACAGCTGGAGTACAGATATTCGACTGCACACAGTTATTTATTAGACCAAGCAACCCAGCAAGATCATTTCTATTCCTGTATGGTACAGTGAACGTATTATCATCTAAATCACGATCTGCACCCCTAATATACAGAATAAACTTACCACTTCTCAATAATTCAAAATCAGGATAACTACAGCTTTCGATGGCATTCCCATCATATTGAACTATAGTATCAGATTCATATAACCCATGGTATTGATGAGATATTTTACAGTTAATATCACCCATGCCGTTTTCGTTTAAAACTTCAAGCTCAAGCATCAACATAAATAGATATCCTTACGTGCATTTTCTTGTGCTTCATTATATTCTTCAATTAATTGTACAAAATCATTGAATCTCTCTCTAGGTACTTTTATCATATCATAATCATGTTCTGCTAAGCTACCTGGTAAGAATAAACAATGCAGACAACAATTAATGCTAGTATTTATACCAAATTCAGGTTGTGCCACTGACGTTACCATCATATTAAGCTTTTCGCTTTTATATGGCATATTCATATAGTTAAAACCATGCTCTCTGCTAATAACTCCCGTAAACCTGATATAATAATTAAATGTAGTTTGTTCACAAATTTGGAATCCGATTCTATTATAACAGATTGGTAATGTTCTATAATCGAAGTACTTTGGATCAAAGTTACAACATACCAATAACTGCGTACTATCGCTTGATGATAGGTGATGTCTACCTATTCGACTGTACTTAGAACGCATATTTATATCCCTATATTAATTCAACTGTTGGATATTTACCTTTTATTTTTTTGTTCCACTCTAAATTATATTCACTTATGATTCTTAAAAGTTTATCCAACCCTTTTGGGTTATATCGCTCATAGCGATTATCCTCACCTCTATTTTGTCCCCTTACAAATAACTGATTATGATAAAAACGGTTTTCAGGCATATAAGCACTGATAAGTGAATACCGTTTCCAATAAAAAACATTATCAGCACCAAAGCTTCCAATTAAATATCCATCTGTTGTAGGAATTGGTGAGAAATTTTCGTTTCTGAATATTTGATTTGCAACTTTAACATTGTACCATTCATCCTCAAATCTACTGCCAATAGAAACCGATAAATATAGATCCATTTTATGCTCCTTATGGTTGTTGTGTTTATTTTATAAAGACATAACAAAGCTGTGCCCTTATAAAATAAGAGGGGCATAAGCCCCTCTAACCCATTATGCTAGGGCACTGTCAGCTTCATATGCATGAATGAATTCAAGGGCCTCAGGAGTGAGGTCCGCGTCCTTCATATGTTTGATAGTCGGAAACATGACCCGCTTGACAGCTTCTCTGGTAAAGTCCTGGAAGTCTTCCCAATCAGGTTCCTTCTGCATTTTGGCAACAAGCGCTGCCGGTCTCCAGCGGTCATTGACAGCACGCTTAATGGCAAGCCATTTGCCAAACCGCTTGTCAAACTGATCGAGGTCACTACAGCGGCTGACACCAATGCGAAGAACTCCTTCATACATAAGGGCCACAAAATAGCCCACCCGATAATGGACCACACCATCAATCTCAATTGATTTGCGATTGTGGGCAATATTGATATCAACTTCGGTAAACGGAAGGAAACGTGGGCGAATAAACCCATTCGCCTGAGTAAACATTTCCATGAGTTCATCGTAGTATTCAGTGTCCTTCATCGTGGTCTTGACAACAGTTTCTTTTTCCATTTTCGTTTTCTTTCTTTTTGTTATTTTTACACACAGTTACAAATAATAGAATTTCAGATCACTTTACGTTCCTCCAAGTATTGTATGATTTGTTCTACCGACCATGGTTTATAACCATTGCCATCTACACCTACATCAAATGTTCTGGGGTTCCAGCATCCAGTAGGTAATGCCCTATGGGTGTGTCCATGTAAATTTATTATACGTCCAGGAGGCGGTTTTTCAGGCCAATGAGTCAATACAAAACGAACACCATAAAATGATTCTACAATCCGTTTTTCTACTGATTCAAACAGGTTATACCCCCTTATCTTTTTTGGATCTCTATGATAAAAATCATGATTACCGAGTATTAAATGTATCTTTCCGTTTAGTCTTGCCCTGATACTTTTCCACTCAGCCATTGATCCAAACGCAAAATCACCCAGATGATAAACTCTATCACCTGGGTTTACTTGTTCATTCCATCTTGATATTAAAAGTTCATTCATTTCTTCCACAGAACCTAATCTACGGTTTTTCAATATAAGTTCATGGTTGAAATGAGTATCGGCTGTGAAGTATATCATAAAAGTAAAGGGCCCTTTAATAAGGGCCCTGTTATTTATAACTTACTTTGCAGCTTCTTTGTTAGCTCGTTTGTAAATACCATCATTCACAAACTGCTCAATACTCTGAGTACACAGAGCAGATACCTCCGGGAAAACCTGAACCGGCATGATAATCGTTTCTACGATTTTCCGGTCAAGCACAGGTTTGCCATCAGCATCAGTCTTGCCGTTGTTTTCAAAAACAAACAACTCAAGTCTGACAGTTGCTCCAAGACTTTCGATCTTGTTTACACCATCGATATAAACCCGCTTACCTTCGTTAAGCACTTCAAACTTAGCTTCGCTCATTTAAAACTCCTTTATTTTATTATTTTGCAGGTCTTTCAATAGGACCCTTGTCATAAGGACACTCACTGTGATTGCCAGGAATATATCCATGCACTTTACATATTGAAAACGTTGGAGTAATTGAAAAATACGGAATCTTATAATTCGTACATAACGTTTTTATCAATTTAGCTGCTTGTGCAGGATCTTCGAGTCTCTCACCAAGGTATAAGTGTTCTACCGTCCCTCCAGTATAAAGTGATTGCACCTCATTCTGTAAATCACAGGCTTCAAAGATGTCATCTGTATATCCAACTGGAATCTGAGTCGAGTTGGTATAATACGGATTTTCATCTGTGCCAGCTGTTATAATATCACTGAATTTCTTTTTGTCAATCTTAGCAAGTCTGTAGCTAGTCCCTTCGGCTGGAGAGCCCTCTAAGTTGAATAGGTTATCTGATTCTTCTTGAAACTCTGATAGTTTAGACCTCATAAACTTCATGGTTTCAACAGCAAATGCATTTCCTTCTGGTGTTGTAATATCAACCCCCAACAGATTAAGACATGCTTCATTCATGCCAACCAAGCCGATTGTACTGAAGTGATTCTTCAATGAGGTAATGTAGACTTTGGTATATGGCAACAGTCCATTATCAATACTCCTCTGGGCAACCTTTCTCTTAATCTCAAGAGAATCCTTTGCAAGAATCATAAGGTATTCAAGTTTGCTGAAGAATTCTTCCTTGGTTGTAGAAAGATAACCTAATCTTGGCATGTTTATAGTAACTACGCCAACACTGTTTCCACACCATAAGGTATACCCATTGCGTCTCACCATCATTGTATTATTTGGTACTTCTAAGCAATATACCTTGCCTCTATATGGAACACGTTTGGAAATTTTGTCATTCAGGTATGTATACGCAGAAAACCTAACTGAAACCTCATAACATATCATAGAACTATTTATAGCTCTACCACCGATTTTACAGATTCTTGGTTTTCTTTGATGCATTGATGCTTGGTAACCGGCTTTTACAAGTAATTCTTGCACATCATCAGCCAATTGCTTAGACGTTGTATAATATACAGATTGTCCACTGTTTTTGTGTACACTGCCATCACCTAACCACAAAGCATCCAGAAAAGCAGCAATATAATCAGAACCCAAATCTTTAACATAAGTAGGTACATAACGATCTTTTTGCTTACCAAATTGTTTCATATATGTCCATAATTGCTTATTACATATAATGAAATTCTTACCGTCATAAACCCACTTAAAAGGCATGGAGTCCAATATATCTTCAATATATTTAAGATTGTGTTCTTTGGTTTGTGAGATGGTAACTCTATATCCATGAGTAGAGGCAATATTGATATTATCCACAGAACCTTCAGACAACCAAAGTCCCAAAAACTTGACCCATGTTATCATATCAATAGCAATGGCATCCCATTTCTTTATTTGATTAGAGCCATAATTACCGGATTTCCACTCCGATTTAATAGCAGGCAACTCAAATATAGATGCGGAATATTTACCACCACGCCACATTCCCTTATTAGGAATTGGGTGCTTTGTAATACTGTAATCCTCAGCATTAACAAAGCCATGTTTATGATTATGCTTATCTGCATATAACATACGATGATTTGGCGTAACCATTAAATCAGATTTTAAAGATTTAAAGTGAATTAATTCACCATCGTAGTCATATATAAAACTCTGTATTGGTTTATGATATTCAATTTCAGATTCTGAAGACAATGTGCATATCTCGTCATCTGGCAATACATCCTTGAATAACTTCCACCCATTATTTGTTAGAACTTCAGTTTGATCATCATAGCAGCCGGTTTTTTCTCCAGATCCGAAAAGCCCTCCATTTTTACGTCTTAGTTCTTTAATGTCAAGTCTAAGACGACAATTATGAGTCAACATTCCGTTTGCAAGATAGAATGTATGAGAATCATTGTCAACTTCAAAACAATAAAGGTAATTTGAATTTGCTTTTCGTTCTATCTTGGTAATCTTATGATTGACTAGATGATTAAATTCCTTTAGGAACAATTCATTGTTACAATCATATTCATTACAAGGAATATACATTCCCTCCTTCAAATCTTTTGCCTTTAATGTTAAAGCTTTACCATTTTCAACTATAACTGGCTGAAGATGGTTTTCTCCAAGAATAACCTCTATCATATTACTTAAAGTTATATGATAAACATCAGTTGGCTCAATTCTATTTGGTATAGCCTTTTTCCACCCGTCTGGAGTTATAGTTTGAAGTTCATAATTTCTATTAATATAAGAATCATATACGTCAGCAATAGTGCAGACTTTAAAGTTATCATCATTATCATTATCCTTGACAATTACTTTGGTGTTACCATCCATAGGACACATAGACCTTGAATCACTGACATCCATATCACTGTTCAAGAAGTTTGCAAAATACGGTGAACCATATTTACAAGTCAACTCAAACAATTTATGTGATACCTCACTATCCCAATTAAAATCCTTCACGATATTATAAGTCGGGATTGGAAATGTGAATACTTTACCTTCAGCATCACCTTCGAGCATGGTCTCGATAAATGCCATATTAAGCATGTCCATCTCTTTCTGGTATTCGCCATAGGTAGTATCCTGCAACTCACCACCAATGATTACAGGCATGTCTTTTAGGTCGTGTGGAGGAACCAAATCCATGGTAATATTTGTAAAAGGTGGTTGTCCCCACCTACTGGATATGTTAAGACCGAAGATAAATTGTTGCACCATTTGCTTTACTTGGTTATAATTTAGCTTATCATAACGTACAAACGGAGCAAGATAGGTATCCCAGGAACTGAAAGCCTGTGCACCAGCTGCTTCAGTCTGAAGGGTAGCCATAAAATTTGAGATCTGTTGCAATGCCGCATCAAGGTGCTTTGCAGGTTTAGAACTAGCTCTACCACTAACCCCAATAAAACCCATCATAAGCAGATCTTTCAACGAATGCCCCATGCAATAAGGGATAATTCCTGCGCTTAGATCATGAATGTGAAAATCACCATCAATGTGTGCTTTCGCGATTCTCTCTGGATACATGTTTGCCAAGGTATAGTTTGCCACCACAGAACCACTGATATGGTTAAGCATACTTGCATATGAATATCCTGCATTGGCATTTTCATTCACACGCCAATCTACTTTATCAACATATTCCCCTACAAGTTTATAGCTATCCAGTAGGATGTTTTTATTAGTTCTGATCTTATTATGGAGATCCCTGTAGAGGATATACTCTTTTGCAACCTTGGGGAGGTTATATTTAATGAGCACATGTTCTACAGCATCCTGTACATCCTCAATGGTAGTTTTGGCAGTATCTTCAGGTACATTTGCTTTAAGATAACGAATGACAGCCTTGGTAAGTTTACCAATGAGTTCATCATCAGATTCGCCTCTTGCTGCAACAAATGCTTTCTTGATTGCAAGGTTAATCTTATTGGGGTCGAATTCAACAATGCTGCCATCACGTTTAGTAATTTCTTTTAACATATTTCATCAAACCTTTTAAAAATTGAAACTAGGGATAGGTACACTACCATGTCAATTTTGTTTTTACAACGCGTTGGAATTTTACAAAGTTTAATGTGTACCAAGCAAGCTTCTTACTTTAACATCTTTACCCAATTTTGATGCAATTTCTATCAATTCATTATCAGAATAGGTTTGGATGTTATCGAATTCTGGAGCCAAAGAATGACCTGGGTTGAATTGTTGCAAATGCCATTCTGTAATACCAAGTTTGTTCAATTCCTTATATGCAAGCTCAATGTCGGATTCTTTAAGGAGAGCCTTGTGTACAGTTGTCCTTACATCAATGGGAATGTTGGCTTTCTTGAGAATGGTTAATGTTCTGTGAACATTGTCAACATGTGGATTATTCTGGACAATTCTCTGGTAAACACTATAGGGTCCCTTGTAATCAATACCTACAAAGTCTATAAGGTTATCATTGAGTAGCCTCTCGATCATGTCAGGGTTTGTTCCATTGGTATCAAGCTTTACATCATAACCTTTATTCTTGATCTCCTTTATGAAATCATAAAGGTCACTATGGATAGTTGGTTCACCCCCAGATACAACAACACCTTCGAGTTTACCTTTCCTTTTATCAAGGAAGTCAAAGATTTCCTTGGGATCTATTGATTGAAGTTTATCAGGACTTGTTACAAGGATAGCGTTGTGACAATAAACACACCTGTAATTACACCCACCGGTAAAGACAAGACATGCTATTTTACCGGGGTAGTCAATGAGAGTTGTTTTGACAAAGCCTTTAATGTTCATAATATCGTTCCCAAAATAAAAGGCACCTCACTAAAGAGATGCCGTATTGGTAAAATGGTGAGCACGGTGGGACTTGAACCCACAGTGAGTTACCTCGAAGGAACCTAAATCCTTTCCCTATGCCAATTCGGGTACGTGCCCATTATAGTTTTATAAATTACTTTAATGCGTTATACAATGCAAATCCTTTTTCATAATCTTCGATGGATTTTATGACTCGTTCTACAGAGATCATATCCATACATAGCGGCACTGCTTCTTCCGCTTTATGACATACGAATTTGCATAGGGTTCTTCTATAACCCTCTACTGGTTTAATATCTGTTGCCCAACAGCCACCATTATCACAACAAGGTAATTTACCACAGGTGTGAATATAATCATGGTTGGTGTAAAAGTGCAACAAGGGAGGTATTCTCCCACCAGATAGTACAACGCACGGTCTGTTTTTCATTATTCTGTCCTCTCTACCTTGCATGGTAGCTAGATGGACAAAACAATCTGGTGTTGTTAAAATCCCTGCAGAATGATAAACTAATGCCAATAGTTGTCTATGACTTAATTCACCTACAAGGTTAACAACATTTGAAAGTTCGGGTATGTTTTCAAAGCGATTGAAGCCAACTTGTACAAAAGTTAGTTTGTCTTTAAAATGATCAATCACTTGTTGGTATCTTGAAGTATACCATCTAGAAACCGGTACCCCAACTTTAAAGCCGTTATGAATGATCCAGTACCTGGTATCATCAATTTTGTTATCTAGGAAAGCTATTTCCTTTTCTTTATCGTTTAGATGCACGTCACAGCACAATGGGCCTTCAGGTATGGTAATGCCTAGGAGTTTACCTAACTCGATTCTAATGGCCCTTGTAGCGTGCATAAACGTGTTATTAGATTGATTAATCATTGAGAATGTTGGTGTGAATATAATATCCGCATTCTCTTTGTTAACTTCAGGGCTAAGATACGGATTACCGGACCATATCTCGAACAAAAGAGGATCGACATTAATAAAATACCGATCCTTGAAATTTTCCTTCAAATCTCTAATAACAGTTGTAAATATTACAGAGTCTTCAGGACAGCCCATTGGCTGTATTAAAATCTTTTGTGGTTTCATAAAATTAAAGGAGCCTGTAAAAACAAGCTCCTTCATATTTATTCATTGACAGGTTTGTTAGTCGAGTCTGGGTTTCCATTTTGAGCCATGATATAAAACTTAAGCTTAGCTAAATCAGTTTCATGTTCATTTTCATCTCTCAAAATTTCAACAACCATATCATTTGTGGCAAAATCATCTGCTTCAGCAGTTAGTTTGGCCAGTTCTTGATAATTCTTTACGGCACACTTCTCTGCCTCAAGATTCTGATCAAGCAATACCAATGTTGTCATACCATCATAATGTGGATAGGGGCAATCTGCGTTAGCTTCCCAATCCGATGGTCTAAACACAGGTGTTTCACCTAATTGGTAAAGTCTTTCTGCTATAAGGTCAGCATGTTCCTTCTCTTCATCGGCATGATCTTTAAATTCATTTACAATGCCAGGCATTCCTTTACCAATGGCAATAACAGCAGATACCCAATATTGGTAATATGCTTGCCATTCACTAGCTAGAGCAGCTTTAAGCCTTTTTACAATCTCGTCTGTCATAATAGTATCCTTAAATAAGCTAAACGTGGGAAATCTTATTTATAAAATACTATTTATAATAAACCTTTTCAAGAATAAAATTCCTTTCAATAAGGTTCAGTAAAGGTTGCAGGTAAAATCAAGTATTTTGCCAGAGGTAGTTGTTTTATGGCTTCACAGAAGTCTACCCACTCTTTAAGTCTGTGGTTACACCTTTGGACAAAGATATTCTTAAGAGACAGATAGTTGGTTGTAAAAGTACACGTAAGCTGAAGCCCAAGAGGACAACTGTAGATAATTTTCTCGAAGTTTTTGGGATCGTCTTTATATTGTTCTACAATTTCGTTAAGGATGGTAATAGACCTTTCATCTGTGGCAGGATGAAAGGCACTTTTGTCAAGCTTCATGGCAGTAATGCGATGCATCTTTGACATGCTGCTTACAGGTGTAAAGAATACATATCTTTCAGCCTGAATAAACCATGCATTTGAAGCAGTGACATTCATCAGTACATTAATGCCCTTTAGAAAATTGTTATGTCCCGGTGCTTCCGTTTTTGCTAAAATACGCGCTCTGTTCAACCGACTGTTATCTTTGCAGTTATTTAACACATCTTGTTTAACCGCTTCAATCATTTGTTTGTATTTAGCAGGATCATATTCCTTTTCCATAGGTAATCCTGCAGATACAATGGATTCGAAAAGGTTATTTACACTTAAAATCTCTACTTTCACTTTCTACTCCTATACTATATAGTTACGTGTTCTTTCGATTTCAAAATAATTCATTCTGGTAAACCCGGATACTGAATTCAGATGGTGGCTTGTTATTTCTTTGAAAATATTATATAGACACCCCTCAAGTTCAGGGCCCTTTATAATATTGGTACCAATGCAACCATTAAGTAGTTTAAAAGCTGCCTGTTCGTGTGCATAGATAGGGTAACTACCCGGATCTTTAACCGGATATACATATAGTTGTTTAATTTCAACAATCATATTAGCATCACTTTCGAGTTAAATATGCTATTCTTTGGTATAAAGTAAAAATCAGATAAGCTATCATCCTTTATACCTTGAGCTATTCTTTCAAGATGCACGTCTGAAAATTGGTATAAGTAAACCCAATCAATAAAGGTCATAGCTGCCTTTACATGACAATACATATTTTGGTTGTGAAATAAATAACCTCCTGTTGCTGGTTGGTTTAATAAGACAATAAGAATGTCTTTATTTTCCATTTTTACCTCATAATAGTCTTGGTAAATATTTTAGCCTGTCATCATTATATTTAGTTCTTAAATTGAGACGTTCTATTGGATCTGGGTAGCAATAACTTCGACGTGTTGCTCTTAGCATAACCGAATAAATCATTACAAAAAGTGCGTTTCTTCTATCTATAGAGATAAACTCCGCAATCTTTAAAACATCAGCGCGATCTAATTCTGGTAGTAAAAAATTGCCATTATTAGGACATGGTACGGTGATTAAAGAAACATTGTCATTTCTCATAATTAACAATAAGATGGTGTGTTTACAAAAAGAAATAGTGCTGATATCCCACTAATAGGATACCAGCACTATACTGAAGTTAAAATGGAGCCACCTATCGGATTTGAACCGCTATTTTTTAGAATTAGCTGATTTGTAATACTGTTTTCTCCATATTCTCGTGCTAGTTCTATTGCCACGAGATTTATAGGTGTTTGTCTGAGCATCACAGTTTGGACATATAAGTCTAAAATTATCAATGGAGTGATTTGTTGAATCCCCATCTATGTGATCTGTTATGAGAGGAATGGGCTGATTATTCCAAATCTCACCACCACATATTGCACATTTGTGACCAATAGTCTCTTCAATATAACGTCTGACAATTTTTCGATTTGTATCATTAAGTCGTGTGTTATATGGAAATTGACCCGTTTTAATAATCTCGTCTTTTATTTGTTTCCAATGGTATTGATGCTCACACTTTATACAACAATAGGTGAGTTGCCTATTTGACAATTCGATACCACAGTTTAAACAAAACTTTGGTGGTTTTTTTGATCGTGTTGGATTGAGATGTTTAGCAGCACACGATGAATTACAATATTTATTTCGCCTTTGCTCATATGGTAACGTATTGTTACAATATATGCATCTAGATGGATTCTCATTATACTTTGAGATTCTATCCTGTTTTAATTGTATTATTGTCTTTCTTGATGCTTTTGAACCCCTTAAGCCAGCTTCAACATGTGTCATATATAAACCTTCCTTTGATATGTAACCTGTTTATTAATATAAATATGCAGAACTAGATAAAATGGAGCCGGAGGTGGGAGTCGAACCCACTGTGTATTTCTACGACAGATTACAAATCTGTTGCCTAACCGTTCGGCGTCTCCGGCAATTATAGTTATAGCTCTACCGTTGAGCTAAGGGGGCATATAAAGTCACAGTTTCACACCTTTTTATAGCACATAGCGTGGTGTAGGCACTGTGAAGCCCATGCTCCCATTACTGACCTTTATTATGGTAAGCACGAGTATAAATATAATAGGTTATTTTAAAATGTCAAGGAAATCATGGGCAGAGATAATAATACAGAGCTGATGCAACCATTGGTCAAAGCCTATGCCCGCCCAGAATAATTTATCTTGCTTCTTTTTATATGCCCATTTATTAAACCTAGATGTACAAAAGTCAATACACAAATGTGTATATCCAAGACTCGCGGTATACCATAAGATCCCCATTACATCAATACCTATTTTATTGAACACCCCAGAGATTGCAATCGTGGTTATACCAATCCAACAGGTGTATACATAACAGTGCGCCAGCAAAGCCAGTATACTGCTGGATTTACTATCTGCTTGTTCTCTTGATTGAAACACAAAATCAGACAAGAAGTGCATGAAAAGCAGAAGTATTAAAATCATACAATCTTCATTCATTTCTCCTCCAAAAAGAACTCATTCGGTTCACCGGTGAACCTCTCATGGTAATCAAAGATCCTGACTGCATGAATTGCTCTGTTCTTATACTTCGGATATCTTTTTCTGAACCACATAGGCATTTTCCAGCTATTACGCCAGATAATTGCAACTCTCTTGTGCTCATACAAATACATCAATGACATAATAAACTCTTTCTGACGATAAATATGTCTGTCTTTACATGTCTTATCACCATAGAGTTCATGCAGCTTATTCCAAGAGCCATCAATCAATCTGAATGTAATATCATCACAAACAGCATGATTTACTTTGCCAATAATTTCTTTCTCGGCAAGCCCAAGTTTATGGCGAATCCACTGGTGTGCTTTCTTAGCTCTTGCTTTCCAGCTCTTATCTTCAAGCTTTTTGATCCAAAGAGTATCTGTTCTTTTATAGCCACATTCTTTGAGGCGCTTACGTCTCACTAGAGGCTTAACCTCTGGATCAACGCTTTCTCTCAGTTCTTTACAAGCCTTAAATTTTCTGGTGAATACTTCATGACCGATTCTAAAAATTTCCTTGCATTTTTTGATACTCATATATGCCCCTTAAATAGAAAGCCCTCCTTAATTAGAGGGCTTTTGTGTATTCAAAATGGCGGAGGAGACAGGGTTCGAACCTGCGTGCCTATACAGACGACAGTTTAGCAAACTGTTGCTTTTACCAATTCAGCCACTCCTCCAATGGTGCTGCAGACAGGACTCGAACCTGCAAGAGTTTCCTCAGTTGATTTTGAGTCAACCGCGTTTGCCAATTTCGCCACCACAGCATTTAATTTAATATAAATCTATTTGTAATTTTTAATAATTACAAACGTGAATAGCTCTGAATTTATCACTATGGATGTTATTTCTTCTGAGGGATTCTTTGATAGCTTTATCTCGATCGTCAAAGATATCACATTCGGGATAACGGATGTGGAATATACCGTTTTCAAAGTGGTATTTTGGTTGTGTGCGTCTTGACACTTCAATACCCTTTATAACGCCCTCTTTTACTTCATAAGGCTCTCCACCAGCAGAAACGAGGTAATAAACAGTTTGATCTATTGCAAACAAGGGGTTCATAGTTACATCCTTTCGTTATTAAAGATATGAACTATTACTCTAGTTATTCGCTGTCAGAGTTTTAGTTATTTACAAAAAATACGACCTAATATGCTAAAGTCAGTTTTATTGATTGCACTGTAATTGGTATGTGCTTCAATTAAACGTTCTTCATCGATTTCACCGTCATAAAGGTTAAGAAGCTCTTTTAGATATTTTAGATACTTTTTACCTTTAGTTGTAAGCACTACAGTGAACCTATGCAATTTGTTATCAAATGAAACTTCAACATAGTGAGATGTGATTTCATCAAGCTCATCTTCGATTTGATTACGTCTTATTCTGAAGTATGGCAGTGTGGGCTTATATAGGGGATCACCTATAACAATATTTTTTGCATACGCTGAAAGCTGTTTAACCTGTTTCTTAAAGTTACCTTTAGCAAAGGTTGTTAACATAGAGTTGTCGTCTATGATATTGACGTAAATTTCTCTGGCTCTCAACTCTCGTTTTGCATGAGGCGTTAGTTCTAGGTAAAATATGAATCCCATGAACTTTTTGATTTCAATGAAATCTTCAAGTCCTCTAAGTCTGAGATGCTTTCTCATAGTTTCATAGAGAGACTTTGTATAAAAGGTTGATCGGATGATATAGAAAATATCATCCTTGATTGTATTGAGGAGTACTACATCTGATGGCTGTAAATCAAGAAAGCTTTTCATAATCATCCCCATATAAAAAAGCCCTACATGTAGTAGGGCTTATTATATTAAAATGGTGGAACCGAGGGGACTTGAACCCCTGACATTTTGCTTGCAAAGCAAACGCTCTACCAACTGAGCTACGGCCCCGTTCAATTATTATTTACTTTAGGAGGAAGGCCATATTTGATACACCATTCTTATTATAATATGGTCGGGGTACTCAGAATCGAACTGAAGACTCACCCTCCCAAAGGGCGCGAGTTACCACTACACCATACCCCGTTATAAGAAGACCTATTAAAATTTATATAGGTCTACTTAATTGCATATGTCGACCAGACTGGCCTACACACCGAAAACATAACTTTAATCTACATTGTCTTTTTCAAATGTCAAGCATTTAATGTTGTGTATCAGAACTTGTATCATAAGTTCCTACTAGATTTTACAACACGTTGGAATTTTTAGTCAAATTCAAAGTCTTCATGTTCTACAAACTCTTCCCAACTCTCATCGCCAATGAAAGAGCTATAGTCATATTCATCGTCGTCATCTCTGAATTCATCATCGAATTCATTGTCTTCGAAGTCTTCATCATCGAATTCATCATCGTCAAATTCTTCGTCGTCGAAGCCTTCATCATCGATTTCATCGTAGGCATCTTCTTCATTGAAGTTATCATCTTCAAAGAATTCATCATCGAAATTTTTAGCTTTCCTACTCATGTTTACCCTCCTTTAAAATAAAAGGGTGATCAAACGATCACCCCTTAAGTTGATTAGTTGTGTCAATTTAATGAGCGTATTCCGTTACGCACACCAATGAGGAAATCAAGACCATCTCCTTGTGTAAAGTTATTTTCCAAAACTTCATTTACTTTACCAAGGATAGAATTGCTCAAATCAAGAATGATTTTTTTATCTAAATCAGATAGACTAGAATCCTCTAGAATTACATTAAATTTAGATTGTCTGTTCACGATTCTTACGAATCTTCCTGCTTCAACGAGACTCTATCGAGTCTCTCTACAGGCACTGCCGGCGTGACCCACCGTGTAAATTCTGAGGCCCTCCTGGCGGAGGTTCAGAGCAGCGTTTAAATCTCTGTCGATCTCTATATGACAATTGTCACATCTGTAAGTTCGATCAGACAGATCTAAATCTGCTTTTAGGCTATGACAATTCGAACAAGTTTTACTGGATGGGAAATACTTGTCAACTTCAATATAGTTATTGCACTTATATTTTAGTTGTCTCAAGATTTCTGACATACAAGAATTATGAACACCTTTACGCACAAGGCGGTTATCACTTTCCTGTAGTCCCTTTACATCCAGCTTTTCAATGCAGACAGTACCGTGGTTCTTAGCAATGTGTGCAGTAAACTTGTGAACTGTATCGTTCTTGATATTTTGAATTCGTTGAAAAGTTTTTGAAACAAGAGTACGGGCTTTTTGACGGTTCTTTGAACCCTTCTGTTTCCTTGCGAGGAGACGCTGTCTTCGACGAAGCTGCCTCTCAAGATCCTTAAGTTTTCCAGGAGTACTACAGATTGTACCATCGCTGGCTACCGCCAGCTGTTTACAACCTACATCGACTCCTACAAAACTAGTAGATTCAGTGCGTCGTTCTTCCTCGATCTCTACGTTAATAGAAACATACCAGCCATCGGCTTTCCTACGGACAGTATAAGACATAATCTTACAGTCTTCGTATCGTAACGTTTCAGTCATTCTGACACGTCCAATACTTGGAAACTGTACTTTATTTCCACGTATTTTAGCATGAAAACTATCTACGTAGAAGCTGTCTTTCTGTCCTTTACGGTGAAACTGAGGGTGTTTCCTAACACCTCTGAAGAACGCTTGAAACGCTCCTCCAAGCTGTCGAAGCGCAGTCGTCTGACTGCCTCTGTAAGTCTCTTTACTCCAATCCGGACGCTCCTGCGTCCAGAGTCTGGAGAGTTCCATCCAGCTGCACCGCTCTCCACGTTCGTAGAACTCATTCCACTTAGCTAAACCCCAATTATACGCAAAACGAGCAGTACCGGCTGTCTTCGACAGCAGTACTTCCTGTGCTTTATTAGGTTTTAACTTAATTATATGAGCTCTTTGAATCACGGAGTTATACCTATGTTAAATCCTACCTTTAACATAGCACGTATTTCGAAAATTTCAATCAACCTCGAAACAAATTCTTGAAGAATTTATCTAGTATCAACCAATTTAAACTCCTATAATGGCGGGCCCAGTAGGATTCGAACCTACGATCACGGGATCAAAACCCGTTGCATTAGACCACTATGCTATGGGCCTTATTTTAGTTTAACGCTGCATTAGGTGTTTTACTACCTCGTTACCAATGACAGGAATATTCTTATGGGCATCATCTTCAATCAAAAGAGGCAATGACTGAGCCCCATAAGCTTTTAATAATTCCTTACCTCTTTCAGATTCAGAATCAATCTCCTTAAAAGAAATTCCTTTCTTACCAAGTATCTGGATTGCCATCTTACATACTGAACAACCAGATCCACTTACCAATATAATCATATTCTGTAACCTTCAGTTGGTACTCCTAATTAAAAATGGCGGTGACAATGCGATTCGAACGCATGACCCGTCCCTTAGAAGGGGACTGCTCTATCCAGCTGAGCTATGTCACCTATTAAAAGTTGAGAGATTTACGGCTATACGGCTAACCTGCTGGTGCCGGGACAGGTAGCATAAAATAGGGTGACCCAGCACCCTAATATACATTAAGACTGTTATTTGTCAATCGATCTTTTGATCATCAAGATCTTTTTGACTTATCAAAATCACTTTCATTCCGTTTTTGAGTGCATGGTGGAGCTCAATTTTTGCACCTTTAGATTTCTCCCACCCAGGTAACAGAGCAATCGTATCACATTCCTTTTCCATGATGTTTTTCAACACATCAATGAATCTATCGTAGTTGAAATGTGTTGCAATGATAGCATTGTTCCTGTAAATGCTCATCACAATAACACTGGGATTAACAATTGCACCCCCGTGTATTTTGCTTAGGAATACGTTTGCCTTTTTAAATGAGTCTTCATTATAGCGGGGAAATCCTGTCATAGGGCCCGAAATATATATTCCCTTCCCTCTTGGATATTTCTTTGACATAGTTCAATCCTCCGTTCTGTACTGTGTAACAGTACAATAGAGTGCCCCATTATTACCAAAGGCACCCCTATCACCTCTGATACCTTCAGCGCTGTATTCATATTGAAAACTCTTGCGGATATGAAGGTCTGCACCAGTTGTTTTTGCATCAATCTTTGAAGCCAAGAAAACGAACTCCCATCCAAGATCTTTCTTTTCATCAATAAGCTTGGTAATACTTTCATGGGTCATATCTTGACTGGCATTCTCTTGCCCGTCAGTAATAATAGCAACAATGGCTTTATTATTTTTGTTGTGTTTCTCAACTTCTTTGATAGCAACCGCAATGGCGTCATAAAGGGCAGTTGTACTGCAAGGAGCATAGTTATCCTTGTTAAGATACCCCTCGAATTTTTCAAGAGGTTCTCGTTCTGCTGTTACTGCAACAGAGTGGTTGAACACAACAAGGGTTACAAAGGCCTTGCCAGGTATCGTTTTTTGCTCATCAATGAATTTGTTTACCCCTGTAATGACCTCATCTTGCATCGTAGACATAGAGCCACTGGCATCAATGACTATTGCAATATCTGTTGCATTGTCGGATTTCCTTTTTGGCATGGTTTCTCCTTTGGTGGGTTTAAATAAAAATAAGCTCAGGGTCAGAGTCGAACTGACATAGCCCCATAGTTTGACGGGCATCCTAACCATTAGATCACCTGAGCATAAAATGGTGCGAGTAGTCGGAATCGAACCGACGACCAATACCTTAAAAGGGTACTGCTCTACCGACTGAGCTATACTCACATGGTACCAGAGCCGGAGCTCGAATCCGGAACAGCTCCCATGTAACGGGAGACGTCTTCCAATTGACATACTCTGGTAATAAAAATGGTGCGGCCGGAGGGAGTCGAACCCTCAATCCCTTACGGGCAATTGATTTTAAGTCAATTACGTATGCCATTCCGTCACGACCGCATTACTTTGTTAATCTACACTGTTTTGATCAAAAGTCAACCCTCATATCTTGATTCTTTTATCAGGAGTAATTTGACACAGTGAGTCGTAGATCACATTAAGGTTTTCAATTGTTTTTATAGAACTATGAACACCTTTCTCTTTGAGCTCATTCAACATCTTGGCTTCGTCTTTCGGATCTTTATAAAGTTCTGTAAAGATGAATCTGTTCCATATGGCAGGATAAATGTAATCCTGATATAAATAAACAGATCTCCAATTCAGATTTGCCCCATCTTCTAATGATAAAAGATAGTTGTTCAAATCAGTTGCAAAATTCAAGTCAATAAAGGCCTTGTCGAGGATTTGCTTATATCCTACGACATCTTTATTTGAGACACATTTCATGATATCCTTTTTCAGTTGGAGGTACATAAAAGGACTATGAAACATTGTCTCAAATTTTGCAATAATGTTGATACAGTCTACTACATTGTTTTGCAAGAACTCAGTCTTGCCAATGTATGGCTTGCCAAAGAATACATGATAGTATTTAATCATCTTGTTCCTATTTGACCTCCACAATTGCAGTTGCGGTAATCTGCAAAGTTACCTTGCGAACATTGGAGTTCTTATTATTAATCACGTCAAGGTTCTTAACTATCAGCTTCATCAAAAGTTTCAAGCAATCCCATATAGGTGATTCACTATCCTGTATGATTTGATCTTTACAAACAACAAAACTTGTTGAAAAGATATCTTCATAAAGTTTCTTATTTGCAAATTTAACAGGGGGCTTTTCGTTTTCCATCGTTTTTACCTCAATAAAAAAGGACTGGTAATTATACCAGTCCTGTGTTGTTGTTAATGGCGGAGAGTATCCGATTCGAACGGATGTGCCCTAAAAAGAGCAGACAGGTTTTCAAGACCTGCGAGTTATGACCACTTCCCTAACTCTCCGTGTGTTAATGTATATTACTTTATTGTTTTGTCAAGTTGAGAAATGGTTTATCAGTTTCTCTGCTGATTGCGTCTCTCACTTTCATGAGGACCTTACCAAGAAGGTTAAGCCCCCAAGAATTCTGATCTGTGAGATTTGGGTCATCAACAGATTTACCAATTGCCCAAATGTTATCCTTTGGGTTTGCTTCCACCAAGAGATATGGAGTTTTAATAAGAAGCCTCCCGTATTCGGGGTGCTGTGTGAACTTAAGGAGATTGCCAGTATAGACAATATTAACCTTGTGCAGATCCCAAAGCTCAGGATAAAATCCTCTTACCATTCTGCCCAACTTCTTTATTTCTGATGGTGAATCAGTATTGAGAATCTTATGGGCAATCTCAGCGTCACCAAACAACAGTGCCTTTTTGTACATCATGTACTTTTCAGCACAGTTATATGATGTGAAAGTTCCATCACCATTCCATTCAAAGAACGGAGCGTCGTACCATTGGCTAAGGATTCCTTTCAAAAAGAAACCCTGGTTGCCGATTACGGTAAGTTGAAGCTTCTTATATATTTCTTCCATAGTTTAGATCTCCAATAGGTCGAATTTTAGACCGTCCCAATAGTCTTGTCCTACATTGATGCATTTACAAAGACCTTTGGGTGTTTCTATCTCTGCAGTGACTCTTTTATGAGTATGTCCGCAGATGGCCCAGTCAACACTGATGTCTTGTGTATTAAAGAGATCACCAAAACCACTGTACACATTGGCAAAGCTGTTTGCATCATGCAAATTTAGCTTCCTATGAGGCACACAGTGGGTTAGCAAAATTTTAACATCACAATCATCGTGCTCCGACAGATTTTCTTTGATCTGTTTTACACATGCACTGGATGCTTCCTTGGCATTGAAACCAGCAATCGTATGATCAAGCCAATTTGAAGATATATTGTTATATAGAGCTTCACGGTCTTGACGATCCGAACAATTGCCATCATACCATAAAACATTACCAACAACAAGGTATCGTTTCCCTTCGTTTTCTATTATTCTGTGTCCAGAATTGTCCAAACACGTAATGTTTTTATAAGGGCTTATATTGAAGCTGTAGTTGTAAGCTTCATGTGTAAACCCTATTGTTGAACATGCAAATTCGTGGTTGCCTAAACAGAAAACCACAGGTATGTCGTTGAAGATGTCGTGTAGTTTTACGAAAGGATTTATCGTTTCGGTTATTCGCCCTACTTTATATAAATCAAAAACATCCTCAAATACATCCCCAGCAATAAGGACACAGCCGATATCTGGATGATGTTTAAGGATGTTTTTTATTGTGGGGAAAATAACGTGATCTTGGTAATCTTCTCTGTAATGATCTCTCACGCCATCAAGGACCAGATGAAGGTCTGCTAGCATAAGAGTTTTCATTCTGCCTCCTTTTCATTTGTGGGGTGATAGATTACCATAATGGAATATGCTTCTTCAGGGCTAATTAAACCCCGTGAAACATAATATGCCAACAGTTTATCACCAATAAGTGGATCTTCACTGGCGGCTACGATTCCAAGCACATTCTGCTTGATTGAATCGTAGGTCATATTTGGTGATTTATGCGCACACCCATTCAGCAATAGCAGCAACATCAGGAGTGATATCACTGTCAGTAACTTCTGTTTCATTATAAACCCCCTTTGTTAATCTTTTGTAAAGTCTTTTGTGCGAATTAATGAACTGTTCACGCTTTGCAGCCCAGAGCTGCATAACGGCAAGCGTAAGTGAGTCGGATTCAACCTTCAGACCCGTATCAGCATCAAAGAATTCTGATCCTGCCCAATCAGAGAAATGCTGTTCAACTACAAGATAGGCTCCCAAGGGCCTATGAAATGTAAGTTGAAGGTTGTTCGGACTGATGATAGTCTTTTCAATCTTTACATGGTCAATGTGATAAAGACCATGCACACTCCATTTGGCATCCCTGATAGAGTGTAGCGATGGTTTTTTCGGAAGTTTCCAAGCACACTTTGGACCAAGAGTAAAGAATCGAAATGTTGTGCTCCCTGATACCCCTATCTTAGAAGTCAAAATGTGTCCCCGAAAGATTTGCCGCTCCATTATATTCTCACTCCTTCATTTGCAATATTTCTTTCAAAGAAATCAAACAGGGGTGTATCACAACAGTTTGTTATATACCCCACCAAGATGCAGTCACCCAATGAACCTCCTGTGAAATTTAGGCTTCCAAACATTCCATAACCATCACTAAAAAGAATCATTTTACTGTGCAAAGGTGTTTGATAAAACGCTATGTTTTTAAACACTTCTTTGGTTTTATTAATTCTTAATAATGTTGGTGATTCGGCACCCATTTCTTGTTCATTGGGGGGAATACCTACATATATGCTAGTAGGCACGTTGTGTTTACAAAGTACATCGAGCAGCAAAAAGCAGGGGTTCTTTTTATATAGGTAACCCTCTTTAGTAACCCCTGCCGAAAATCCAAAGGTAGCTATTTTACACCATTTTAACCTCGTTCGACAGACGTGTGTACACAACATGCTAAATGCTCTCTCGTGGTTTGCACAGAGAGTTGTGTATACAGGTTTTTTAATCACGATTTTTGTTCAAAAGTGCAGCAGTTGCAAGGTTTCGTTCATAGTCATCCAGCTCAACAGGTTTTGGGAAACCAATTGCCATCCGGAAACTATTCATAACATATGGGTATTCCTTTCCTTCCATAATTGAATTAAAGTCACTTTCTGAAATGGAAACCATATCCATCAGTTGTTCTTTTGTAACCCTTTTGGTCTTAAGGATTGCCGTTACCAGTTCCTTTAACGTATTGAAATCATAAAAGCTGAAACGGTAATTTATCATCTCCAAAAGTTCAAGGGCCTTTGGTTTTGATTTATGAATAGCCATCAGTTGCAACATTTTCAGTTCCCTGAGGTACACTGTATCTTTTGCAAGACATTCTTCACACCGATAAACATCAGTGTTATGTGCCTCAAGTTGCCTTTTGAATAACCGACACCATTCCACAACAGGTTTATCAATATCAACCCCTGTTTCAATGGAAAAGTATGGGCACTTTACGCTACAACATGGACCTTCTCGATCAATTTTTACCGAGATTTGAACTTTCATGATCTTTGATAATCTCTTTAAGGTTATTGCGCAAGGTTTTGAGTTCCTCTGGATTTACGATCATATCAACGAAAGATCCAAAAAGCTTTTGCTTATTAGGATCGGTTTCATATTTAATGACCTCCTGCATGTGTATGGCAACAACTGCCGGTTTACGGCAATATATGGCCTCATTGGGATGATGATCACTAATAGCCCAGTTAAGGTATTCCAGGGCCTTGTTCATATCTTCCCAATAGTCACCTTTATTGCCAGCTCGCCAAATATACTTTAGAGCATTTCCAATCGGGAAATCGAAGTTACGGGTCACGTCCTTGGCCTCAATTCCGGAAGGATGAGAATTATAGTGTTTGGGTTTATGCACCACATCGAATTCAGTCATTTTCAGATTCTCCCATTGGAAGGTCGAGCTGTTCGGTTTCTTCTTTGATATAAATATCACCAGAAAGATCAACCGTAAGCTCACGTGCGACAAAACGATCACCCTTAAAGTCATCAGGATAAATCCCGGCATGACGATAGATATCGTTGAAGGTGTGCACCGTAAGGATAACAGCATCGTTGGGAATGTCTTTCTCTTTGATGCTGATGTTGCACCATCCAAAGATTGACATAATTTGATCACATTTAACAAAGTTAAATGCGAGAGTTTTTACTGCCGCCTCCAGAGTTTCGCCAGTGCCCATTACAAGACCATTTGTGATTTGGTAATCACAACACCTTGAAAGTACATCTTTGACCTCAATGGAAAGTGTGTTTGCTTTCTCTTCATTGAGTCTCATTCCTTTTAAAATCGCGATCATTTCTCTTCCTTTGCTGGTTGAAATGTTTTAAAGATAGCCAATATCACGGCTATCAAGAATAATACGAATGCGATTATGATGAGTGGTTTCATGAAGCAAATCCAAAAACCAACAAACATAAGCATCAGAATAATACCACACGCTGGTGATATTGGTTGCGGGTTATTCGTTTTCATGATTAATCCACCTTTCCCCAAAAGGTTAATCCCAGACTAGTACAAATCAGTAATAGCACAATAAGACTACCCCAGTTGAAGAACAGTGCGCATGAAATCAGCGAAAATGAACCCAGCGCAATACGCTCCGTAACGTTAAGCTTACCCATCTCGATCCTCCTTTTACTATGTAAAATTAAAATAAATGAAACCCTATACCTTGCCAGGAGAGATGCCGAAGCATCTCTCCATTTTTACAAAGCATAAGGTTTCCTTACATAGTATTATAACGCAAAAATGCGCTAGTTTAAGGGGGCGAAAGAACAGTGTTGGCAGAGAAAATCCTTTCAAGCAGTTCATATCTCCTTGAGGCAACTCTTTCTCTGGCAAACCCGCTGAGATAATAACAATCTTTGAAATTGTTTCCGTTCAGTCTGAGTTCTTTTTCGAGCAAATGAGTTATTTCTGTCGACATGTTGTTATTAAAACTAACATAATAACCAAGTGAACTGAGTAGTTTTATTTTCTCTACAAAGTTATTCTCCTTAGGGCTTTTGCTATAATAAAGCGTGATATTACGTACACCCCTGCCAATGTAGTGCCGTTTGGGGAACCTATTGGCAAGACAGAATGACTTAAATAAGTCATATGGCACACTTTCCCATAAGGCTGAGATAAGTATTTTGGCTACTTCATTAGAGTACCTCATTGAAAATATTTGTTCAATAACTTCAGGATGTTTGGATAACTCATCAGGTGACCGGGATGATGCCCGGGATGAAATGCAATTTGCGTCAAAATTATGCCTGAACCATTGTTTTGTATATGGATGTGCTCTATATTCAGAAGCGGTCTTTGCCATAAGAAGATAGCTACAGTTCCCATTGTTACCCATATACAGACAGACAGCTGTCTGAATACTTTCAGGAAGGTCGTCAATTCTCTTCACACCGCTCGGAAGCTCTCTGCGATTTTTGATCTGTTCAAGAAGAATCGTGAGCTCATCTTTGGTAATGTTAATCTTAGCTAAGACATCAGGAGCTGCGGTTGTGAGAATGTTAAGACACTCCTCGCTGATAAGTCCCTTCTTGTAAAGATCAGGCACAATATCTGGCTTTGCAATACACAAAGAAACCATGGACTCAGTTGACACGTTTTTATTTGCCATTTCAGGAAAGTTCCACAAAATAGCAGATTCAAACCTGAGGTTCTTGTCTTCTGGGTTTTTCTTGAAATATTGTTCAATTCTTTCCGGGGTCATAATGGATACCCATGCTTTGATGAGTCCAAAGCGGCCCACGAAACAATTAAACAATTTTTCATCTTTATCCATGAGAAACATGAACAAAGGGGTGAAAGACGACTGATAGAGTTTGGGATAATAGTCTTTGTAATCCTTTTCGGTAAGGGTTTCTTTGGTTGCAATCAAGAATCCAATACTGAAAGTATCAGACCATACGATTGGTGTAGACTTGATTGTATAAATCTTATTTATAACCTTGTAGCCCATTTTAAACCCTTCAATGAATCCAAGAAGGGGGCTGTCGATGAGCTCGTGTGTCGACTCATCATAAATCATTTTGCAGTATTCAGAGACCGTATCCTCAATGGTGAACAGGGTAAATGCAGCCCTTAAAGGATTAATCCTTTTGGAATCGATCATAAACTCCATGCTTTCATTGAGGATATTAGAAGGAATCTCAGAATCGTCAATAGTTACACGTGCCTTATCGAATGTCACTTTCCTGAGGAACATTCCAGTAACACCCAATAGGACGGTCCTTTCGAATTCATCCTTATTGATTACCCCAGGGAATTTCTCAAAAATAGACATCATGAGTTCACTGGGAGTAAATTCACATTCAACCGATTTATTATAAGAAATATCAAAGGATCCCAATTGAGAGTTAAGCTTGATCTTCTTATGCGCAGAATCAAGCTCTCCATCAAACCACGGAAAGGATCCGATATTGATGGGCCTCGAAGTGAATGCGTCGTTTTGGATTGTGAGTTTCATTTTTTATGCCTTTACAAAAAATGAGGCCCACTTAAGGGCCTCGGTTAATTTAGAACTCGGTATAATTTAGAATTACTAAATTACCGTGTTCATTCCTTACATGGTAACGAAATTTTGGATTTCGCACGAGGAAGCAATCTCCTGGTGCACATGTCCATAGACTGTCCATGGCCCAATCAGGCCACACCTCTACTTTACCTGTAACAGTTGTAAATGCAATAATTGTGGGGTTACCTCTTTCAGGCCAAACACTTGCCCGTGCATATTCAGGTGCTTGTGCCCCCATATTGAATCGAACAAGTAAAATATCAGGTGTTAGTTTTGCAGGTCTTGCCAATGTAAAACAAGGACCCCTCTTTAATTCTGTTTCCACCGGGTAGGCTTCATTTATAGTCGCCTTTTGCCGATTCTTATTTATTACTAGATCGGGTGGATTTTCTTTAAAGAGGGGTATGTTTGTGGAGTTTGCCAACTTAATTGGCAGACCTAATCTGACCATATATTGCTTCTCTCTTGAAACGAAATCAGCAACAATGCCATCAAGTATTTTCGCAGGATTTACTACGGTAAGACATCTCATTTAATAGTAACTATAAAGTTTGATGCGTCTGACTCCTTTGGTAATTTATGAGCGATTGTAGCTAGTTCAATCCTTTTGATCTCGGTATTATCTAAAATGTAACAGTTAGTTGATGCCTTTATTGGCCTTAAAAATAGGTTTTCATTTGTTGCAATTCCTATAAAACAGTTTAGACTTCTATAAACGAGATCTGTTTGATCTCCCCTTCTACGCGAAAGAAAAAATTCCTTAGGATCATACGCGATAAGGACACGATTTGATGCTTTTGCTTTTTTATCTTCACTGTGGAAAATAACACTACAGACTGCAGAGGCTGTATGAATGCTCTCTTTAAAAAGCATTTCGAAGTCTAACCCGTCACGTTCTTTCGTAGATGGTACAACAATGGCATTACCAATCTTACCATCAGGGAATTGCTGTAATAGATCTCCAGTACACGGAATAAATTCCGCAGGTATGTAAGGAAATATATTTTTAGGGGTTATATAAAAACACTTCATTTACTTGACTTTCTGCAAATATGTGATATAGTGCAACACATGTTAATATAACAGTTTAAAATGAAATATCAACTATGCCACAAACAAAAGCATCTACTAATAGGCTATGTTTATGCTGTAGACGCCCTTTTAAATCTGCTGGCAATTGGAATAGAATCTGTCCTAAATGTAAACAGTCTCCTAAATTCAGGGAACATGGTCTAGAAGAAATTCCTAACAGCAAATTAAAAGAGCACTATTGCTAAACCACCCGATCTAAAATTTTATTCCACATCTCAGCATCTGTAACGACATTACCAAGTGCAGCGAAGCCATATGTATCTGCACTGTTAGATACTCCAATCAATTGAGCAGCATCTTTCCTGGAAGTTCTTCCAACCGATGCCTTGTTGATCCAATTGATTAGTTTTTCTGATTCAGGACATTCTTCCATATTGTCCCAATCAACCATAGATGTTGCTCGTGCATTCATTCGCATAATGTCAATTACATGACACGGAACCCCCAATACCTCAAGACACTTTCTGGTAAGGGGGGCACAAAATGCTGCGCATATACCACCATCAAGAACCCCTTTAAGGTTTTCAAGGAAATCCTTTTCAGTGCGATCAATAAACGCTTGATAGGTTTCCCCCGTTAGACCAGTAAAGGTTCTTGTTTTTTCCCAATCTCTTTCTGGGATATTATGCACAAAGTATTCAAACTTCTCGCCAACGACATAGATAAATCCGATGATATCTTTTTTATCTTTAACGTCAATGGTTGTCGTCATGAAGCCTACAACAGGTGTCGTGGTTGGATCCCAAGACCCCACTGTCAGGTTTTTCAAGCGCTCTCTTATTGTTGAAGCACCGGACATAAAGTACCTCCTTGTTTGATTTATCCTCTACATTATCGAAGTTTAACTGTAGCGTCGAAATAAAGGCACTACGCTCCAACGATTTGGAATAAGTCAAACATAAAATTAATGCTCTCAAATCTCTCAAAAACTTTATCTCTCTGAAGATATCATGAGGATTAACATCTGATATTTTTACAACGGTGTTGGAAATTTCAGCTGTTGAATTCTCTGTGATTATTTGCTCCAGAGTTCTGGTTTCAATTTCCTCAGTGGCAATCAGGTCCATTCTACGATTACCAAATTGATCGATAAAATAAACCCTGGGTTCAATGACATAACAGGTGCCATCCTCATAGTCTACCTTGACTTTAATGACATCTTCCACTTTATACCATTGTGGTCTGGCGTCTGTTTTTAAAACCTTGAACCCTTTATTAATTGCCTCTTTTGCAAAAGTTTGATCTCCAGTCCCGATGTCAAATATTACTTCAACATCGGAACTGATGAGATCAAGACCTAGATGGTCTATTGCAAATTCTGTAGGATCAATTGTACCATTAAGAATCTGCTCCATCGTTAGCATCAGATACCCTCACATACATTCCACTATTCTCGGCATAATCAGTAACACCAAGTGCCCTTTGTATTTCAAGTTTTGCCTGATCTCTGATCTCTGCCGGAAGAACTGCCAAAAGACTGATTCCTTTCATGGCTGCCATGATCTCTCTTTCTGAGAACACCGGTTTTTCTGCACTATCTCGAATACCAGCAATATAAAGCACAAACAGGCTTTTCATCAAAGCTGTCATGAAAATAGAAATGCACTCGGGGGATGCCTTTTGCATATCCTGCAAAGCACCGTTGACAATTTCCTCAGGGGTATCCTCAGTCAGTGCTTTGTTATGAATTGATACCACACCATCAATCAGATACTTGAAAGTCTTATAGCTTTCATCTGAACAACTGTCTGCGGCTTCCTTTAGTGCACTCTTTACCAACGGTGAATACACATGCAGAATATCTCTGTCAGGCGCATAAAATTTATGCGACCCCTCTTTACGGAACTCTATATGCCCTTTTTCTTTAGTATTCTCTGCCATTATAAACGCTTTCTTTGTAACATTTGCAAAGGGTAACACCGTATTCATTCTCATAAGTATCTTTGAGACAGAATGGACATGCTACCCTTTTCCATGATTTCTTTTTTACAGCAAACCTACAACGATCTAACCCTTTAAAGCAATCTACACATAGTACACCTTTGGGGCAATTCTGTCTGCTTTGTTTTAAACGTGAATTCTTAATAGAAAACCAATTATTAGGTTCAACCTTTTGAATCACAAGACCCTTTCTACCAGGTCTTAAAGCAACATTCATCAAACCCCCAAAGAGCATCTCTGGGTAAACACTGGCTACGTGCACTGCTTTAAAGTTTTCCCTTATCAAGAGCTTTATAAAACTACTTGAAATGGGTGTTATGAAAAGTGTACCAGCTAGAGGTGTATTCATAACGAGGCATTCCACATTGTAAATCCAACCTCTATCCGTTCTATGAGATCTTTTTACATCGGTTATTTTAATCGATGCCCAGACCTCACAACCTAAACGAGTTTTATCTATAGAGTCAACTACAATACCTCTAGTCAAAAAGGTACGATTGGCTTGTAGATACAACCCACAACGAAATACTATCTCAGGAGTTAATATGGGTTTCCTTGCAATAAATTGATTTAAAGATTCTCGAACAACTAAAATGCAGTCCATTTCAATATTGAAAAATTTACATGCAAATGTGACAAATTGGTCCTTTACCTTTGCCATCTCTTTGTTCAGAAAACCTTTTTCATCAGCTTTTGCAACCAGCCCCTTTGCCCTTGTAGCATTTACCTTTAGGTTATCAGGGGGAACATCCCCAGCACTCGTTATGGGTAATGCGTGGATACTGGGGATCTTCATAGTTTACCTTGTAGGTCTGATGTTATGCTCGTTGAGCATTTTAATAAACTTAAATATTGACATGTTTGCATCTTGGACCGCCTTAGCAGTCTCTCCAAGACGTTTCTCCGCTGCCTTGTAGTTTGCCCCTGTGAGTGCATCCATGTTATTGATAGTGCTATCTGCACGCCTGAAATTGTTGTTCAACTGTTCAAGGCACAGTTCAATATCACAACAGAGATTATTGAACTCATTCACAATGGCATCTTCAGGATTGGAAGACTTCGTTGCATTTTCAATCTCGGTCTCCTCATCATATTCTGCAGGTGCCTCACTGGTAGCAGGAGCAATATCACTTACATCAGGAACTTCGGCTGTATCTTCTACTTCCTCGGTGTCTTGGATGAGACCTTCAATTTCTTCTTTCGACTTGGGAATATCGAAACCTTCGTTTGCCTTGTCGACGAGCTTTTTGATTTCGGTGTCGTTGAGGTTGTAAGTCCCAGCGGCCTCCGCGATACTCCGGCGCTGATCCGGATCATCACATCTGGAAAACATAAGCGCTTTACGATATGAAAGCCCATTGCCAATAAGGATTTCATTTAATTCCTCCTTGCTGAAAGATTCATAAAAACGCTTGCACTCATAAACCGAAGAAGTGGACATCTCCAGTGAAGTGGCATATTCCTCAATGGAATGATCACCATATTTACGGTCATCCATCAAAATGAATGCTTGCCACCCAACAAGCCACCTTGCCTTCAAAATCGAACCCTCAACCATGATGAGCTTAGATTTTACATCCTTGATCATCTCTTCATAAGAATTATACTTCTGGTTGATGTCCTCTCCTACGCCAAGTTTTCTCACGGTAACCAGCGCGACGTCACTCATAACTGACTCCTTTTCTTTCTTCGACAAATTGCTTCAATGGCTCACACAGAATATCTGGCATATCAGTATTATTACTGAAAATCACTATCTTGGAGTGACCCCTTGATGCACTTTCCGGTGTGCCAAGATTATGGAAAATAAAATCACCACTGTACTGGACATTGAATATAATACCGACACCATATCTCCAGTTGAATGCATTACCTCTCGCCATGAAGTTTTTAAATATGACTGTTTCTAATGGTTTTGTCAAGAGATGTAATAGCTTTAGCTCACCTGGAATATAATTGATATCAATGCCGGTAAACTCATCAACACCCACTTGATGCTGGATCTCAAGCAGAGGATCTTTAACGCTACTGTTATAAAAGAGGCTCAGGTGATGCCCCTTTATTGGATAGATCTTCCTGAGCTCTTTTAGAATTTTAATTTGGTATTGTACAGAACGCTGTACTTTACCAGTAAGATCCCTGTGATGCTTATCCAACACCGCCTTAAAGGAGGTAGGAGTAAGCTTTTGCATCTACTTATTCCTCTCCTTCTTCCTCAACATCAGCAGTTTCCTTAACAGATCTGCTAAACGGAGTACCGTCATAGATATTCCATTGTTTGATGCCCATATAGGGTCTCAACTGTTCTACCAATGCTGGACAACTCTCAATTAGGTTACCCAGAACTTCCGGGTTCTCGTCTTTAACATCAAGCTCTTTGCAAGAGTATTTGACATCAGAGTTGTGTACTACACACAGGAACTTCTTGACCGCTTCTCTGTCATATTTGAAACCACCAGCACTAGGAGCCAAATAATTTACCAGAGATTTCCCCCAAAGGAAACGAGTCTTTTGAACAGCTCTATTGGTTTCGGGATCAACCGAAACATCCCACTCCATAGTAAGTGTAATCTTATTACCCTTTTGGTTGAATGAGTTCTTATAACACTCCACAGAAAGGTTCTGTTGGAATGTACCCTTCTTTACTTCAGTTGGTTTGCTAAGCTGTTCAAAGAACAACCGAATACCAGCAAAGAAGTCAGGAGTTGCACCTCCTTTGGTAGTACGCTCTTTTGCACCACCAAAACCAAAAGATGGAGTCTGTTCAATTGCCTTCATTTCGTGGTTACTGTAAATAATTGTAACCGGGAGGTCAATGATCCTAGATGGCAATTGCGCAAAGTACTTTGAATTTTTGAGTGCCTCCACAGGGAAAGCTCTACCGGCAGCCCCTTCTTTATTGATTGCAGTAATTGAGTCAATCGACGGTGCGGCACCAAGACTATCAAGCTCTATAAGCAAAGGCTTTGCCAGTTCACCTTTACCCCTATTATAGTCTTTCAAAGTTGCGACGTAATATTTGCGATATTCCCTCAAGATGGTTGTCATAATGCTTTGCCAAGCCTCCTGATTGGTTACACCAGGATACAAGACAACCCCTTTTTCATAGTCCTCAAGGATAGAAGTTAGCAAAGTATTGCTCATCTTACCTTCAGTTTCTATCATACACGCAGAGAATGCTTGTTCAGCATAAACCCTGAGGAGGTATTGCAGGAATGCGGACTTACAACTACCCGGAGTACCAGCAATCTCAATGATTGCCGGATATGGAATAACGTTAAGTCCAAACATGTATTCCATCATCAAATGAGGCATTTTAACGCCCCACTGATACTTACTCCAATCTCCTGCTACAATAGCTCCTGATGCACCCCTTTTCTCTTGAGATGCACTAATGAGCTTCGACATGAAGCCGTCCATAACAACCTCCATATCACCCCTCCATATTTACCTTACTTCTGGATGCGACTACGCAGTGCATCAAGCCTTGAAACACCAGTAGTAGCAGCAGGAGCAGTTGGAGTCGTAGGAACGCCAGGAAACAGCTGTTCGTCATACTCTTCTTCAGAGTCCATTTCAGGAGTAGGTTCTGGCATACTGCCCAGTGAAATGGGAGCTCTCTGAGCCGGGAAGACACTCTCAAGAGTGGGCTTGGGTTCTTCTGCAACCTTACTGGCAACCGGAGGAACTTGTGGCATTTGAGGCATGTTAGGGATATGCGGCATTTGAGGCATCTGTGCAGCCTGTGGCATTTGTGGAGCCTGGTTATACACAGGAGCCTGGGTCATGCCAGGTGTAGCTTCAGGAATATGATTGACAGTGATTCCTTCCTCACGAGCTTTGGCGTTCCAAACACTCTGAGGAATCAGCTGTGCATATGCCGGAGAACCCTCAAACACCTTAACCACACTGGAAGCATCAAAGGTTTCTGCAATCTTTTCCATGCACTGACTGATTGACATGTCAAAGTTAAGCACATCCCTCCAAGGAGACCATACCTGCTTTGCTGATTCAAGGGTAATCGGGGTACATTCTCCAACACTGCACCGATACCATGTCTGCTTTACGTTGTTCCTTACATTTTCATAAGGAGAAATTTTCAACATACAGCCTCTGTTAATATCAGTGATGTTGCCAAGTTTGTTGTTATCTTCACCCCAAGGTGCGTTTATATCCATAGGTTCATAGAGCTTGTCTAAGAGATCTTTGGCACCACTGGGTTTGATTGCAACAACAACCGGCCACCGGCAAGTGGGATTGCCACTCTTATCCAGAATCCTATTCCCCTTGAATGCAAACAAAAGTCCCTGAACCATGAGGGTCATCTGGGGAGCACTGAGAATCCTCTTGGGGACCTGGTAATCTCCCTCTTCCTTCATCCCCTGCCAACGTCTCCAATCAGGAGGACAGGTACGCGGATTGTTCTTGACATAATCCACAATATACTGATGAAAGTAAGACAGTGGACCCCTACGCTCACCGGCCGGGGGAGCAGGATCGATCATAGCATACCGATTCTTACCCCAGAAGGTAACAATGCCAACCCGGATAATGGCATCACTAATAGATGCTGCGCCGGGTTCGGTACCAATAATAAGCGGATCCGGAACTCCATTAGTAAACGACGGGACTACCCTTATTTCAACATCTCCGTCAATTGAACACTGGTATTTATTATGTCTGGTATTCGGGTTGAGGATAAAATCGCCTTCGAAAGAGTTATTAGTGCGTCCGCCATTGTAAAAATCTTGCATGTTTTTCCTCTAAAATTGTTTTCTGTTTTTCCTCAGGAAGTTTATCCCAATCAATGGGTTTACCCTTTTCATCTTTTGGTACTAACTCCCAAGGTAATAAATCGCCTTCGCCGTCGTAGTAAGCTTCTGCGGCTTTTGACCAACTAAACATTAGGGCTGGCTCAGCCTTAACCTTGACATGGGTCGTTATTTTACCCATTTCATCAATCATGGTTTGTGAAATATGTTTTGCACGTGCTGTCGTATATTCATTGAAGGGCATCTCAATGATGTATTCGTCCAATATGTTACATAGCTCGTTAGGCTATTCTTGCTGTTAAGCAATGTTCAGACTATATCATCTACCTCATTTCTAAGGCAGGAGCACTTGGAGGTCACTTGACCCCTACTCCCTTACGGGATAGTCGTTGAACCTTTTCCCCAGAGCATAGGACTACTAGAGTCCCTTAGCATACCTGGTTGATCGGCTGCTGATAAAACATTACACAACCCTTAGCACTCCCTTACGGGATATATCAATTTCAGCATAGGTCATCCCACTACTTGTTTCTGCTTTCGCTCCATAAAGGCTAGTGGGCTTTAGCTTGTCCCAGCAATTCACTTTCTTTATTTCCACAACTTAGATTTTCTCTATTTCATATATAACGGGGTTTTTTGAGTACCTATTTTTTACAATATGGTGTCTTCCGTTTTTAAATGCAGCAGCTATACCCGTTGGGGAAACCCCAAGATCTAAAGAAGCTTCTTTTAGTGAGGCATACGTTTTATTTAGCGTTTTACAAAAAACCCGTATTTTTCCTCTACCTCCTGGAGTTGTGTTTTTACGGCACTGTAATAAATAATCTCTTTTGTTACGCCACACTTCACGCATTCTGCTTGCCATTATATGTCGATATTCTTCAGATGATCTTTGTTGTTTTAACGTGTCACTTATTCTTTTATTTCGATCATCAGAATATGAGTTAAAGTTTTCGGGAAAACCGCCACGCTGTAAATTGTAACCATAATTTTTATCAATGGTTTTAAACTTAGATATCAAATCTTTTTCTATAGTAGAGGCTTCTTTCTTTGATAATCCATCTTTTATAATAGATACTTCAAAGTTTTCCCATCCATACTTTTGTATGGCATTATAAAATCTAGGAGAACCTCTATAATAGCCCCCTCTACCACCAGCTCGTTTTTTAATATTAGTGGTAACACCAATATACTTTTTACCATTTATATTATTGGTGTACATATAAACTAGATACTTATCGGACATGAAACTTCACCTATTAAAATATTGTTTATCAATATTATAAGGTGTATGTTTCAATCATGGATGAAGCAGACTATAAAATAACCTGCTTTCAATAATGCCCATCCTGCTAGCTTACTGCAATCAGCAGCAAGTCCCTGAAACACAGTGTTTAACGCTGCGCAAAAGCCACATTTCGCTCGAACTCTTCCCGTCAATGTAATTGCTTTAAACCAATCATTATTTTCAGGGTCAACCATCCTTTCTGCCTGAAAATGTTTATTCATTTCTGGGAAAGTTTTTAACCATAATGTTCTAAGGTTTGCTGATTCCTCCTCTGTTAGGGTCACTCCATAGCCTTTCGCATAAGTGACGAATCTGGCTGCCCCTAAACCTCCCGGATATCCAAAGTCCGCCGCCTTACTAAGTTGACGTAACTCCTTATATCTCAAGGGGTTAGAGTCTTTAAAATTTTTAATTCTTTCCTTATATTCAATGACAAGCTCTTCATTCTTGATATCAAATTCTGGCAAATCATTGAATATTCCAGCAATGGTAGAGCCCATGAAACCATGAATATCAATATCATGATTGATGAGGTCTCTCATTCTGGATGTGCCGAACCTTGTATAACAATGTTCTGCAAGTGCAATAAGTTCCTGTTGATTATAGTCACAGCTACACAGTACATAACCTGGCGCTGCAACATAGAGTTCTCGAATACCGGGATCTTTTGAGATATTCTGACCTTTTGTTATAATGCTCGTTAGGCATTCTCTTGTTTCCAAGAGTAGCGGACTATATCATCTACCTCATTTCTAAGGTAGGAGCGCTTGGAGGTCACTTGACCCCTACTCCCTTACGGGATAGTCTCTGAACCTTTTCCTCGGAGCATAGGTATATATACCCTTAGCGTACCCGATTGATCGGCTGCTGATTACCATAGATTAAATCCTTAGGCTTCCAGCAATTCACTTTCTTTTACTAATACTCGTATCTTATTTATTGTTATTTAATGTAACATGTTTAAACACAACATATAACAATAAATTTGTCAAAAATATTAGGACCGGTACTTGATGTTCGACCAGTTGCCATAATTGGCATGAATCGACTATGAACTCTACCATCACTTTTGATGTATTTATCACCTAGATAGGTACTACACAATTTCTCATAGTGTTTATAATTTTTATAACTATCTAGGAAAGGAACTTTCTTTAGCTGTTCAGAATCAATGCTACTTAAGGCTTCTTCATTTAGGGCATAGAGATTGGTACTTGTCTTTGGGAATTTGATATTAAGTCTTTCTTCGGCTTCTTGCATCAAGCCTTGTAATATCTCTACAATTCCCTTTTCTTTATACCCAGATGGCCACCCCATATGGTCTTCCCATGCCTCTTTGACACAACCTATAGCTTCTACTTTTGTTTTACCTTCCTTTATAGAATCGAGATAGTAGAAGATAATATTGATAAGCTGTATCTTAGATGGTGCTGGTTTACCTGCTTTGTTAACAGGTAATTCAAAAGGAAACACTTCTTGTATTTTTTGTACTAGTGCTTCACTTTCTTTGGCCAATAGTTTATCCCATTTGTCTTGCCCTAATAAACCCTTGAGTTGTTCATCTACTTTAGCTAAATCTGCATTTTCTAATATTTTGCATAATACCCACTTTAAAATGTTAATGGGTATATTTTGAGATGAGTCCCAAGGTAAGTTCAGTCCAGCTTCTTTAAGCCATAAAATAATGTCTGTTGCCTTAAGCTCTTTATCAATCTTGATTCCCCAAGAAAGAAGTTTAGCTTTTTCCTCCTCCATTAGTTTGGTATAATGTGTTCTCAGGTCATGTAGTTGTTTACGATCAACTAATAAACCATTTCTACGAATGGCATCCAATACCATGAAGCCTTTAACTTGGGTTTCAATGGTGGCTTGTTTACCAATAGTAATGGCTGCTTTCCATGTTGCAACAGCATCTTTAGATGCATAAATGATATGAGCAGCATCAAAGGTCATATCTCTTGTAAAGGTGCATCTAACATCAGAATCTTTTTCAAGCTCGTAGTCAAATAAGGTTTTACATAGAGTTGCCAATGATGGATATTCAGTATCATCTCGTGCACCATCTTCGGAAATGCATTTAAGGATAAAGGCCAACCCTGTATCCCAAACCCTACCTGCATCAATAAGGTCTACCCATTTGTCAAAGCCTAATACCCCAATGTCAAATGGGGCATTGTGGAATGCAAATATTGATGTTGTACAGGTTTTAAATAGTTGATCTAAGTATTGAGGTATATGTTCCCAAAGTACGAAATCTACATATTTACCTCCACCATATGCCGTGAGAACTACGACATCGGGATAACAAGCCGGATCATTGAAGTCAATCAGGAGAGTCTCAGTGTCAATGGCTATAAGTGAGCCAAAGGCTCTGATAGGATCTCCTGGTTTCCAGATAACAATCTCAGCTTGTATATTAACAGCATCAGCTATTAATTTCCTCATGGGATTGTTATTCCTGTCTGTGTTTTAACTAGGTTTTGAATGTCGGCATGGGTAAGGTTACCAGGATCTGTACCTTTGGGAGGAGTTACTATATGGGCCTTGTTTTTAAAGTACCCACAAACATTCCACATATCGACTTCCTCTTTTGCCTGTGCATAGGCATAAGGGTCATCCATATCGGGGATCCTGATAATACCTCTTTGACCAAAGATATCAATCATGAGTTTAAGCTGTCGTTGTGATATTGTTTTACCAAAGGCTGCCATACCAGATGGACCACACTTAAACACATCAGTAACACCTTCTACAAGGATACCATAATCATACCAACGGGCACTATCTAAGTTGTAAAGGTAAAACTTTACCTGTGCATGTTTCGGGAATTGATATTTAGGTATATCAGTTCCTTTGATATCTTCATCTAGGGCTCTGCCTTGCCATGCCACCATTTCTTTATTATGGAAAATAGGAAAGATTATACGAGGGATGCCTCCTACTAAAATACTTTTGTCTTCAGAATACATTACCTTATAGTTTTTACTAAGGTACTCAGGATCTAGACCTCTTTTGAGCAAGTATTCCCAGACTCTGTCCGGAACTTTTTGATCAAGAATGTCAACACATCGAGGGAAAACGACAGGATTGCACACAACATCATCAAGACGGTCAGACACACCAGCCGTAGAGACTTTGGTAACTCTGCCAGGAATAATTTCAGTTTCGACATTATCGATTGTTCTCCAAAATTGATTTACTTTTTCAGGATCATCTGTGAAATGACACCTGAAGCAGATTATAAGCTTTTTGCTAAACAAAATACGCAACCCATCTTTAACAAGATGCGCGTTAGCATTGTACGATATCCATAACTTATTCTGCCTACCACAGAAAGGACATCTTATAGCATAATGTTCACCACCTCTGAAATCCTTGGCCCATACATCGGTCTTATTGTTCTTTGTGAAAATACTGGGAGTCTCATAAGAGAACTCCCCGTAATCACCTCGTGAATATACATTGACCCTTTTATAAACTTGCCGCAGTTTTTCATATAAGGTAGGATTTAGAACATCACACTCCGTAGGGGTTTGAAGCTCCATAGTACTCATTGTTTTCCTCTGCTGAAACAGCTTCATCTTCTTTGACAAAGCGTCCACGGCTATCTTGGATAATTCCTGTGGCTTTCTCAAACCTACAGTATGCACCATTAAGCCTCACCAACATTTCTTTACAAGTACCACGTCGACTTTTATCTGTTAGTGCCCATGCAATATTGGTTTCTTTATCTCTATTACCAATGAGGTAACAGGCGTCTTGTAGGTACGAGAAACTCTTGAAACCCATTGCATCCGTTACTTTAGGTTTATAGTTTGCACTAGCTCTACTTACTTCAGTAGAGAGCTGATGAAAGATTACGATAGTTATACCGAATTCTTTTGCAATCTGACCTAATTCATTCATGAAAGATGTAGCAATGGTTCTATAGGTATCCTCTTTGGCCGAGATATTATGTCCTGCACAATACCTCATAATCATAGGCCACAACCAGTCAATTACTACATACCTTGGCACATTGTTTTGTTCTGCTAATTTTAGAAGGGTGTTTCTAATATCCGATGGTCCATTATAACCTTGATCCTTCTTATCAGCATAGTCGATAACATGGACGAATCTTCCGATCCTACCAGCTCTATCCCTATAAATCTCTTTATCTTTATCACTCCACTCGTTAGGCTTATGATATCGAAAGAAATCAATAGGTCTATCACCAAACATCAAACAATAAAGTCGT